CGTCTTCCTTTCGAGCCTCATCAGCAGTCTTCCTAGCAGAGCTTGCGAGCAGCGAGAAGAGTACGTCCTTGAATATCCAAAGAGCGATCAGGGGGATCAGAAGGAAGAACAAGATCTTGTTGTTGTTGTTCCAGAGGTTCTTAATCTTCTCGTCCATGTTCATCTCCTTTGATGATCCACCAGGTTATTCCGAGGGCCAAAAGTAATAGTAGGCCTAGGGCTTCCATCACTTAGGCTCCGTGGGAGCGTCTACCGAAGCTCCGTCGATGCTGATCTTCTTACCGTCACCTTGAAACTTTCGCCCCAGGTACCCACCCAGGCTCACGCCGAGCAGCCATAGTGCGTTGTTGTAGTCTACATCTCCGACTACTTTGGTCACCTTACCAGCAAGCAAGATCACGCACACACCGAAGGACACGACCGTCATGGTGGCGGTGATGGAGCCTTTACCTGACTTCGGGTCTCGGATGGTAGGAACAGGGATACCGTCAGCGTTACCGGACGCTACAGCTTTCTTAAGGGACTCTACGATCTTGTTTGCGATGCTCAAGGGGACTCCTTCTTGCGGAAGAGGTTTTCAACGTCTATGTAAGCATAGCCCGGTTCGCCCGTCTGTGTCAAGCCCGGACCGATGTCTAAGCTTAGCCACGCGACCGATCTTTTAGCTTGTTCTTTGCTGAAGCACTTTCCAGTCTTAACAGCCCAGTCGATCGCGATGTCTACCAACTTTTCGTTGTCCTTCATAGTAACCTTGACAGCGGATACGTTGATGTATTGTCCTTCCGGGATACCACCAACCTTCTTTGCGGCCATCATGTGAACTCTGGTGTAGGGGTCGTATTTCTTGCTGTGCTTCTTGAGAGCTTCCCAGCTGATCTTGAACCTCTTCATGCCTACCTCCGATACATCTCCCATAAGGATCTGCGCATGCGCTTCTGCGGCGTTATCCCGAGCGGAGACAAGATCTTCTCGTACTTCTCGATGATACCCCACGCCTCTGCCTCGGTCAATCCTTCTTTACTGATCTTCTCTTCTGAGACTTCGATCTCTACGAAGTGATCTACTCGGTTGGAGGTCTCACCTCCGGTGATGTCGTATACCGTGTAGTACACCAGGGTCGCATCTTCAAACTTGTAGATGTGGCAGTTCTTCGTGATCACGAAGTTAGGCTTGAAGCCCATCAGCTCTACACCGCGTTTGATGTCTTCCTCAGGAGTCTTATCCACTCGCCAGTTGATCTCTAACCTCTGAATGCTGTTCTTGGCACCCTTAGGCTTAAACTTAACAGTCCACTCGGCTCGCCCGCCGTCCAGCCCAAACGAAGGCCTACGGTACCTACCGAAGGATGAGTCGTCGAAGTCTGGATGCGAGTAGTAGCAGTCAGGGCCTTCTACGTACAGGAAAGCTTGGATGTCCGAGAGCTGTTCTACCAGCTTCTTGAACATAGGCTGTACGTTCTGCTCGACCCTGTACTTGCACTCGAACTCGGTGTTCTGGTCAAGTTTAGGACTCGTTTGCATCTTCACGCCTCACGTACCGGAACTTGGACTCCGGTTTATCCTCGCTAGGTGTTCCTAGGTCTAGCTTCTTAAGCAGCGACTCAAGCTCCTTCAAGCTTCCAGAGTTGTCGATCACAGACTCGGTGAGCAAGGATCGAATCTTCTGCGTCTCAAGCTCAGATGGGTGAGTGGCTTCGGCAAGCTTCTCGTCAGCTTCAGGACGGCTGACGTAGTAGGCTTTGTATGCTGAACCGAACTTTGAGCTTAGAAACTCGTGCTCGTTCAGGAAACGAACGTCGGTTACGCAGTAGGTTCCGCTCTTCTTAAGCTTCTTCGTCGCTTCAGGCGAGAAGGCAGCTTCCATGTGAAAGTTCTTGTAGAGACGGTCTCGGATGAGATCGGTACCGATGACCTGCATGAGTTCTCGAGGAGTCTTGAACACGCGACCTTCCAAGCCGACTACAGAAAGCGCGGCTGGGTTATACTTGATGTACCCGTCTTCGGTTACCGGATCTACGTACTGCTCACACAGGTCGCGAATAGCGCGGATGTGTTTGAGGTTGAGCGTGATGGGTTCCTTCAGCTCCTTCTCCTTCAAGATTGGGTCGTTGAGAAGGTTGACGTGAAGCCCGAACACCTGCTCGCAGATCTTCTTAAGGGGTCCAGCGAAGCTGATCTTACCGTCTACACGCTTAAGCTCCTGAAGAAGCTCGAAGCTTGTGTCTTTGCCGCTGCCTTTGGGTCCGATGAGTCCGATAATTCGCATGAAAGTTCTCCTTAGATGTCGCGACGGATTAAGTTGTTCTCTGCAACAATGATACCAAAGTCTTTCTTAAGAGCTTGAAAAGTCTTAAGAAGAGTAAAACTATGTTCAGTATCTGGGATGATCAAGACACGTTTATTGTCGATATCATCCTCGTAAACTCCGACGCATCCAGCGTATCGGCCTTTTACGATCGTAACCTTGTCACCGTAGTTAAGTTGTTTCATAAGATCATCTCCTTAAGATGACCTTATCAAATCCTTGTACCTAGGTCAAGAACTTTCTTACAGCTTAGCTTTGAAAGGTTTGATGATGAGATCGAGCTTCTCGTTGGTGTCCGCGTCCCGAAGTCGGATTAAACGGATGTCACCTACTGCGTGGCCCTTAACGACCTCAAACAAGGTCTGGGTAGCGTTCTTAGAGAAGATGCCCAAAGACTGGGCGTAGGCATCAAGACCTGACATGGTCCCGTTGATAAGCAGCATGGTGCCGCCTTCAGTCTCCTGAACCGTAGGGACGTGTACGTGCCCCACCACGATCGCAGCGAAGTTCTCGTCCCCGCGTATCAGCTGAGAGTTGACCTTGTTGATCTGCTCGTTGATGGACTTCATGTTCAGGTTCTTACCTGGGTTACCGACGTTGATCACGGTGTCTCCGTGAGTCACGAGGAACTTATGTCCCTGGATGTCCACGATGGCGTACGGTGCTTCAGGAATCACGAACTCCACGTTCTTAAACTTACCCTTCATGATCTCGCGAAGTGCTACGTAGATCATGTTCTCGTAAGAGTCCCACTTGTGAGTCATGGCTCGGTCCTTAGCGGACTTGTGCATGGCCCTACCGTGGTTACCTGGAGTACACACTACTCGAACCTTCCCGAAGCTCTGAGCGGCGTAGCTGATGGCTTGGACGAAGATGTTGATGGCCCCGGCGAACTGCGTGGTGAGTAGGTCAACTGCCCACTCTTGGTCATGGATCACTCCAGCGATGATGTCGCCGTTGATCAGCATGACGAGTTCTGTCTGGTCGCGGTATTGAGGCTTGTAGGTTACGACCTGATCCATCAGGAGCGCGGTTCGGCGAGCAGCGATGGTCCAGCTGTACTCGTTGATGTTGTTCAGCTCCTCACGGTCGATGTTGCAGCCGAAGTGAGTGTCTGAGAAGTGAACGACTAGGGATCTTTGAATCTTGGTAGCGGTCTTCTTCTGAGGCTTAACCGGAGCATGAATCGATACGGGGTTCTTCTCCATGACCTCTCGAAGCACGTTCAGGAACTCGTCTTTCAGGAAAATCTCACGACCGTACTGAGACTCAAGCTTGTTACGATATCCTCGCACTAGCTTAGAAGCGGAGTCCAGGATGATGTTCTTCTCTGGAGGGAAGTAGATGTCCATCAGCTTCTTAAAGCCGCCGATCTTTCGCATCTCCCACTCGGAGAGCGTCGACTTGATCTGAGCTGTAAAGTAGTCAGCCTTACTGACCTCTTTCGGCTCGACGCCAAGCTCGTTCGCTACGTCGCACACAGATTTGTAGAACTTATCACCGATAGAGTCTGGCTTCTTACGCTTCTTCATGCAATATCATCCTAACACTTTCTGATTGGCTGTTGCAAGTGAAATCACTTAGCTTCAGCGAAGTTATCGCTGATGACCGGTTCCGCCAAGATGGGGATGTCGATCTGCTCAGTGATGGGGTTGTTCTCCATAGCGTCTTGCAAGAGTTGTGCCGCCTTCTCGGCGTGATCCTCTCGCACGATACAGGTGATCTCGTCGTGAACCTGTAAAGCGATGTAACCGTCGATCTCAAATTCATCAAAGAGATCAGCGAGTTTAATCATAGCGGCGTTCGCCACGTGTCCGGCAGTGCCTTGAATGGGGTGGTTAGTTGACAAGTTTAGGTAACCTCTGTACTCGTAGTACGTCTTGGTACCAAACTCCTCACCGTAACGCTCCACCATCTTCTTCTTGCTCTTAAGCAGGGTGCCAAACTTTCGGTAGATCTCTCTCGCCTTCGGTAGTCGTCGGACCCGACCGAACGGAGTTTCGACCTTGCCACGAGTCGTGGCTCGAACGTGCTGGGTCGTGATGTAGTTCTTGAGTCCAGGGTAGGCGTTGAGATACTTGTCGATGATCTGCTGAGCTTCCATGTAGTCGACCTTCATGAGGCCAGCGATCCTACCCGCACCTGCGCCGTAAGCGACGGCGAGAGCGAACGTCTTAACCTTCTGTCGATACTCAGGCATGACCTTCTTCAGGTAGTTAGGAGCAGACTCGTCAGCGGATACGCCTTCTAGCCCGAACACGTCGATCGCGATCTGCGAGTACAGGTCAAGCTTCTTTCTCCAGATGTCCTTCAAGCCTTCGTCTCCAGAAACCCAGCTGAAGATCCTAGGCTCAAGAGCTGAGAAGTCGGCGTTTACGACCTTGTATCCAGGAGGAGCGATGAAGCCCTTCTTGATCCGCTTGTCGTCGCGAGGAAGAGTTTGCAAGTTCAAACCACCAGCGCAGGAGTAGCGTCCAGAAGTAGTTCCGAACTGGAGCATGCCTGGATAGAGCCAACCGTCGACGTGCTTCTCTAGAATTGGACGTACGTAGGTTGACAACAGCTTCTCGGTCTTCTTAAGCTCAAGCAGCTTCTTGATGAAAGGTAGGTCGTCGTAGGTTTCAAGTGAGTTCTTGTCGACCGTAGGTTTGCCGGTCTCCTTGGAGTGTGAACGCGGCTCGACGCCGTAGCACTCAAAGAGTAGCCATGACAGGTCTTCGTTAGATGACAAGTTAAAAACGTGAGGGAGGTCGGGATCTTTCTCTACAAAGATCTCCCGCTTCACGGCATAGCGAACCTGGTCCGGGATCGTCGGTGCGCCTTCAGGTAATGGTAACGGCACCTTGCGTTGCTTGGTGACCGTTATCTTAGTTCCGTCCGGCTGCTCAACCTCTTCTGTGTAAGTCTCTACGTCGAACGGAGGGTCGTAGAGTAACCACAGAATGGCAGGGTGCTCAGGAAAGGCTTCGAGAAGAGGTCGCAGCTCACTTTTAGCCAGTGTGGGCTTTCCCGTCCGTTTATTTGTAGGAATCGGGATCGAATAATGCTGCAACAACCGCTCGGCATATTTGCCTGTCCTGGTCTCCTTCACGGCTTCGTCGAGAAGTTGCCGAACGTAAGGTTCAGCTTTCTCTTCGATGACCGAGAAGATCTCACCAGTCAGCTTCAGTATATCATCTTGGAGTTCCTTTTCCAACTTGCGGAAGTATTCTACGTCGACGAATATCCCACCTAAACGCATGGGTATGGTAGCCTTCTTGTAGAGAGGCATGACCTCTTCGTCGTAGAAGAACTCTTCTAAACCTTCTTCGGACAGTTTAGGGTGTAAGTAGTTGAAAAGCTTGAGAGTTAGGTCGGTATCGGCACACGCGTAGGTCCCTATGATCTGAGGGTCCCCCATGTAGATGTCTTTGTTCTCTTTGTTCCACTTCCCACCGCGAGCTATGACCGACTCCTTCAGTAGCTGCTGTTCTTGGTTAGCTGCTTCCTCTGCGGTGAAGCCGATGTACTCCTTGTACTTCTCTGCGATCTCTTTGAGACCGAAAGGGCGCTCCTCGTCTAGCGTATGCTTGAGCACCGTGGTATCGGCTACCAGAGCTTCTGTCAGGTTTACCTTGTACCGATGATGGATGACCGCGATGTCGAACACTCCGTTGTGCATGACGAGGTTCTTCTTAAGAAGGATGTCGCAGAGCCACTGCATCAGGTCCTTCTCTTCCTGCTCGGGAAGTAGGGCTACTAGCTTCTTGTTAACCTCGTCCCACTCTCTCAGAACGATGTACGCGCCTTGGTTCTCTTCCCAGGAGAACGACACACCGATGACGTTACAACGCACCTCGACGAGACCATCCGTCTCGATGTCGAAAGATACTAGGTCGTCTGCAGCTTCAAGCTCGTTAAGAAGAGCGATCGTTGCGTCGACGTTGGTTGTACGCACCACTCGGTACTGTTTGCCGTTCATCATCCCTCGCATCTTGTTCCTGCTGTTGAGCTAACCGCTTAACCTCAGAACTCAAGGTTTCATCTTTCAAAACTTCTTTGACTCGGTCGACCGTGGACTTCTCCTTGCTCTTAAAGATCCTAGGAGCACGATTCTCCTTAGGAGGCATAGAGCCAAACTTACCAGCACTGCGTCCGCGATCAGCTACCGGAACATCATCCTCTTTGTTAGGCTCGTCGAACCAGTTAAACTTCGGCCTGTCGAGACCAGCTTGCTCCATGGCTACGCAGTAGTCTTCAAACTCGTCTTGTCTAAGCTCGTACACGGTACCAGTCTTACCTTCCCATCCGAACACGTTCTCGCCTAGAGGACCGGAGCGGTTCTTTGCCACGTAGATGTGTATGTACTTATCTTCTCCGTCTACGCCGCTTCCTAGCGGTCTCCAGCACGTGAGCACGCAGGTAGCGTTCTCTTCCCAAGCTCCGGAGTCCTTCGAAACCCGGCTAGACCTGAGAGGGTCCGTATGGTCACCGTTCTCTCGAGAGACCTGAGCTAAGAAGAGGAAGTGACAGTTCGTACGCTTGGCCACGTCGTTAGCCATCATAGCGTTCTGGGTAGAGGAGGCGTATTGGTTTTCGAACTCGCCCATCAACCGACCAGCGTAGTCAACGATAGCTAGCTGAAGGTTGTCGTACACCTGCTTAAGACTCATCACGGTCTGCTCGATGTACTGAAGTGTGACCGCTGAGCTAAAGTCGAACAAGGTGAAAGGCATTCTATCCTTCACGGCCTTCATAACCTCAGCGATGATCACGGAGTTTCTAGTGTTCACGTTGAACGCAGCTTCGATCTGACGCTGAGAGTACTGAGTGTACTTAGCTCCTAGCTTCTCGAAGATCGAAGAGTCCGCCATGTCCATGGAGAAGAACACGTGAAAGATCTTCTGATCGTTCAGAGCCTCCATCGTCTGGATCATCAGAGACGTTTTACCTGACCCGTTTGCTCCAGCAAGGATGCTGAAGTTCTTAGGTCGAAGTCTGACTCGCTCGTCGAGCCAAGGTATGCCCATCTTGGGGTAGGAAAGCTTCGCCTCTTCGCCGTACTTGACGTACCTGTTAGCAAGCTGTTCGATCGAGATTACGTTTCGGATCTTGACCTTAGCATCGTTATAGCAAGGACCGTTACCATGGTCACACTTGGACTGCAGCAAGGTGTCGGTCTTACATGAGTAGGTACCGCCCTTCCAATCCTTACCGTACACCTGGTCGATCTCTCGGTTAACCTCGGCCTCGTCGACCTGGTTAGCTTCTGGAAACAAGGATGAACGGTTATGAAGCGCCTGTTCGATCAGCTCACCTGCATACTCACGAGAGTAGCTTTGACCCTTGTAGTACGCCGCAAGCCTGAGTACAGCTTCGTGCCTCTGACCTGGAGTGATATCACCTTGCTCTAAGGCGTATACGCAGCGCCTATGACCTGGAGGGCATAAGCTGAAGTCTACGATAGGCTCTGAGAAGACTTGCTCAGTCTCGCCATCCACACCACCCTCGCTGAGTCGTAAGGGAGTCTTACGCTTAGGATGAGCGACGATGTTGGCGTACTTTTTCTTGAGCGCCTCTGCGTCTACAGGCTGGATGTCGAACTCTTCCTCACGAAGCTCCTTCGCCATGTCCTTGATCACTTCCAGCTTAAGGTCTTTTAACTCCTCTATGCTGATAGGAATCTTGTACAGCTTGGACTTCTGATGCCTGGTGTTGGGAATTCGGAAGATCCGCGTCACGTTGTAAACTGAGGTGTCGAAAACGTCCTGCGGGACCCCAGCTTCCATGGCCAAGTTATAACACACCGCTGAGACCTCGGTGGGCAAGAACCTAGACTTGGTGTGAAGAATGACGTGGAAGCCTTTAGACCCAGAGAAGAATATCTCTAAAGCCTTTGAGAAGCCCAACCCAGCAAGATGATCACAGAGTGCGATGGCGGCCTTACGAGCCTTTCCAGTGTCCGTCTCTGAGTCGAGATCGAACCACAGGATAGACGAGTAAGTCTCTCCGTTGTACCCTTTGATGCTCTCTTCGTTGGCTTCCCAGTAGTCCTTGGCGTCCTCGCCGTAAACGTAGGCGGAGCGGTACCAGTCGACCTCGCGGTCGGTGATTACCTTGGACACATCCGAAGGACGTACCAGTACACCACGGTCGTTGACCGTTCGTGTTACCCGTACGTACATGTGATACTCCGTATTAGTCGTTTGCTTTCGAGATCTTTCCTACGACGAACTCCTTGTCCTTGTCGCTGACTCGGAAGTCGACGAGAAGACGATCGCCCGTACGAAGCTCGACAGACTCAACACCTTTGGGAAGATACACGCTGCAGTTCAGCTTGATAGCCTCGTTACCGCGCATATCGTTAAGGATGGCGTCACGAGTGTCGTCGTCGACCGACTTAGCAACCGTCAGGGTGCCAAGCTTGGTGAAGGCGTAGTCCTTGTTACCACGAGACTGGCCTGGACGACTCTCACCACGATCAGAGTCACGAGAGTTGCGGGAAGAATACCCACCACTGCTACGACGCTCCGAACCACCTTCCGAGCGGTTGCTTCCGCCACCACCACGGCTAAAACGCGAACTGTTACGCTTAAAGTTACTCATACTACTTACTCCTCATTGTTTTTGCTCTTATTGAGCGGTTTGAACACACGTGCCGGTCGGAGAGACTTGGGAACCTCAGGAGAGTCAGAAACCTCCCGAGATCCCCTAGCGTCAGCCTCCGCCTTAGAACTTTTTCGATCTTGAAACTTAGCCATCTCCTCAGAGCTGGCGATAGACTTCTCGACCTGAAAACCTGCTAGCGCAAGCGCCCTACCTACCGACACCGTTTCAGTATATTCGCCAACCTTCTCACCGTCAAGGTTATCTAGGAAGGCGTGGCCCATAGAAAAGGGCTTATCGTCGTCAGGCTTACGGAAGAGCTTTGCTTCCATGACCAGACGTCCATCGATGATGCTGTAGTGCGTCTCGACACGGCCTTCTGGATGTTTACTCCAGAACTCCATGAGTCGAGTGTTTACGCTTACGTAGGATTCCTTATCAAAATCGTCGTCGTTTCGAAAGCTCATGGAGCCTCCTTGGTGATCAGGGCTTTAGTTCCCCGATCGATCTGTTGTGGGTTGAAGTGCTTAGTTCCTAGGATCACTGCTGCGGCGAAAAGCGCTGCGATGACCACTGAATAGAATGACTCGGTCATGTTACTCCTTCGCTTTCTTGTCTTCGAGATACGAGATCTCTTCGAGCTTCTTACGACCCCAGCAGTGCTCGTAGAACTCACACGGTTTTCCGTAAGCCATACAGCTTGTGGGGTTCTTGAAGTTAACCTCGTTCTTGATGGCGGCCACGACGTTTGCGTAGTCTTCCATCAGGTCCTCGATCTCTTCTTCGGAATACTCTTTGAACACGAGCTGCGTCTCTCCTCGAAGCTTAGCGATCGTGTACTGACCCTTGCCGCACTTCTTGCAGTTCTTGGCCATACCTTCGCGCTCTGCACCGCAGTTGTCGCAGGACTTGTCGATCTTAACCTTCTTGAGAAGGATGGCGTAACCTGCTTTGTTAGACCCGATCTCGTTACCAAGCGCGGCTACGTAGGTTCTGAGCTGCTCAGACGACTCAAGCGCATGCCGGTCGTAGGGGTAAGAAGCTGTCTTCAAGTCTAGGATCAGCCAGCCGTGAGTCTTGTGAAAGACTACGTAGTCGACGTACCCAGAGATCTTGTCGCCTTTGTCCCCGACCATGGCGATCTCTCGCTGCTTTGCGAGATGCTCGGTCTTGGTCATGTCAAGCTCAGGAAGGATCTCACGCTCGAACGCCTCGACCATGGCGTTACCACGAATACGGCAACACTCCCAGATGACTCGGTTGTAGAAGGCAAGCTCGGAGTCGGTGACTCCCTTAGGAGACTTGATAGCCTCACCAACCTCCTCGAAAGCCTCAAGCCATCGCTTCTCTGGTCCGATAAGCTCAGCTGCCCAAGCGTCGAGTTTTGCTTCATCTTGAGCGGTCGCGAACAGGTTCTTGTCGAAGTCTGACGCGTAGAACTGGATCTCAAGGTTGTCGAAGATCTGTCGATACTCGCTACCTTTGATGTGCTCGACCTCCCAGTTAGCCGCAAAGGCTTGCTGAGCGTCCTCTAACGTGCCGCCGTCCATCAGAACGTCAACGCCCTTCTCGACCGCCTTACCGAAAGGAAAAGCTGACGAGATGCGTCGGTCTTGCCAACGCTTCGAGAGGAAGAACTTGGTAGGGCACTGCTTGTACTTAGAAGCTCCCGAGTAAGAAACGAAAACAGGTCTGCTCATGATTGCACCGCCCAGTTAATTAAGGTTAGGGCAAAGAAGAGCGCTGCCCAGTGATAAGCCTTGTCTAGAAGATTTACTACGCACATGATCGCCATGAGGTACGTCATCCCATCAACCCCGCTAGAGGATTAGGCATTCCGTCCTTAGACTCGGCATCAGCTACGATAGCGCCTCCGGTCGTAAGAAGCAAGCCTACGATCGATACCGCGTTCTCGAGGGCGGACTTCGTGACCTTGAGGGGGTCGATGATTCCTGACTCGAGAAGATTTACGAACTCCTTCTTACGCGCATCATAACCAACGCCCGGTTTTCCTTCATAGGAAAGCTTGGTCAAGATGACCGAAGGATCTCCTCCGGAGTTTGCGATGATCCGCTTGATGGGCTCCTGAAGAGCCTCGTGCATGATCTGTCTGGCTACGGTGTTAGTGTCCATGGCCTGAGCGATCCGGTACAGGGAGTAACCTCCACCGGGGAGCACACCTTCCGTGATCGCAACTTTTGCGGCGCAGAGCGCGTCTTCGATGCGGTCCTTGCGCTCCTTCATCTCAAGCTCTGAAGCTCCGCCGACTCGAATGATGGCGACACCGCCGGTAAGTTTACCGATACGTAGCCTGAGGTTGTCCTTGTCGAACTCGTGAGCGGTCTCTTCGAGCTGCTTCTTAAGATCGTCAACACGACTAAGCACAGCTTCCTCAGAACCTTCTCCGCCGTAGAACACGGTCTCTTCCGGACCGATTACCACACGCTCGCAGCATCCAAGATGCTCGTCTGAGATCTTTGACAGGTCCAAGATTCCTCGAGCCATGACGGTTCCGCCTAGGAGAGCCGCGAGATCTTCCATCATCTGGGTCCTGGTGTTAGGAGAACCATCGAAAGGGGCTTTGATGGCCGCGATGGGCATCTTACCTTGAACTCGTAAAGCCATGAGATGGTTCTTCACGTCGTCAGAGTAGTCGTAAGCGATGAACAATATAGGAAAGGGAGCTACCTGAGGCATCCCACTCTCGTCTAGCTGCCAGAGTCTCTTAAGAACGTCAGACACCTCAAGCTCAGTCTTGATCTCACCTGCGTAGGTTAACACGGCGGGACGCTCAAGATCGCAGATGTTGCGAGCACGGTTGTTCACCATGTGGAAGCCTAGAGGGCCAAACTTACGCCAACCTTGTTTGTAGTGTGCGCCTTCGATCTTCTCAAGCTTCGTGTCTCGGGAGTAGCCGTCTTCGAGCGAGATGTGTCCATCTTCGCCTACAGCCTTGATGGCTTCGGCTACGACCTGAGCAGTCTCCTCGTCTCCGTTTGAGGAGATGCGGGCCACGTCTACCAGACGCTCCTCAGAGATCGGTACCGACATCTTGACGAGGTAGTGAACCACTTCGTCCTTCAGCTGCTTAAGCTCCTCGTAGAGCCCGATGCCGTTGATACCTTGACGAACGTGCTTAAGCCCAGCGCGGAGCATAGCGTCCGCAAGTACGATGGAGGTGGTAGTGCCGTCACCGGCCTGGTTTACGGTGTTCTTAGCGACCTGTAGGATGGTCTGCGCGATGGTATTCTTAGTGTGATTACGATAAGTTACGTGCTCTGCGACGGTCACGCCGTCTTTGGTGATGACAGGAGACTTAGGGTTTCCGTAGGGATCGGTTCCGTGCTGCTCGAGGATGATCGGGTTACCGCCTGGGCCGAGGGTCTGGCCTACGATCTGAGCGATCTCAGATACGGTCTCCTGAGCGATCTGGCGGGCATCCTGAGCGCCTACGATCTTACGCATCGGAAGACTCTCCAGGCTGGTTAGAAGCTAGGCGCTGAGCGTCCATGGCGGCTGCTGCGCGTTTGATCTCGGCTTCTGAAAGCTTGGAAAGGATGAACGCTTCAAGCTCCTCAACCTGGCCTTTACGGATGTTGGAAAGCTTTCCCTGCGTCACCCAGCTGTATAAGAACTTCATGCAATCGTCTCTTAGGTTCATGTTTAAGATCCTACCTTCTTAGTGGTTCTAGGTCAAGAGTTTTTTATTAGTTGACTGTCTCACCGTGTTATGGCATCCTAGTTACATGGTTAAGCTTACCGTCCAGAACAGCTACTGTCAAGTCGAAGGTCTCACCTCAGAGCTTGAGAAGCGCCTTAAGGAAGAGATGCGCTACATGAACCAGTCGGTAGCTTACACCTACCACTCGAACCAGCGCGAGATCAACAGAATCCAGGCCATCCTGAACGACAAGTCGATGAAGCACGACGGATCTCTAGAAGGTCGTCTGAAGTTCTTGGAAGCTCAGAATCGTGGGTTGTTTCGAGATCTCTACAAGGTCTTGTTCCGAGACGGACAGTTTCCCACCGGACTTCTTCCTAAGTTTAAGTCCATCATGGACGGATGCGGAGCAGAGTATCAAGTATCTGATCTGAGGCGTGAGCCCAAGAAGAAGCAGCTGAACTTCGTGCTCGCTAGGAGCTTCCCTCTTATGCGCTACTACCAGAGAGCGGCGTCTAGGGTCGCGATGGAGAAGGGTCGTGGTATCGTGGTCGCGCCGACGGGTACCGGCAAGACCTTGACCGTGGCACGTATGATCTGGGAGATGGGCGTTAAGACTCTGATCATCACACCTAACAAGGCGATCACGGACAACATGCTAGATACTCTTACTCACTACTTCGGTAAGGGTAAGGTAGCAAAACTTTCAACTAAGTCTGTAAAGACCAAGGCCATAAACGTGGTCAACATCCAAGCTCTGATCAAGATCGACGCTAAGGTTTTCGAAGACGTCGACATGGTCATCATCGACGAGTTTCACCACGCTGCGGCGGCTACGTACCTAGAGGTTAATCAGAATCATCTGAAGAACGTGTACTACCGCATCGGTCTTACGGCTACGAACTTTCGAAACGACGGTGCGGACATCGCTTTAGAGAGTGTGCTGTCGGAAGTTCTGTACGAGTACACCATCAAGCAAGCCATCGCTGATGAGTTTTTAGTTAAGCCCGAGTTCGAGATCGTGCCCATCGAGCATGAGGGTAGGTCAAACTATCAGACTGAGTACAAGGAGTGTCTGGTCGAGAACGACGAGCGTAACGGTGTGGTAGCTGAGATCGTGGAACATCACAAGAACGACTCGGTGATCGTGCTGGTTCAACAGATCGAACACGGTGAGCGCTTGGAGAAGCTCGTCAAAGGCTCTAAGTTCATCCACGGTGAAGAGAAGGATGATGTTCGTCAGAAGGCTATGGAAGACTTCCGGGCTGGTAGGCTAAAGTGCCTGATCGGGTCTAGCGTGATCGGTGAGGGTGTGGATCTTCCGAGAGCTAACATCCTGATCATGGCGGGTGGAGGTAAGGCTAGGTCTACGGTGATGCAGCAGATCGGTCGAGTGCTTCGACCTTTCGAAGGTAAGACGAAGGCCGTAGTGTACGACTTCAGCGACGAGGGTGCTTCGTACTTAGAAGAACACTCTGTACTTAGACAGGAGATCTACAATACTTATGCTTAAGTTTCAGTGTGAGTGCCGCTACTGCGGGTTCAGATGGGTTAAGCAGGTTACCGAGTACGCCGCCAGGACCGGAGACCTTGATGGTATCCGCTGCACGAACGGTAGCTGTAACGATCGTAACGTGAAGGTTACGGAACTTAGTAAGTCTGGAGGAGACGCGTTTGGTTATCGCTTCAGTCCAGACTTTCCTAAGGAAGATTTCAGCGGTCCTGGTTACTGGGGTCAGTATTCGGACTAGATCTCTGAGATCGTAAGTTCTGAATCTGAGCCAGACAGGGTAGCCGTACCACCGTTTACGCGCCAGTACATGTCAAGCTTGTGAACTCCGGCTGGAAGGTAGATCTGTTTTGACAAGTTTACTGGAAAGTTTCTGTTGGCTGTCGGGACTTCTACGACCCAGCGTGTTCCTGATACCGGCGCTGAGTTTGCGTACAACTGCATTATGATCTGGTTGTTAGCGCCGTTGTTTGAGGCGTTTGCTCCGAAGTCCACTTTGAACCATCCGCCTTTAGAGGGTACGGTTAAAGACATGTCTGGAAGAGGGATAACGGTAGTGGATGTGGTGGTAGGGCTGCTAGTTACTCCAGTAGCAACTCCTCTGAACTTCTGCCGCTCTACCAAGCTCTCTACAGGGGAACGCTTCCTGGAGTCTGCGATAGCGCAGCTTCCGATAGGAAGAGTGTTCTGGATCTCGACGTTGCTAGCGACAGGTGAGTGGACAGGAGTGATGACGTCTACCGTGTCGATCCAGTGAACCGACGTAGTGTTGTTCTGAATTCGAAGTCTGTAAAGAGCTAGAGGTAGGCCACTTACTCGCATCATGTGTCCGTCGCCAGATCCAGTAGTCATGTTCAAGACGCCGGTCGTGTTGGTGAAGGTCCACCCAGACGTAGAAGAGGACACCAAGGATGGGAAGTTAGCTAGGGTCAGGTTAACTCCGTTTAAGGAAAGCTGCACGTTGTTAGCTAAAGACCCACCAGCCTCTCCTCGAATTTCAAATCCGGTTCCGTAAAACGAGAGTTCTCGAGCAGAACCGCTCGCGTTACTTCCGGCTTCGTACCCCGCGATGTTTGCGGCTGGACTAAATCCTACAGACCACGAAGCGCCCAAGTACGTAAACTCTCTGGTCGCCGTCTTGCGAAGAAGACCTGAGCCGATCGAGTGAACGCTAGCTGCGCTGGTGGGTACGTAGTCAGCCATCAGGAAGTGTTCAGCAAGTTCGATGGCTCCAGATGGGATGGACGGTTTCTTAGGAGCGTAGGTGATAAACCTCGAGATCCAAGGGCTGTTGGTGCCACCCAGTAAGTTTTGAAAACGAACAACGTGAGTGCCGTAAGGAAGTCCAGACACAACCTTGCGGAGCTGTCTGACAGATCCCGAGGTTGAGATGGTTCCGATAGAAGTGTTGTTGACGAACACTTCCATACTTAGGGTACCACCACTTGCTAAGATCTCTACGTCAAGTCCGGTTCCCACGAACGTCAGGGATACAAAGTTTGAGGTGCCGTCGTGAGCAGCTACGCCTTCAACTCCGTTAACAGGGTCGATACGGCCTTGTAGGGCGGTGAGTGTCGTAGTACCGTCTTCAAGCGTGAAAGCTCGACTAGAGTTTGTAGGAGTCAAGGTGCTGAAGTCGTCAGAACGGTTTGCTCCGAATTCCCTAGGGCGATATACGCGGATGATGTCTTCGTAGGTGTGGTCAGCTGATGTAAGGTTCGCTTGCGCGGAGTTCACCGCCGTAGCAGCCTTAGCTACCGACCCGTCAGACTTAAGGTATGTAACTACGCGAGCACCGCGTGCTCCGATGGTGCTTACAGAAGCGCCGTCTCTAACGATGGACTCAAAGCCGGTGGTCAAAGCTTGTTGAGCCTCGGAGATCAGGCTGATCTTCTTTGCAGAAGCTGATGCGGTTCCTGGACGAACTCGCACGTTCTGAGTTTCGCACAGAATCTCAACTCCACTTACTCCGAACGACCACGCTGGAGCGTTAGCCAGTCTGACCTTCACGGTATGAAGTCCCAGAGCGAGGTTGCTCGTAGCAGGGATGACGTTGTTTGGGTTGTAGTTTCGACCTGAAAGAAGAGTGTTCGCCACAGGCCAGATGTTACCGCCTTCTGCGCCTCCGTCTACGGACACGCGAACATCGGGGCTAGGGCTTCCGCTACCACCAAGAACTAGGAGGTTAAGTGCCGTTCCGTAGAAGGTAACTTCAAGATAATCACCGCTCGTGGTGCTGATGGGCCTGAAGCCGTTTGCGTCGATGGTGTTGGTCCAGCCGTATCCTACGAAGCGAATGAGGTCTCGAGAGTCTCCGAGCACGCTGAACACTCGCTCACCTGCAGGTCCAAACTCGTTCTCGGTCTCAGTCACGCGGTTGATCGCGATACGCTCGACGCCGAAACGAGCTTTTAGGTCGTTGGCTAGGTCCGGGATGCGTTTACGGTTTACGATCTGAGTGTTAGGAACTGCGATGGTAAACGATTCGTCTACGAAAGCTTCAAATCCTTTTCCCATCACGTCGTAGAGCTGTGTGAAGCGGGAGTCAGTCTGAAGCTCCTGGTCACGCTTAGCTCCGAGCTTGATCACCTCGATGGAGGTGCCTTCGGCCATAGGGGCGTTAAGGGTGATCTGTGAGCTATTACCTGACTGGTCTACTGAGGTAAAGGAGTAGTTACCGGTCTTAGAAAGAACCTTACCGTCGATGATGACTAGGATGTTGTCCGAGTCGGATGCCTGGACGCTGAAGTTAAGGTTGATCACGGACTGCGCTGCGGTGGCAGCGGCCTCAAAGCGGTTCATCACCGGCATTCCCAGGTTCTGTGGGATGTCGGCGTTGGTTCTCTGCTTGATGTTTACCTTACGATTCAGGTCTAGAGTTTTTGGCATCTTTCTTCTCTTATTCTTTAGGCTTCATTATACCAGGTTCTTTAAAGCTCTTTAACTGTGAAGCTTCTATTACCACCTACCATAGTAGATGTTCCGGAACTTGTTCTCCAGTAAACGTCAAGCTTATGAGTGCCTGGGGGAAGATATGTTATCAGCGAGTCGGCTAGGACTCCGGTAGCTCCAGCTGTATACGACATAAAGTTACGCTCGGAAGAAATTATAGATCCGTTAAGCGAGATGGACGCTATGGTTTGAACCCCCGCCACGCTACCGGATGCTGTTCCAGAGTAAGAGATCTCAAACCAACCGCCTTTAGAAGGTACGGTTAAGGACATGTCCACCATCGGTACTGAAGAAGTGCTTGTGGTGGTCGGGCTTGAGGTAATTGCGTTTGCTGTTGCCCTAAATTTTCTATCGGACGGATTCACACTAGCGTTTAGTACACGACGATCTGCCATGGACATAGATCCGATAGGCAGCGAGTTTTGCAACTCGACCGCCGACTCAGAGTAGCTATGCGTAGGAGTAATGATGTCGAGCGTATTTACGATCACGAAGCTGCTAGCGGTGTTGTTGTTGAACCTGACCGTGTAACGAGCTAGAGGCAATCCACTGATTCTTAATCCTGCGCCTACTGTGGTAGATGCGTCGTTCTGGTCAAGGGTCCCTGACGAGAACGTGACTCCAGTTCCGTAAACACTAGAAGCGAGCGTAGGGAAGTTAGCGGTAGTTGCAGCAAGGCCGTTGAGCGTTACGCTGATGTTTGTGGATCGGTTAGAAGACGCTCCGAACCTTAGCTCGAATCCAGTTCCGAAGAACGTGTGTTCAATGTATGAGTTAGTTCTATCCGATCCAACTTCTACAAATCCGATCGCGCTTGTGTTGACGGTTACGGGAGAGTTAAAGTTCTGAGTTCCACCCGTTCCGTTTACGTAGATGAACTCTCGGCTGCATTGTTTTCTGAGAACTCCGGTAGCAATCGTATCAAGCCCCGCTGTCGCGTTAGCAACGAAGTCTGCCATGACGTTGTAGTCGGCTAGTTCGATAGCTCCAGCTGGGATGGAAGGTTTGCGAGGTTGATAAACGGTAAAACTTCTAAAAAAGATTCCTGGGAAAGAAACTCCGCTACGAGTAATTCTTACGACATGAGTTCCGTAAGGAAGACCAGACACTAACTTAGTGACTCGAGTACTAAGCGACTGAGTTGATATCGTACCTATACTAGATCCGTCCACAGACACCGTATAAGTGTCGATTGTGCCGCCTTGGTAGGTAATCTCTGCATCAAGACCAGTTCCCACGAAGGTTAAAGCTATAAAAGAAGTGTCTTGAAGTTGTATCGCTTCTCCGTTATTAGAAGGAGTTTGACCGACTAAAGTAGTGGTTCCGTCTTCTAAAGTAAAAAATCTACTAGAAGCGGAAGTTCCCAGCGTACTAAAGTCAGTGGACAGTCCCGCGCCAAACTCGCGAAAGTTATACACACGTGCGATCTCTTCGTTTGCGTGATCGGCTGCGGCGAGGTTCTGTTGAGTTGCGTTTACAGGTTGTACCGCAGACTGGATGCTTCCTGCAGACGCGAAGAGGACAACTCGTCCACCTCGAGATCCCGTAAGAGCTGTAGGCTTAGGAGGTAGTGTGACATCGCTTGCGTTGGTTACACGCCGTTGGTTCTGGATCAGAGAACCTTGAAGAACACGTACGTTGGTCGCTTCGTTTAGGATCTCAAAGCCCCAAGTGTTCATGTACTGAACAGCTGTATGGTTCTTACGAATTCTTACCGTATGAACTCCGGGAGACAGGCCGGAAACTACGGGAAGAATTACGTTAGCGTTCGTGTTCAAACCGTAAAGATTGATAGACCCACTTACAGCTGTAGCTGCTGTGATATTTGAGCCTTCAGCGCCTCCGTCTACGGACACGCGAACGTCCATAGAAGCTAGGCCTCCTGGAGCACACAACCAGTTAAGACTTGTTCCATAGAAGGTGATTTCGATGTATGAAGTGGTGTCGTTAGTAGCGCCTACTGCGCGGTCTACTCGAGCGCCTGAGTTATCGTTCGAGTTCTGCCAGTTTCCTACAAAGCGGATACGATCTTGTACTTCTCCGAGCGGAGCGTACACTCGTTCTCCGTTCGGACCAAACTCGTTCTGAAGAAGCTCAGCTCGATTGAACTGAACTCGCTCGACTCCGAACACCGCAGCCATAGATTTAGCTGGGTCTGGGATTCTTCGGCGATTAACGATCTGCGTAAAAGGCACGGCGATCGTAGACGCGTCCTGGAAGGAGACGTCTGGACTGCCTACGAAGTGTTTACCTAATGCCTTCATACACTGATCCCTTCATTCTCGAGTTTAAGCCCGTCGGTCACCATTACAGTCCGAGAGCTTCGTCGCTGACTTCAGAGTCAAGGCTAAGATACAACTTGCGCTCAACCGAGTCCATGTTTGCCCAGGTCTTCTCAAGCATTCCGATCTTCTTGAGTCGGATAGCTTCTGCACGAGCTTCAGACTGAGCCTGAACCTGTGCCCTAGACCTGTAGCTGACAACCATCTCATGTTGATCGTCGTCAAGCTCGTCCCACTTTGCGCGGATTGCGTCTTCTTGGGCCTGAGAGTCTTCGGTGAGATGCACCACACACTTGGAGTGCGCAGAAACACCAGTACAGTCGCTGTTAGCTCTGCACCACTGCTCGAACGCGCTCAAGTTCACGTTGTGCGCTTTCCATTCCAGTTCTACGTTACGTTTGATCATTGATCGTCTCCTTCTTTGATCTTACCCTTATGGGTAACTTTTTACAATTCTTTGACTGTTAGTTGTCTAGTAGCTGACGAATCGTCTACGTTACTAGTAAACTGTAATGTTCCAGTACTCGTTCTAAACTGAACCTGCAGATGGTGTACTCCTGGAGGTAGGTAGAATACCGCCTTATGAGTAAACTGGATCACAGAACCGATTGAAGGCGGTTGAGTGTAGGTAGGTTGTCCTACGGGAGATCCGTTCACCGTAAACCTGATGTAAGCAGCTCCGTTAGCGACGGTGCTGTATGCTCCGGTCAAGAAGTCAGCTTCAAACCAACCACCTTTAGACGGAATGATGATCTGAGTGTTCGGTACCGGTACGAAGCTGGTAGAGCTTGTCGAAGGGTTAGTTAGACCGTACGAAACCGCTCTAAACTTGCGCTGCTCTTGAAGATCGAGGATGCTGGTCTTACGAGTGTCTCTGATTCCGATGCTACCTACAGGCAGCGTGTTAGAGATGTCGAAAGGTTCCTCTGAAAGAGGGCTATGAACAGGGGTGATGACGTCAAGAGCTGCGACGTCCATAACGGCAGTTCCGCCAGAGTTCTGAGTAGCTCTGAAGGTGTAAAAACCTAACGGTAGTCCAGAAACTCTCAAAGTTCTTTCAGGTCCGTTGGTTGCGCTTTGTGACAAAACACCTGTTGCCGAGTTGAACGTAGCCGGAGAAGTTACGCTGAAGGTAGCCGTCGGGAAGTTGGCAGTAGTTGCAGCAAGACCGTTGATCGTGATCAGGTTGTTAGAGGAGTAGCTAGGATCTGTGTAGAACCTAAACTCAAATCCAGTTCCGAAGAACGGAAGCTGAGCAAAAGATCCGTTTGCTACGGAGCCTCCGGCGGGAGTAAATCCACCTGAGTAGTTCTGAGGGGCAACAGAAGACATGCTCCAGCCGCCTTGATAAAAGAACTCTCTTACAGGGTACTTCCTAAGAACACCTGTCCCCATGGTGCCTAGACCGGAGGTAGAGTTAGCAACGAAGTCTGCCATGACGTTGTAGTCGGCTAGTTCGATAGCTCCAGCTGGGATGGAAGGTTTGCGAGGTTGATAGACTATTAATCTAGAGATGGAGCCGGAGTCAAAAGTACCGCCGCTCAAGCTAGCGTTTCTAATCCTAACCGTGTGGGTTCCATAAGGAAGGCCGGATACTGCTTTGTACTGGATAGCTCGATCTAGTGCGCTTGGTGCTCCTCTAGTTCCTACGGACACGCCGTCTACTATGATCTCGAGCCTAGCGTTGGTCTCGTAATCTTCGATCACGTAATCCAACCCGGTTCCTACGAACGTGATCATGAGAGAGTCTGTGGTGTTGGATAGGTAGATACCTTCCGCCCCAGAAAATAGGATAGAAGTTCCGGCGTTAGTTGCAGCTAAAGATGTGGTTCCGTCTTCTAGCGTGAAAGCTCGGTTAATGACAGAAGTTCCGGCGCTAAAATCATCGGAACGACCTGCGCCGAACTCTCTAGGATTGTAGCTTCTTAATACTTCTTCATAGGTATGATCTGCCGATCCAAGATTACCCTGAGCAGAGTTTACCGCGTAGGCAGATTTACCGATCGTACCGTCAGATTTAAGATAGGTTACGACTCGAGCACCGCGTGCTCCCAATGTTCCTACCGAGGCTCCTTCGCGAGTGATCGAGTCAAACGTAGCACTTGGTGAGATGTTCTGGGCAGATGCTAGTGCAACTTTTCTTCCGGAAGCAAAGGCTGAGCCGGGTCGTACGTTAATGTTTGCGGATTCGTTAAGAATCTCGAAACCATAGAAGTACATCCCGTTAGCCGAGTTGCTTCTGATCTTTACCGTGTGAAGTCCGAGAGCAAGGTTCGAGGTGATCGGTACTATCGTGTTAGCAGAGTAGTTTCTGTTATAAAGAACTCCAGATATAGAAGCTGGGTTGATGTTAGCTCCTTCGGCTCCACCATCCACAGAAACTCTATAGTCACGAGTTGTAGAATCTAGTCCCATCAAAGCGTTCAAACCCGTTCCGTAGAAGGTAACTTCTACGTAATCGTTGATCGTGGATACGGTTCCGGCTCGCTGACCAGTTGCTCCAGCGAAAGTCGACCAAGTTCCTACGAACCTGATCTGGTCGGTATTGTCGTTTACAGGCTTCCAAACTGCTTCACCTTGTGCTCCAAACTCGTCCTGTACTAGTGCGATCTGGTTTACGTGAACACGACGAACGCCCATGCGAGCGGAGAGGTTGTTAGCCAGGTCTGGAATTCGTCTGCGATTTACGATGGCAGTAAACGGTACGGCTACTGTTGCCGACTGGTCTACGAGACCATCGATACCAGAAGCGATCATGAGTTGTTGAAGCGAGCTGATGTTCGAAGCGTTTACGCTGGTGTTGTCGATGACGCCTACGGTGCGTTTGATCAGGAGCGAGAGTCCAAGACCGCTGTAGTCGCTGTCAAGCTCGATGACGCTGTCAGAAACTTCAACGTAGTAAGCGTCTGCGGTGATCGTAGAGTCTACGAAGCGAGGAAGAAGCTTACCGTCAAGGTAAACTTCCAGAGAACCTTGCGCCTGTCCTGCGCTGATTCCTACAGGGTAGCTCCAGCTAAGCTGAACTCGAGTCTTTCCTGACGAGGAAGAAACAGAGCAGTTTAGTTCAGTTCCGCTTCCGTCGGTTAAGCAGTACGCCTGGTTAAGAACGTCGCCTGAGGTAGCAAAGGCTTCTTCGTGTAAGAAAACCTTATAGTCAAGAAGGTTTACGAAACCGCTTCCAGAGGACTTGTTCGAGAAGAATCGAAAGCGAGCTTGAGAACCAGCAACGGGTACAGACTGGATGGACTCGTCAGTAGTCAGGTCGGTCACTCGGGTGAGCACGCTCGAGAACGTAGAGTTGTCTGCGGAGGCTTGGTACGCGACGAGCGGTGTGACGCCTTCATCGAAGATGATGTCTCCGTCAGCTTCAGAGTCACGGTAGAACATCAAGAAGCTGGAGAGGTTATCAGAGATAACGTCGTTGATAGCAAGTCCTTCACCAGACGCGTCGAAGTCTCTGAGGTCTACCGTGTGAACCGCTTGCGATACGGTACATGCAGCGGAAGATAGGTTAGAGCTGAAAGCTGATTCTAAGGTATAAGAGGTCTGAGAAGAGATCGAAGCGATCCTACGAGCCTCGGTTCCGGAGCGAACGATGTCACCAGCTTTAACCGTAAAGGTCGGAGCTGCGGACATGGTAGCTGCGGTACCAGTAGTGCTGACAGTCTTAGTAGCGTCGTAAGCAAGTCTGAAGTATTCGGAAACGACTGAGTACAGGCTTCCGTCGGTGAAGCCAGCGGTTTGGTTGACCGCATCGACGTCAGAGAAGTCTTCTCCGAAGCTAGCCTTGAAACGAAGGGTTCCGAGATCATCCCCGAGACCAGACCCAGAAGTTGAAGAACCGCCACCAGCTCCTGCGCCGAAACGATAGATCTGTGCGTTCTCGATGATGTTGGTAACCGAACCTGCGGTCTTAAAAAAGCCTGACGAGTTCGTACACTCAAGATCGATGTAACCAAGCGGGATTCCAGAAGAAGCGAACAGGCTGCCAGCGTTAGCTAGTGCGCCTTGAGTTGCTGCTTCAGCTGAGAAGATGACTTGAATCTTGCCGGAGCCGATCAGGCTGAAACCTGCTCTTCGGAACTGTCCCACGGTGTTTGACACCGGCCAGGTGATTACGAAGTCGGCTACGTTAGATAGTGCTTGAGTTTGAAAGTTGATGAAAGCGCCGGAGAGTGCGGTGAACACCTGCTTCTTGACGGGAGAAGCTACTCGCTTAGCTCCGTCGGCTACGGTGATCTGAGAGTCAGCAAAGTTGAGTCTGGCGTCTGCGGTAGGGAAAGATGCGTGTAGGCGTAGAGGTGCTTCAACCTCCAGCGCGATCTTAGCGTTTAGATCGGACTGGACAGTACCGGCCACAGCTCCGAGTTGTTTCAGAGCTGAACGGTTGATAACTTGCCTTGAAGCTGGTCTGGTTAATGGCATCTTCTTATCCTATTCTTATTCTTACCTTATATTACCACGTAGGGTCAAGAGCTTTCAACTAAGCGCCTCTGTCAACGCGGAATCGGTAACGATCGTTTACCTCTAGGTTAAAAGTGAACTGAATCTGAGTTCTGGGGGGGCTTCCGACGTAGACGTAGTCTTCGACCGGTGTCGCTCGGACCCCGTTCAGATACACTTCAAGCTCGTCATCTTCGTAGGTTTGTCCACCAGGTAGCGTTATGTTGGTACCAGCAGTGATAGGAGAAGCTACGTCAACGAACTGGTCATAGATCGCTGGGTTGCCTGACTCCTCAAAACTGCGTAGGATACCGTTGACTATCCTGGTAAACTTTGCCATTCAAACCTTAGTTTACACCAACTACGTTGGGTTGGACAAGGATGCGGGTGGTAGTTTCTACCATACCAACTCGGGTTACCGCATGGTTAGCCGTAGAAGGTGCGGTTACCGAGAATGCTCCCGAAGCCGTCAAGAACACTGGTTTACCGATGTCAGCGGCTAGGAACGCGGAGTCGCTAGATCCAAGGTCATGAGATCCTAGGAGGGTTACGGTAACCGAATCTCCAGCGTTTACGGCTACCGTAGACATCACCACGCCGACAACGTAGAAGTTGTCAGCCGAGGTTGCGTCCCTGTCAGCCTTGTACACGCGTCCAGCAGATTCGCCGCTTCGGGCCATCCTGACCAAAAAGGTCGTGTTGGCCGCCATGGATTCACCTGCGAGCATGTTCTTACGAACGGCTGGTGCTCTCTGAACCGCAAGCGCGGTGCCAGCTCCACCTGTAATAGTTGACTGATCTGCTACGTTGCTGTTAAGCTTGTCAGCGTTTACCGCACCGTTCTGGATCTTGGCCGTGATGACCGAATCCGTAGCAAGATGAGTAGAACCGATGCCGAGAGCTTTAACTCGAAGCGCGTTCGCGTTTCGCTCGATCGTAGCGTCATCAACCTGAACAGCTAGGCCTGAAGCTCCGGAAGCGATTGCTCCAGCGGCGTCAAGCTTAGCTTTAAGCTCGTTAGAGCCGTTGATCTCAAGAGTTGGGTTAGAAGCTTCGAGCTTGATCCTGAGCTGACCGCCAGCGTTGCCTGGGTTGGTAGACTCAAGGCCTGACACGGAAGCAAGATCGATAGTGATGGTCGATCCGCTGACGGTGATCATGTCACCGCCGATCAAGCTTGCGATCGGGTTGTAGAAGTCAAACAGGATAGGGTCAGTGCCGAGAGTAGCTACTGCGCCGTACTGAACGTATACGCGTCCTTTGTTGACGGTACCGTTCTGAACAGGAACCCAAGCTCCGTTGATCTCGTCGATAGGAGACAGACTGTCGAAGTCCGTAGCGCGAGTCCACGCTCCAGCTGCTACGACGTAGATACCGTTCTGAGAGGTTGTGGATTGATCCTTAACGAGAACTCGATCCCCTGCGATGACCGACTCTCCGTCGATAGTCTGAGTACCTGAAAGAGTGATGTTTCCAGTGGTAGCAGCTCGAACACCTTTCTTAGGAGCGAGTCCAAGGGCAACGGCATCGACGTAAGCTTTGGTGGCCGCGTCTTGTGCGGCTGTGGGGTCTGCCACGCTGGTAAGCTTAAATCCACCGAGAGACTGATCTGCCGTGAAAGCTACCGAACCATCACGTTGAATCGCTGTAGCAACCAAGCCAAGGTTGACGTCTGCGTCCGGCATGGTGATGGTGCGGACTGTAGAAGCTGAGATGGCCGAAGCTTGGAAAGCGATCTTCTTAGAAGGTGTGGCGTCGTCGCTGATGCGGAACACGTTATCCGCGAAGTCGGTTCCACCAGCGCTGGCGAGAGCTGTATCGATAGCTTCGAGGTGGGCTCGAACATGGTTCTGAGCGGGAGTATAGTTAGTAGGGGTGGTGCCGATACCGATGCGCTCTGCGCCCATGGTGCCAGAGATCGATCCAAGCTCAGTCTCGGTAAAGTAGCGACCATCGTGCGTGTGGTACGTAGCGTCGACGTCTGAGCCGTTCTGAAGAGCGATCAGACGATCCAGGATAGTTTTCGTAAGCTCCGTAGGAGTCGAGGTACCAACCTTGAGGCTTCCGACTACCAGAGTATTCTGGGATATGTCGATGTTGCGTTGGACGCCATCGACTAATCTTGAGATTAGAGAAATATCAGCCATTGTAAATTACCCCTGCTTCTTACGAGTTGCCTTCTTCTTAGAAGGTTTCTGAAGTTCATGTTCAAGGACCAGCTGCATCTTAGCTGACATCCCGTAAACCTTAAGGAAAGCGTTAGCTTTCTCTACGGCTTCGTCTGCGATAGTTCGCATTCGTTTACCAATTTGCTCGGCTAAAACGTCCACCTGATCTGCGCTCATCTTGGTCACATCAAGCTTCTTTTCTCGCTGAATCATAGTATACCTTCCTAACCCTTATCCTTACAGCTGCCCAACTACCTGTACGTTCACGATCAGATTCTTCTGAGTCGGAACGGCAGGGTCCCGCGAGACTACCCCAATCCTAATTACGAAGTCACCAGCTACGAAGCTGTTCACGCCGATAGACGGCTTGGTGGCTGTTAGGTTTCCGGCCTTGTCGACGTACAGCACGTCGCCGTTGTTAAATCCTGACACGTTAAGTACGATACCTGAGACGGTTACGCTACCTTGAGCTGCGTTGGCGATGCCGTCTGTTACGACGCCTACCGTACCGATGCAGTCGGCCTCTACAGCTACGTCAACAGTATCCAAGAACCCGTTACTGTCAATACGAACTGGAGTAAGCTTTGGAAGGTTTCCGCCTGACTGGTTTTCGAGAGTCAAAGCGTTAGCAGCCGAAGAGCCGCCGCCAGAGATAGCGGTAGACACGTTCGTGATGCTTGAGCCGTTCTTCTTGTACATCAGGTCGCCAGCAGCGTTAACGTACAGGCCGTCTTGGGCTGGAAGCGGGTCGGACGACTCTCGAGTGAACGTGATACCTTTCGGGTCGATGACGCCAGATACGTCCATGTCACCGTTAACTTTTAGTAGTTTTCCAGAAGGGCCGCTGATCTCAACTGGGTTACCAGCAGTGACCGTGATGGTACGACCAATGTTGTAAGCGTCTTGTAAAGATCCAGAGCCGCTGCCAGAAGCAAAACCTCCGGCGGTGTCGAGTCGGAACGTAAGTTCGTCGTCAACCTCTAGGTCAACTTGAATCTGAATGGTGCTTGACGAAGCTCCAGAAAGTCCGACAGGAGTCCAGTCGATACCTTCAAACAGGTACACACCGTTCAAGAAGACTTCAAGATCTCCTCGACCTACGATGTAGACTTGAGTCGTGTTGCTGTCTCTAGAGTCTAGCGGAAGAGAGATGTTAGTTCCGGCGGTGATCGGGCCAGTAACTTCGTTATCGTTGGCAGGTGCGCCGCTGACTACCAGAAGACGCTCGTCGTAGACGTTACCGGCAAGGATGGCTGCCAAGTAGTTAAGGTCGTCAGAGATCGCGCTGATCGCGGTGACCAGCGAGTCAGAGATCGTGAAGGTAGAAGGAAGAAGTACGCTTGGGACCGAGGTATAAGGAACTGAGGTTGCGGTCTCTGGATCAAATCCTAAAAACTCTCTCAGAACTTCGGTCATCTCGTCGCTGATCTGATGCGATTCTCCAGCTTCAAGCTCACCAAGGCCGCGAACGTAGATACGGCTACCAGCGTCGCGGAAAGCAAGCCAGTACACGTTATCGTTGTTCGGTACGGAACCGCGAGGAGTAATTCTGTAGTTCAGCGAAGTTACGCCTACAGAGTCGTAGGTGACGTTCGCTAGCGGATCGGGAAGCTCGACCCACAGCACGTTGTCTGCAGGGATCGTGATCGCACCAGCTGCTTGCTGGCGGGTAAGAGATAGTACGTTGGTAGAGTTGAAGAGTCTGATATACGCGAGGACATCGCTATCAAGCGGAGTTCCTGAGTCATCGCTGATGCTGAGCTGAGTACCAGACCAGCTGAATCGAGCAGACGAGGTGGCGGCAGTAATGACGCTTAGACCTACGTTTTGAAAGATCCCGCTAAGAGTTACCGGAGCAAGCTCGAACCAGTATGCAGTGCCTTTGATCTCACGGATAGAGTCCATGAGAGCTGCGTTCATCTGTCTCTGATTCTTGATGTCCTTATCAGCTCCTGAGAACTGCGTGTTAGCGGGTTCTGTGCGAGAGGACCAAGAATATCCAGAAAGCGGGTTTGAACCGCTGCCCAAGCGATATAGAAGATCTCTAGAGTCACGAATCGCGGTGATGACTCCGGAGCCGTTGACGTCGACTTCACAAACCTTAACCTTGTCTGGATCTCCAGAGAAGTTAGAGGTCGAGATGCTCAACTCTGCTTTAAGATATGTAAAAGTGTCGACGATCTGAGAGAACTCTGCACCAGCACCGCCAGCCGCAGTTGGGTCCCAGAAAGCTCGAGAATCTGCTCCGCCTGTGTCCTGATCGAGCGTGATCTCTACGTAGTTCGTAGTTCCAGGAGAGAGGCTTGTGGTTTGAAGGGCTGCAAGAGAGGGTGCTCCAACAAACAGTGCGCCGTCGTCTGCGCCTACGAGACAGGCAGCGTCTGCTACAGCTACCGATAGAGTATTGGTACCGATGCCGGTGGCGAGAAAGCCTTCGACTACGAAGTTGGCGGAAGCCTGTGTCTTCTTTAGGATTTGTTTGAGATCTGCGCAAACGAAGTCCTCGATCCGTTTAAAATCCGGAAGGTCAAGTCTCTCGTTTGGAAGTATCCTAACTCGTTGGAGTAATGCCATCTTCTTATACCTTATTCTTCTCTAGGTCGATTTTACCACAGGTCGACCTTAGGTTAAAACACCAGCGGTCCTTGTCCGGTCCTTGCACCTTGGTAGCTTGCAAGCTCAGGAGGTCCGCAGTCTCTGCACACGCATTCAAAAAGAGCTTCTGGGAAAGCTATGATGAAACGGATCACTACGCCAGCGGCTAGAAGCTGTCTTATGAGCTTCTGAGCGGCTGCCCGAGCTTCCTCAGTTCCTACGACGTACACTGGGTAATCGGCTCCCGTAGCCCTAGGAATCGTGGGTTGATCAGAGATCAGGTTTACTTTCCTACCAGCGACGTGTTGATTCTGAAACGTGTAGCTGGCGTCGATAAGTAAAGTTGAGTTATTTGGTCTAGCGTTGTACTGAATCGGGCCTTCCTGCTCACTTCGTCCGAAGTTCAGCAATATCTTTCCGGGCTGGTTTGGAAAGCTTGCGGCGTTCGATAAAGAGATGCTGGGTTGAATAGAACCCGCTGAGATGTTCGAGGCTAGCTCTGTACTCGTACCGGTTACCGTAAACAGCTGTCCCACCGGATCAAAGATGTAAGCCGAGGGGTAGTTAGACAGGATCAGGTCTGGGTCTTCTTGAAGTGAGGTTGCGAAGGCTAGCAAGGTGTTAGCCGTGCCTCCTGTGATCTGATACTCTGCGGCTCCTGCAGAAGTTCGAAGTCCTACAGTCTTGTACTGATCACGAGTAGCGGTGAACGCTTCCAGGAATGGAACCTGAGCGTTGATGACGTCAACGATCTCTTCGGCAAGAACTCGAGTAGGATCTGCGAAGTCTGATGCGTGGTTAAAGTTTACAGTAAACGGTGAACTATCAACCGTGAGGGTAAGGGTAGAAGTTGGCCCTAGGGTCGAGAAGTCAAAAACTTCTTCCGAAGAGAAGATCTCTGTCTTAGTCTGCTTAGGGTGCGCCGAGCCAAGTAGCGATCGTCTGAGAACTGGAACAGAGCTTGGGATCTTTACCACGATCTCGTTCGGGTTAACCTCAAACACCGAGCATCGAACGTCTGTCTGCTTGGTCAGAGAGAAGTTCAATCTTGCTGGGCTGTTAGCATCGCCTCCGGTGACCTGGATAGCTCCTAGAAGACCTGCGGTGTTAGTACGGATGTTCAAGCGGTTACCAGCGATAGGATCTAGGTACTTACTTGCCGTGATGAACTTAGAGTGTTCGGGGCTTGCGTTGATAAACGCTACGAGTTCGTCTACGGTTACGGCAGTGATGTTGGCGAAAGCGTTTGGTGTAAATCGTATGGTACGTTCTTCTCTAGAATCTGAAGAGTAGGAAAGCTCTCTGATGACTCCTTTTGACACGGCTACGTTGACAGCTACGGGGCTGTTCCATGGCGTGCTAAGTTCTAGAAGAGTGTTGTTGAAGATCGCCGAAACTTTCTGATAGGTGTATCCGGACGCCGTGGCTACCTTGATGTAGTCGCCTGGGTTCAGTTCCGTAGTAAACGAAGTCCCTACGCCTTTTACGCGGTTGTCGCCTTTCACGAAAGAAGCGGTTCCAGTCAGTACGGACGCGGGACCAAAGTTGTAAGTCTCTACGTTGCCGCTGTTCACGTTAGGTCTGGTAAACCCCTGACCCCAGAACACGTCAAGCAAGGCGATGATAGTCTGACGAACTTGTTTCGGAAAGAAGGACAGAACAGGAATCAAATTCCTGAAGTCATCGTCGCCTAAGCCTAAATCTGGATCTCTGGGAACGCCTACGTTGTTGCCGAGATAGTCTAGGTATCGACCTTCAGCTTCGTCTACGAACAGCTGAGACTTAGTATTCTTGATCTGAATGTCAATCTCGTCGTCGGACAGACCCCAAGCCTGGAGTAGTCCTCGGATCATAGTGTTCGTTTCGGCCTTGTAGAACCCCGGAAGAGTTCTAGCCATGCGTTCAAACTTTGATGGCATTACTCCTCCTTATCCGATGATCAGGTCCGCTTGAGCAAGACGTGCAAGCTCCCCGTCCGCGATCACGATGTTGTTAGTGTGGTTAGAGATCTCCACGTCATAGACTCCTGCAACGGACTGAGCTGCGGCTACGATCTCCGAAAGAACGACATCTTGGCCTACACCTCTAGAGTTGATGTACTCCGAAACCGCTGTTCTGATGCCGTCGCTTACCGAGGACAAGCTGATGCCTTCTTCCGTAGTGACGTCGATGATGAGCTTGATACGAACCAAGACTGGAGGGAGAACTTCAAACTGAGTTCCCGCAGCTCCGACGCCTGGATAGTTTGTGGCATCGCGGTCGAGACCGTCGATGGTCCACTGCGCTTGCTGAATAAGTCCGGTGTAGAACTTGTAACCGTCAACACCTTCTACCTGTACGCTTGAGAAGTTCAGACCATTAACGTCTCGAATGGTTCCCTTACGTCCGGGAGTAAATCCAGTGACGTCGATGAGAGCGTTTGCTTGGTCGTTGAAGTTGATGGTGTAGGGCGCTGTCGTTCCAACGATGTCTGACACGTAGGCTGTTCTACTGATACGGAACGTGTCGTTGACGTTGAGCGCGTTTGGAGCGGCGCTAGTAAGCACGATTTGGCCGGTCACGTTGTTGTAAGACGCGATCGTAGTTTTATGTCCCTTACTTCCACCCGACAAGATCTCGATGGTCATGCCGGTGAAGTAGTTAGGAATAGCAGTAATCATAGAAGTGTCTACGATCGTATCGTAAGGAGCAGATACGTCTCCGGTCGTGATAACGCCGTCAACGGACAGCAGCACGAACAAGCCTTTAGCAAGACCTGCCTTAGACTGTGTCTCCACGTCGTTGATAGGAGATCCTCCGGGAACTCCCGAGATGGCGATGCCTAGACTGTTGGCAGTTCCTCCGGTCACGAAGACTTTGCCCTGACTTCCAGGAGTCTTGGTAGAAAGCTGAACAACGTCACCAGTGATACCTACGACTTCAGGACTTGCGACGACCGAGATGGTCGTAGTGTTTAGATCCTTAAGAAGCTTCACGACGTTCTCTGCCGTTCTAGGTACAAGGCTGAACTGGTCTCCAACCGCGATAGGGTTAGGGAGTGTGTTAGGAAACACGTCAGAGTAAGTAAACACTCCAGAAGTACCGGTGTAACCCGTAACCCTTTGAACAGAACCTTCGTTAGCGCCTGAGGTCCAGTAGATCCAGAAGTCTACGAAGTGACCGTTAGTTAGGTATTTAGCTCCTAGCGCAAGTGCTGCGAACGTGGTGAGCGTTACGGTGGTGACGGTGCCTTTGACCTCAACCGGAACAGAGAAGGTCTTGTTAAGGTTGTCGCCATCAAAGATGGCTACCAGGGTCTGATTAGGTCCTAAGGTGAACCCTTCAGAAGCTGGGTTACCGCCTTTGTCGTCGTTGTCTGTGATGACGAACGCGGTGTTGTTTAGTTGATTAACTTGCTCAGACGTAGGAAAAGCTAAGACGCTGTTTGCAGTTCCGCCTTTGATCTGGACCTTTCCGATCTCAGAAAAGTTGGCGGTCTTGACTCGAACCTTAAGAAGGTTGGTGACCTCTGCGATTGCTCCAAGAAGCTGTGAGTTAAGCGCTGCTGCTACTTCGGTCGCCTGTGCGTTTGCGGGATCGGCAAAATCTGTGGCGTGAGTAAAGGTTACGATCTGACACAGGACAAATTTGTCCCCGATGGAGATGGGGTTCGTAAAACCGGCTGTGGTCGTGATCTGACCGGTAGCGGTGTTGTAGGTTGTTACGGTGGAGGTCTGTCCTATGTTAAGGCCGCTGATCCACTCGATGTGGAATCCGACGAACAGGTTAGCTTCATATCCGATGAGCCCTGTGTCGATGAAGTTGTCGTAAGGAGCACTACCATCTCCGGTAGATACTGTTCCTTCAAACCCACCGTCTACGCACACGATAAGATCAGAGCTAGCGCCTAGTCCGGTGAAGTCATAGGTCTCTGGAATGGAGTCTACCAAAGCTCGGGTATTGATGGAGCCCGCTGTAAGCGAGTCTCCCGCGACCAAAGCTGAAGCAAGCTCGATCTGTCCGTTGGATCGGTTGAGGGTATAGTCTTTGTTTTTACCTTGTGCTACCTCGCCAAAGTTCATCTTGGACGCCGGAACACCTGAGAGGTCATCTCCTCGGTAACCTTCCGCTAAGTACAGTACGGTATTGCTTTCGATGCTCTCGATCTTAGTCCAAGAGCCAGTACCGTCTGCGTTAGCTTTGATCCACTGACCTTCAGAAAGTTCCGTCAAGAAGGCTGTGCCTACGCCGGTCACAACCTGGCTGTTTCCGACAAAGCTTAGAGTTCCGGTCAAAGCTGCAACGCTACAGAAGCCAAGGGCAGAGGCTGCGCCACCGCCTACAACCTGCATCTTAGACTCTGCGCTGTTCTCAAGCTCAGAGATGAACTTGATGCGAGAGTTGTTTACGGCAAGCTCAACTTTAGAAAGATTAAGCTCCTTGTCGACTCTTGCAAAAACCTCGTCAGCAAGCGCTTGGCTTGCGTTCGAGAAATCGTTAGGTCCAAACGAGATGATCTCCGTCTCGTAAAGGTCACCGTTCGCGGCTACTTCTAGTTGCGGCGAGTTCCATATGATGACGTTGCCTAAACCGCCTCCGGTTGCAGGGTACGCTTCTTCCAAGATGAGCTTGGTAGCAGAAACGATGGTCTTAACTTTTCGGTAGAAGATGTCTGCGTCGGTAGAAAACTTAACGTAGTCACCTGGGCTTAACAGCTCATCGAAAGGCTCGGTACCAGACACCGCCTTAGTGACGATTCTAGAATTAGGGGTCACGGTGATGTCTGAGTCCGTACTTGTATACACAGTAGCTGCTAGGTTGTATGGTTGCGCAAGGCTGATCACCGAAGCCGTTACGCCGTCTTTAGTCAGAAGCTTGTCGTTCTTGTAAAGCTTAAGCGTGGCTACTTCAAGCTCAGAAAAGTTCAAAGCTGTCTGTGCGGTTGATGCTGAGTCTATCTGAACCTCTTCGTTGGTTCTTGCGCGAGGGGTGATGATAACTTTTCGTCCTAAAGATTCGGTAACAGTTCGAGCTTCGACAAGCGTTGAACGGTTATTGATGGCTTCTGAGATCTCAGTTGCCAAAGCCTTTCCTAAGGTTTCAAAATCAGAAGCCAAGAAGGTAAAGGTCTCTTCGTCTGTACCAACTCGTACGATGATGGTTTCTGTTCCTGACAGAGCAAAGGGTTCGATGTTCTGAGATACCAAGCTCGCTTTAAGAAGCGGAAAATTTTGCAGCTGAAAGAACTGCTCGCCTCCGGTTGCTTGCGTCATCAAAGTTTCAAGGCCTATGCCAGTAAAGCTAGGTTCTAAGCCACGACCGTTGTCGATGTAGACCTTAGTCGGACCGTCTGCCAAGTTCACGGGAGGAACGACGTTTGCGCTGACGATGCTTGAGTTAGTAGCTTCGTCTACCAATCCTAGGATTCCGTTCTGGATAGATTGACGGGTTCCGCGAGAAAGAGATTGAATGGTGTTGCGGATTCTATCTCTAAGTTGTTGGTCAGTTTCTTGATCTCTGCCGTTCACGAACGGAAGCGGGTTGTTGACCGCAGCTCCGGTGAAAGGAATGTTAGGAAACGAGATAATCGAGTTCGCGGGGACTCGGTATCCGCCAGCTTGTAGCGCGGTTACGAGTACGTTCTCAAAAGTGTCTTCGCCGTCTAACAGCTCGATAGACTGGTTAAGCTCAAACTTGATGGCCTCGCTGACGTCGCTCTCTGGAATCTCTACTTCGGTTCCGGCGTCTACAACTCGACTACCGCCCTGTGCAAGCACTACCGTCTCGTCAGTTCCGTGATCGTTGATCAAAGCTGAGTCGAGCGTAATCTCCCAGTAGGAGGTGTTGTCCACAGGAGCTGCTGAGTAGGTTGTAGATTCAGAGTTTACAGTACCACGACCTATGTAGATGGTTCCGGCAGCTGGTAGGTCAGACGCATCATCTACGAAGATGCTGATAGAACCTGCGGTAGGTCCGGGAAGACCTGCATAGATCTTGGTTGAGATCTTGGTAAACGTAAGATCCTTGATGGTAACAAAACCGGTATGAGACTGAGCTTGAAGTCTGGTAAGACCAAACTCGGACGCACGCTTGTCGAGGTCTTCGCCTTCAGTAGTATCTAAGTTGTAGTTCCGGATGATGTTAAGCATCTGGACGTAAGCTTGAAAATCTTCCTGCGCGGCGGCTTCTAAAAGGGTGAGGATCACCGAGCCGTCGGTAAAATCGTTGATGGGAGTCTCAGCAGCCACCTTGGCGGCCATCGAGCCTACGATTTGCGGAAAAGATTTTAGTGTCAGCTTTGCCATGATTCCTCGCCGTTATGTTGGTACAGCAAACTGAAGCGGTACTTCAATTCCAGTATTGGCCAACGTCACTCTCAAGTCTACTAGGATGACGTCTCCTAAAACTTGAACGGTTACGTCTACGTTATCAAATCTTGCGTCCCTAGTCAACGACTGCAGGATCTGCGTCTTGATCTCTAAGGCGTTCTTGGTCTTCTCTCCGATCTGAAGACTCGTCCCAAGCTCGGGGTGGTATACCAGACCGCCCGGCTCAACATTAAGCTTAACATAAACAGCTTGAGCAGCGTTCTGGACTCCGGCTACGAGCTTGAGGTCGTTCAGGTTGTTAAGCTCAAGATCGCCGTCTTGGTTAATCTTAAGGTCGACTCCAAGACTCTTCTCAAACTCGCTCAGGTTCTTAGTAAGTGCGTTTTCTGGGCCGCGTAAGATTGCCATACGTTACGCTCCTGGTACCAGCAAGGTGTCGCCGTACTTCTTGACTCCGTCGGCTGTGTTAGCGTCTACGTACGGAGCTTTCAGCTTGTTCAAGATCACAAGCTCAACCCACCGGGAAGCGTCGTTAAGTTCTCGAGCAGCGATGCGCTCAAGGGTGTCGTTCTGGCGGATGCGAACCTGGCGCACGGTTGCGGGTTTTGTGATGTTGAAGAAGTTCTGATTCACCACTCCACCTGAAGAGAAGGCTTCGTTGGCTTCGTCGTACGACGACTCTACGTCGCTCTGGAATGACTCGTTGGTGGCGAGTACTTGGTTGAGCGAATCGGTCATGTTCTGCATGTTACCTAAGATCAAGAACTCATCGTCGCTTACGTTCTTGAGAGGACCTGGATCTTCGGTGATCGTACGACCCTTAATCTGGTTGTACAGAGGGTCAGACATGTTAAAAGAGTCTGCCAGCTGATCGGTAAGAGAGCGCATAGAATTCCTAGTGTTAGCTACGAACTCTCTGGGAATGGTTACTCTAGAGTCAGAGTCTAACTGAGACTGAACCCGAGTAGCTTGCTTTGAACTCTCGGCAGCAGAGCGGGCTGCGTCTGAGGAGTTGAACGTGGTCGACGCAGAGTTCGTATCTCCGAACTCGCGGATGCCAGCGATCGTAGAGGTGAAGTTTCTCCACAAGGTTTCAGGAAGAGACATCACGGTGGTAACCCCGTCAGAGAGGTCTGCCAGAGCAAATTGAAGTTGTCGGAGCGGGCCGTTGACCGTACCGTCAACCGCTTGAAAAGTCTTCTGAAAAGCTGTAGACGTCGCGTTGATAGCTGCTCTGCCTTGTTGTAGACCTGCAGATAAATTAGCGGATACGTTACCAATTTGTTGAAGAATATCTGGTCCGGACTCAGTAGATACCGTCCGGGCAAAAGCGCCGTCGAAGGTTCCTATGCACTTCAGGACGATGTTGTACTGATAGGTGAGCGGAGACTTTGAGCTACGCTCCATCGTAAACTCAAGAGGTTCTACGATCAGGTCTTGGTTATCCTTCTCGTTTATGAACACGAGCATTCGGTTGCCGTTGTTGGCGACCTTATCATGCGCGTACTTTAAGAAGAACTGTCGTAGGAACAAAAACTCCTGGTAACCCGAGATGGTAGATACGCCGCTCTTTCTAGATAAGCCGGTCTGATCATCAACCCCACCCGGCTCACTTGGGGCTTTGGTGATGGGAAAGTTGATCTGAGCGCCAGCGTAGGAAGCTCTCTCTCCGGGGAATACTCCGGTGGTTCCTTTGATCACGATGTCCTTGAACACGACGCCTTCAGACTCCACCAAGATACCCTTACGAGTAGCGGTGATGTTCGTAGCAAAGTTTTCTTTTTGGGTGATGGACTGAGGAGGGATGTCTAGGAAGTACACTTCGCTTCCGGCCTGAAGACCGTTGTTCTTGTCCACGGTCACGATGGCAAACCCGTAGCGAAGCTTGCCTTTACCGTTTCCTTTAGTGTTTCCTACCCAGTTCTGGGTCTCAAGACGCTTTACGCCGCCGTATTCTTTGCGGACAAGTACGTTGGTCAGCTGGGTCTTAGCCGAGCTGCCTGAGTTCTTTCCGAAGATCTGATTGAGGCTCTCCTTGAAATCTGATACGATGTTCCGGAGATTTCCGATTGTAAACGCCATCTTGTTCCTATTCTTATTCTTAAGCTACATTATACCTCAGGTTACGGAAGGATTCCGTTCAAGGAAGCGATCTGAGAGGTGATCGATGCAGACAAGTTAGTAAGCACGGTCTGTACGTTCTGCGCGTTCGACAGAGCCCGCAAAGAGCCTTTTACGGTGTCTCCTCTACTGTTCGCGGTGTTGTACCTTGCGTCGTAGTAGTTCTCTGTTTGACCGGTGTAAGCGGTTATGATCTGTGTTATCCGAGTATTTAAGTAGGTTGTTCTGTTGGATCGCTCTGTAGTTACCGAGGCTAGACCTACGTTGGAGATGTCGGTCGTAAGCAGATAGTTGTTGATGAAGGTCTGAGCCGCTATAGCGTTGGTCTTTGCTGTGTTGATGTCGGCTACTCCGTCCGGATCTTCGTTAGTATTGAGCGCGGTAATCTGTGCTGCGAGCGTAGGGAGTCTGGCGTTGAGAGGAGCTTCCAGCTTGCTGATCAGCGTGTTCATGATGGGTTGAAGGTTAGGGTCAGACGCAACCTTAGCGGAGCGCTCAGGGTTCGTAAATCCGGTGAAGCCAGCGAGTATGGTGCTGCCTGAGGCTATGGTTGAGGCTGGTGCGATCATCATCTGAATCGTGAGCGTATAGGTGTACGGGGGTGGTGTTCCCATCCCTGCGGTTGCTGTCAACACCTTAACGACCGCAGCGTTAGTTCCTCCGTCATGTACTACGATGACGTCGCCCGCAGTGACTACCATAGGACCTGTCGAGTCGCTTAGATCTAGCGTGGTTGACGTTGGGGTCAAGGCCGTAGATGTCTGGGACGTAAGTGTTACCGTGGGCAGGGTTCCTGCTACGCCTGTCTGTAGGTACGTGATCCACGGCTCCTCGTCTGTGAGGTGTTGGAGTTCGTTGAGCGGATCTAATCCCGTGTATGCTGTTCCGTCAAACTCGGCGATCCTTATGATAGCGGTTGCAGGTGGTGTGGGCACGAGTCTTCCCGTAGGAGGGCTTGCCGCTACGTTTAAGATGTCGGTCTCGGTAATCGGAGCAACGATGAAACTTCCGTTTATGGCTTTACGCTCCGCATCATACTTGCCGATCACGTTGACGTTGTACCAAGCAAACAGATCTTTGAAGGCGTTATCGATCAGCTGCTTCTGCGCGATGATGGGTCCTTGAGCTGCGGCTGAGTCTACGAGCGAAGCTTGCTGATTGGTCAGAGCGGCTATCTCTGCCTGAATTGCTGCCTGTTGTGGTAGGGTTGGTGTTGGTTTTGCCATAGTTACGACTTAATCTTCACCGTTGTACTTAGTAGGCTAACTGGAGGCGGAACTAGTGGAGGAGACGTAGGAGCAGGTACTGGACCGCCGTCGCCCATGTGCGTGTGGGAAGTAAGCCATGAGATGAGTTGGGGACCAAGTGCAGCGAGTGCTGAAGCTCCGGTTCCTACGTCTACGAGGTTTCCGTCGAGTTTGATCTTCCCGCTAGCCCCGTCGATCTCGATCTTAGTTGCTCCAGCTTCAAGAGTGATCTTGTTTGATCCGTCGATGGTTACCTTAGTACCACCTGTAGTCTCCATCACGACCTTGTCTGCTGCGGCATCTATGGTCATCTTAGTGCCGTCGCCCGACTGCATCAAGATCTTGGGTGCGTTTCGATCCATCTCAAGTTTGTTCTTGACCGTACCGTCTTGCTCTTGTGAGATGATGATCTTTTTGCCGGTATTATCCAGCTTGATCGTGTTCTTCTCTTTATCGTTCAAGATGAAGTTTCCGTCCTTGTCAAACTTCACGACGCTGAGAACTTTGTCCTTGTTCTTAAGCTTTCCGTCTGGAGAACGAGGGCTTTGTTGAGTAAGGATTAGTTGACCGTCTTTGTCGATCTCCCACTGAACTCCTCTGAACTCTCCTTTAAGCCTGATGCCGTCAGCCTTCTTTGCTCCGTCACGTTTAGGATGTTGAATGGCTGTGAGGATGAACGGCTTGTCTTTGCTGCCGTCTACGAAGGCTACGATGACGATGGTTCCGTTCTTGTTCTTGAAGATGTTAGAGGCGTCAAGTTTTCCAGAGAACGCAAACTCCGTCGCCTCGAGGACTACTTCCTCATAGTCGTTCGTTCCTCCTAGCGAAGCCGCTAGGGTCAAGTTCCTCAGAGTACTGAAACCGCCGTGGCCGTCTTTCACTACCACGTCATATTCTACGAACTTCTTCGACAAGTTAGACGAGTCATCGCAAAAGTGTACCTTCACAACTTGGCCGATGGCCAAGCGAAGACCCTGATCGTAGATGTTTCCTGACCCTTGCGTTGAGCCTGGTTCAAAATAGGAGGATGCTATGGAACCGTCACGATTCTTCACTATCTACCTCCCTTGTTTGGATCTTGATTTCTGGTAGGAACGAAGCTAGTAACCACGGTAGTAGGATCGCGAGAGTCATCTGCCGCGATGAAGGTAGCCACTTTTCCGTTGTATTGCTGTCCTCTGGTCACACGAAGTTCGGTCGTATAAGAAGTAGCACCGCTTGAAGAAACAGTGTAGGTATGAGTGTAGCCTTCGATGTGATAAAGCTGCTGGACGTCTGAGATGTAGACGTTATCTCCTACACCCACGAAAGAGTCTACGCCGTCGATCACGATGCTTCCGTTATACAGGTTATGCGCTAAGAAAAAGCAGTCAGCTAGGAGATCTACCGTAAACTTGATCATGTTACGAATCGTATCCTGGCTACTACCCAGTACGTACGGAGTTTGGGTTTGAAAGGTCTTGAGTCCGTACCTTTGCACTGAAGGTGGATTAGTCGCTGTCATGAACAGCGTGGCGTAATCCTTTTGGGTGATCCTAGGAGTCGCGATGATGAAGTTGATCCGTTCATGATCGCTCTTTCCCACGTTCTTAGTAAGGATGTCTGTGCTTTTGATCTTGAGCTGAGGAAGATCAACAAAGTGCGTCTTGTCCGAATCAGACACTGAACTCTTAGAACTTCCGGCCCTGAACGGATTCGTAGCGTGAGTTGTACGATTAGAAAACGGTAGCTGACGATGTACGAGCCCTAGCTGAAGCTTGTTTCCTACAGGAATAAGTTCCGTATAAAGCTCGTTGGTCGCTTGGTTAGAAACATACTGAAGGATAGACCAGATGGTTCCCGTCGATGGAAGCGAAAGAAATATGTTTTCGCCCTTGAGTCTACCGACTCCGTTGAACGTACCTCGCTGACACTTATGTAGTCCCACCCTGCTCTTGATGTCCAAAAGATCAAAAACAGAGTTACCCTTAGGCTTGTTCTTCAACTTTCCTTTGAACAAGTTGACTAGATCTTTAGGAACATACCACTGTTCGTTTGCCAAAGACTTAGCTACGCCTTCTCCTTGCATGAAGAATTGTGTTGCACGTTTTACCATCTCGTCTGGTGATAAGGTTGATGATTTAGGTCCTGCGATCTTGGAGGAGTCTGATACCAGTCCTACTCCTAAAACCGTCTCTACTGCTTTGCTTAGTAGTGGATTGAAGAACACGTTGACGTCAAACACCTTACCAAAACTTCGGCCCGTAACTATGAACTGTAGGGTAGGAGCCCCGTTTGGACTTTCCTGTTCTACCATACGGACGTTCTCTACGATGCCGATAAATTTTAAGCCGCTCTTGGGGTCGTTAGAAGCAAGATCGCCGTCGGAGAGTTGTGAACTCTTCTTCATATATATGGCAACCCAGTCTCCGGTATTGATGGCGGAGGCGTAGTTTACGTCTTTGCTAGTGTTCTTTCCGCTGCGTAGTTCTTTTCCGCGCTTGATCACGATGGTGAACGAGCCGGAGATTCCTGACTTATCATTCGTTACCGTGCAGCTAGCGATGTCCTGTCGAACGATCATGACTCGATCAGTCTTCAAAGCTTCTGGAGTAGCAGCCAGTGCTCGACCTGCGATTGATTGATCGTTGGCCGCGTCTAGGTTTACTATCTTTGCGATAGAAGGGTCATCGTACCGATAGAACACGGCAGCGCATGACGAGTTCTGTGACCGTATGATCGGCTTTACAGACTTTGAAGTAGGCCTAGAGTTGTTGTTAAACTCAAACTTAGGCATCGATTACCGTCCAGACGCTCTAACAGGTTGATACGACGAAGCGCCATATCCTGTAGCTGCTGACATCTCGTTGAACCTATCTTGAGCAACTTTCAGATCAGAGATCATCTTAGTCATCTGAGCTGTCATCTGCTCGGCGATAGTTCCGAAGTTTTTAAGTCCTTGACTTGCGGACTCAGCGTTTCTGCTGAAAGACGCTACGTCTAGCTTAAACTCCTGAGAACCTTGGACCTGACCTTTAGCGTCAGCGATCTGTCCTGCTGCTCCTGCCATAGCTTGCGGGGTGATGACCCCGGCTTGAGCACGACGTGCGGCTAGTTCGTCTTGCATCGTAGTGCCTCGTTCTTGAGTCATGATGAAGCTAGCGGTGTTCTTATCTCCGATCATCCTGTCTGCGAGAGCCATCGCTTGATCTTGTTGTTTGAAGGCTTGTACTTGTTTTACGATGGTAGCGATGTCGGCGTTCTTACCTACTTCGCCAGTTCTCTGGCCTTCGGCTAAGATCGACTCGATATCTTCTGAAGTTGCGTTACTTTGAAGCTTGCTTAAGGCTAGAGTAGTTCCAGTTCCAAAGCCACCAGCGGACGCTCCGATCTGCTGTATGCCCATGATGTTAGCAGCACCTGCCAAACCTTCTACAGAGCTAGACTGCTGTCTGAGCATGTCTGCATAACTCTGAGCCTGTCTCATGGTGATGTCGGTCACGTTACCGCCGCCGAAGCCTTGTGCTAAGGATGCGATCTGAGTTCCAGCTTGGTCGGTGTCAAGTCGCCCTAGTCCTACGGCACCTTGAACAAACTGATCCATAGTCTGAAGCATCTTGCCGGACTTACTTACGTCAAGACCTGCGGCTACACCTTTCTTGATGACCTCGGCTTGAGCTTGGGCTGCGGACCCGCGACTCATTCCAGAAGCTCCCGCCATAGTCTCGATGGCACTAGCGGTCGTTCCTGCGTCGATTCCTAAGAACCGCTGGTTGCCCATGATCTGGTCAAAAGACTCGGACGCTCCACGGTTTCCTAAAAACTGCCGTGCTTGGAGCATGGCCTGAAGGGTTTGATCACCGCTCATGCCATAAGCTTTTGCTCCGATCATCATCTGATCGGTCATGACGTCTGGAGATATTCCTCCACCAGCCATGAGTTGTTGGCGCATAGGAGATAGCGCTCTTGCTCGTTGCTCAGCGTCTGAGAGGAGTTGAACTTGTTCTTTGCTAAGCTCACCTTGGGCGTTCGAAACTCCAAAGAAAGAGGATAGACCACCGATGGCTGCGCCACCTACGCCACCTACCGCTCCGCCGATCAAAGCTCCAAGAGGTCCAAGAAAGCTACCTAAAGCAGCTCCGCCTTTCATGCCGAGTGCGCCGCCAGCTAGGGCTCCGCCGACTCCAGCAGCTCCTGCTAGTCCGTACTTATTTCTTCCGGATTCTCTGGCGATACCTTCAACACCAAACCCAGCGTCTAGGTCTCGACTAAATCGGTTTTCTCTCTCCGCCATGGTTTGACGGATGTCTAGATAACTTTGAATACCTTGAACGACAGTAGCTCCGCCGCCTAAAGCTTTTAGAAATCCTCTGTTCTGCGAGAAGAAGCCTGAGCCTCCAGCTGATGGCGTTCCGCCTGAGCCGCCGCCTCCGGTTCCTCCAGAAGCTGGACTGCCTCCCATGTTCTGTACGACCATGTTGGCAACAAACATCTCCTTAACATGGATGCTGTTGATGCCTGACAGGTTAAAATCTTGTTTAGAATTAGACGATGCTGGTTGTCCTGCTCCAGCCTTACCTCGAGGTACCCGAATTCCTTCAAGCTCTTTTTTGAGCTGCGCTCCAAACTCTTTTCCGATCTCCTTGACCGCGCTCTTAAGCTCGTTCATGGTTCCGCCATCTACGCTGAAAGAGCTTCCAAGCTCCTTCTTCATAAGAGCAAGCTGCTTCTTAAGCTCAGAATCGTCTAGCTTGGCGGAGAGTATTAAATTCTTACGAATATCTGCCACTTAGTTATCCCCCTTGCACCGACTTGAAATCGGTGTCGATCCTATCAGGCAAAGCTTCTGCTAGGTCGAGTTCTTCTCTTTCTTGTTCCTCGGCTTCAGCAACCATCTGATCCATCGGCTTGTAACCTTCGCCCATCTCGTGCTTAAGCCATTCTTCGTAATCTTCTTGACTAGATCCCACCGTAATCTCTTCGAGCACTGCGGGTTTGTCGTTGATCTCGTGCATCATCCTGAGCACAAGAAGTTCGTCTAAACGCATCCCCAGTAGACGTGGGTCGTTTGGGGTCGTATTAAACTTAAAACAAAACCAGTTAACCAGCACCTGCTGCAGCGAGTTGAGGTCGTTCGCTGTAGGGTTTAGCTGCTCGTAGGCAAGTTTAAGATACTGTTTTCTTAGATCTATTGGCTTGCTCATCCTTAGACTCGGTGGCCTTGTTGATCTTTTCTAGGCGCTCTTTTTCAAACTTGTTACATTCTCCCATGATCGCTAGTACGACGTTAACGTCATACATGTTCGCTCCAAAACCAGCTTCCTTCCACCAATCAGGATACTTGATCAAAGTGTGCCGAAGTGTGGCTAGGATGTTGGTGATGATGGACGCGTCTTCGTCCAAAGCGGCTCCGCCTTTCATGAAGGCTTCCGTCTTGGCAATCTCGATGTTAGTACCTAGGGTAGGTCTAGCGTACGTGAAGCTGCCTTGAAACTGCTCGCCTGTGGACGAACCTTTCACGTTGATAGTGAACGAATGTTCTTGAGGGGGTAGTGCTGAGATCATAATGGTTTCCTTTTATTCTTCTATTCTTACCACTATCATACCACACACGTCAACCCCTGTAAATAAGAAAGGGCCTCCCAGAGAACCCAGGAGACCCTTTCACGGGAGGAGCGATGCGTACAGTTTGCTTGGAGAACCGAGCAAAGGAGCTATACGCGGGAGAAAACTTAAGGTCCAGCTTCGGTAGACTGCTTGATACCGACAAACTGAAGAGTGAGCTGGGCCAAGCTACGAGCGTCGACTTGGAAGTCTTCTTGCGTACACTTGACTCGTTCGATCAAGAACAGGGTCTTCCCCGTGATCCGATCGATCAGTTCAGCGGTCAGTTCAGGCTGCGTAAGGATGTTTTGCAGCTTGGGACGAAGTCCTAGGCTGATAGCATCCTGGTCGCTTACGCGGAACAGGGTGGCCGTGAAGTTCACGGTATACCCCGTCTCAGCGTATTCTGCTGGGGTTAGTTGGTCGAGCACGTCCACTGGTTGGTGGGCATGCGAAACCGTATAGTTGATCGCGTTAGCGAAGGCGACTTTTGCTCCGTTTACTCGGAAGACTACTCGTGCGCCGGTTGAAGTCAAACTCATGTTCTTATCTCCTTTACAACCCTCTCATGAAACAGGGGAGGGGTTACGTTCTTTTTCCCTGTTATTCTTCGATCTCTTTCTCTACAGCCTCACCGCCGTCGTTACTACCCATCATAACATCAAGACCCTCGTCGAGTGCTTGAGAAACTTCAGTAGCGGCTACAGATTCAATCTTAGCCTTAGCTTCGGCTGCGAGCTTTTTACTTCCAAGCGCGATCTCCATCTTGCGCAACATAGTGCGGTCGATGGGTCCGTTAGAGTCCATAAGAGCTTCGAGACGGTCTGCGTCTCGCTTGCTACCCATGGCTACAATCAACTCTTGTTTTGCTTTTTTAGAAAGTGGCATCTAATCCCCCTAATCCTTACGCAGACTGCCTGATGCTATCAAGCGTAATCCTGTTAAGAACAAAGTCGATACCTTGAACAGGAGTGATAGTAACTTCCACGTTGGCTTTGTTTCCAGAGATGGTTACCGTGAGGTTCTTCCATCCAAGATTCTCGTTCGTGTCGTCTCCGACGATGATCTCATCTTGCAAGAATGCAGACATGATAGAGATGACCGCGTTCTTGATAGCTTCTGCGCTTCCAGAACGAGCCTTCTCACCGACGAAGATTGCTTCCAGCTGTTGACGAAGGTTGAAGGCAACATAATCGGCTGCTTCCAACACAGACGGACGATTGTAAACTTCGTTAGCGTCTTTCGAGTAAGTCGAGTTGTGAACAACGATTCGGATTCCACCGCTGTCAACTTCTTCGAGAGGAAGAAGACCAGCTTGAATGGCCAGGTCAACTTGCGTCTTAGAGTTGTAGTCTTGATGTTGGATTCCGTTAGCGTTGATTCCTTTGAACGTGGCGGGAGTTCCGACTGGCGTACCAGCTTGAACACCAGCAACGATGCAAGCTGCTGCCCAAGGATCTTTGAAAGCAAGCTCGCCGTCAGCTCCAAGAACTTCAACGTCTTGGAACAACAACGAAGCGCGTTCGTGATTGAGATCCTGCGCTGCCGCTTGAGCGCTTGCGAAAGCGGCCTTCTTAGAAACATAGCAGTTGCGTTCGCTGCGATTCTTGGTGTTAGAAGCCGTCACGCAGTGTGTAAGTGCTTGTGCGTTCACAGCGTCTACGGTAAAGGTAGAAGCTGGGTCAGTTTCTCCGATAGCGATCAAAGCCGAAGCATCTCTCGAAACCAGAGGAACAACGGTATTACAACGAAGTGCCAACAACGCGTCAAAACCTGCTTGGAAGCGAGCGTTGGTAGAAGATCCACGAGTTCCGCCGGTCAAGAACTTCTTAGAAGCGACGGTAGCGATGATGCCTTCCACGTTTGCTACGCGGGTTGCGGAGATCAGCTGAGACTCGCCGTTGATGATGTCAAGGAGTTCATCCTGCTGGGCTCGAAGCGTCTTAGCCGTCATGATGTCAAGAGCGGTAGAGATCGGGTCGAGATCTGCGGCTGAACGAGAGCTGCGTTGCTTGTAAACGCTGGTGCAGGTATAAGCTGCGTGAGCGTCGATCAAATCAACGAGCTGCTGAACGGTCTTGCCAGCAAGTGCGATGTTCAGGTTATCCGAAGCGGCTCCGGTGATGGACGTGGTCAACGCGCCAGAAGCGATGGAAAGAGTAGCTGCCGTACCAGCGCCAACGTATTGGATGACGAGGATAGCTGCGTACTCGTTCTCAGAAAGAACTTCTTTAAGGTCTCCCTTTTGAACGGTGATGATACGAGCATCGGTGTTCACGACACCTTGCTCGACCTTAACGCTGATCAGGTTTTCGTCTTCTCCGAAGTTGCGAGAAGTAAGAGTAAATAGGTTTGCAGGAGCTGCGTTCTGAAGAACCAAGCTTGACTGAGTAGCCGAGTTGGTCTTGTAAACGCGGATCAGGCTTGCTCCGTTAGGGACCCGTGCATCCCGAGCGGGTGCTACGAGGATTCGCGCAGCGTCGACGATGGGGCCGGACTTGTACTTGTCGATCAAAGAAGCGATATCTTCACTGGTGAACGTCTGAACACCTTCGGAGCTGCCTGGAGCGCCTCCGAGTGCTTCACCGATGATCGCAACGATTCCGGTGGCTGCCAGCGGGAAGCCTCCAGAAAGATTAACTCTAGTCTGCGAGTACGCACCTGGTTTCAGGATGTTTGCGCCCGCGAAATTTACGTTGATTGCCATTCTAAGCTCCTATCGCCTCAGTAAGATCCAAAGATCTCGTCGAACTGTTTTTCGGTAGCCACCTCAAAGCCTTTTGCTTCCGCGTACTTCTTCATCGGAAACTTATGGTGAGGTTGGACGCTAGGTTTAGTAGCGAGCAACTTCTTGAAGTACGCATCAAAGCTAAGAACCTCTGAGGGCTCCGTCACTTCCTCGGAAAGCTGTCTACTCTCCGATTCTACTGCATTCTTTCTGCTTTTTTCTTTATTCATAAGCTCGACTACCCTCTATGATACCACGAAAAACCATCAATCCTCAGAGGTATTGTAAGGGGCTTCCGTGGGGCTTGACGCCGTCGGTGTGTTTACTTTTACTGTCAGATCGAAGCAGTCGAACACCTTAACGTCTGCCTGATTCCAGATGAAGTCAGAAATACAAGTGATCTCTAGGTACCGGGTGTAGATGTTCTCGCCCTGATATTCGTCGTCCCTGTCAAATACTCTACCAGTGCCTCGGTCCAAAGTAAGACCTCTAGTGATCATGGCCTCTTGTCTTGACTTTAAGATCCAGATCAATATATAGTATAGAAATTTAGTCAAGTGAATGTCGTTGCTGGCATGAACACCAATCATGATCTTCTCGCGAAGACGAACCATTCGACGATCGTACCTTGTGAAGTCTATGGAACTGATGACCTGTCCGGGTAGTGTCAGCTCAGGAGTATTTCCATTGTTGACCAAAGTAATATACTTATTTCCGGACATGTTGCTGATGGGTGCTTTAATCTCAAAGGTAATGTCGTTAGAGTCCTTGAACAGCATGCCAGCGCAGACGGTGCTTAGGTCTACTCCGGGGTCTATCGTAAGTTTTCCGGAAACCACATCAAAGGCGGTCGGTTGAACGGTAGCAAGAATTACTTCCGGCTCCTTAGGGTTCTCGACCTCTAGGTAATCGTTTCCGAGATTCTGAATCGATTCTTCTTCGTCAGCGTTTAGTAGTTGGATGCTAAAGCATGGAATGTGTGAAGGAACTTGGGACCAAGCGTGAACGATCTTGATCTGCTTGCGGTTGTTAGTAAAGAAGGTTTTGATCTCGTCGATCTTGTTCTGACCGTACTGGTTAAGAAAGTGCGCTTCCTTAAGACGACCAAAGATGTCGTCTAGGATGTTTGGGTTTGATTTTATCTCGCCTAATCCATCGCGAAGGATGGTCTCTAGGACGAGTTCTGTCATAGGTGCTGGCATTACAGAAACCTCTCCAATATCTTATCAAAATTGTTTTCAAGATACAAGCCGAGGTCGTCCAACACCTTAGCGCCTTGAAAGGGCGATTTTGGCCACACGCTGTCTTCCGTAACTCTTCGAATCGTAAGATAACTGGTCTTCTTAGACTTAGGGGACACGTTCTTTATGATGTCTTGAACCCTAGTCGCCATGACCTGTTTCTTCTTAACTCCGCCCTTCTTCCAGTCGGAGGTTGTAATAGACTTCAGCATGGCGTCCGCGTCTTTAAAAGCTGCTACGCTGACCTTAGGTCCGCTCTTTCCAAGCGATATTTGACCCATAGCGTCTGCGTCTTTTGCGATCGGGACGTCTACGTAATCTTTGCCTTCAGCGCGGTTTACGTCTGCTCGGTTACCAGACATGATGGCTTTGGACACCTCTCCGGTTTCCATGCCATCTTCCATCCAGTTAGCGAGCTTTCCATCTATGGATATGATATAGAAGTCGTTGTTTACCTTGTTGATCTTAAACCCGCTGAGCCACTTTGAAAGTCCGGTTTTCAACTTCCTAGAAGCTAAAAGCTTGGCGTGACTGTCTGCTTCGGTCATCATGGCGGATACCCCGGCTTCAAACCTAGAGCGAATTCCGTCGACTACGTCGGTAAAGTCTAACCCATCAAAAGACAGCTTAAGTCTCATGCTGCCTCCTTAAGGTTCATTCGGATCGTAGTATTGGTTATCGTTGATGATGTTGCCGTCTTGATCTCGACGCTCGAGTAGGTAATCCCTCTTCAGAATCCAAGTCTCTGGAAGCTTGACGTAGGTACGATCTCCTACGGTCTTTTTAGGAGCTTGGATGTTTTCAGGTCGGATGTTATATTGGCTGTACCGATCTCTGTGTAACGCTTTTACGGCGCGAAACACGGGATGATGTTGGTAGTAGATCGAGTACACATCTTTGTCGGAAGGCTTATGAGTGCCAGTCCACTTGATGTTCCCGTTCACGTCGATCTGAAAGTCTGCTCCTTCGAAGTACTCAGTCTTGACGTTACCGGCAGCGCTAAACACTCCTAAGATCTTACAGGCAGGATATTTCAGCTTATCGGTGTCTGAGCCTTCTTGTCTTTGAACAAGCTCGAAGAAGTCTTCTGCAAAGTCTAAAATTTGAACCTTAGCAAAGATGTGAAGGGTAACGTCGGACTTAAAAGTCATGAGAACTTCGTCCATGCTGAAGGTACCTTCTAGCTTGAACTTTTCGACAAGATCTTGCTGTTGTATCAAAGCAACCGTCTCACGACATGCAAAGTCGATCATGTTGTTATTACAGATCGTGCAGTTCACGTTGTGGTCCATCGACTCGATGCTCTGAAGATTAGGGCATACAGTCGACTTCCAGATCTTGATGCGGACTCCGAGGTCTTCAATCTGCTGATTAAGCCGATCAACCTCGATTCCGTTAGTTACCCTTTTTGACATCTAAACCTTAAGCCTTTGGTTGCTTACGGTCCATCTGAGGACCCCAGCACTTCTTAGCCTTGTCTTTCATCTTCATGAGAAGCTTTTCTTTCTTCTCATCTTTGTCTTCCTTAGCCTTTGCGATGCGTGCTTCGATCTCCTCTAAGATCTTTTCGCGGTCTTCGGGTTTCACGTTCTCGTAAGGATCAGTAGACTTCTTGATCGGCTCAGCTTTGAGCTTAGCAAGCTCTTCGGCGGATAGGCTTTGATTCTTGGTAGAACTTTGATACTTCTTCTCATAATCCATGGGAGAAGCTTTGATGTTGGAAAGCTCGTTTCCGGTAGAACCTTGAACCAGCTTTGAACCTAAGCTAAACTCCTTAAACAATCCATCAGAAAGTTTAGGTTTAGCTGGTTCCGCTGGCGCGGCTGCTTCAGTGGCTTTTTGTTCTTTGACTTGTTCGCTCATGACTGTCTCCTCTTAAATTTCGAGATAAACTCTCGAATACTGTCTTCTCTGACGATCTCAGCAATACCTTCTTGGATCGACTTAGAAATCTTCTTACGACCGGATAAACCGCCGTCTTTCATATAACGCTTGTGACCAGAAGCCTCTTGAATGTACCTACCGCCGCGAGCGCCTACCGACACCGACGCTGGTTTGTGCTTCTTCTGCTCCTGCTCTTTAACCTTCTTTGGTTTCCGACGCTTAGGCTTGGTAACACCTTCGATGTTAACACCTCCCTCGGTCTGTTTACGCTCCTTCTTGTTGCGTTCACGGAGTTTTGCCCTTACCGTTTCTCGGATCTTCTCCTTAAGCTTACTACTTGGCACTTGAGCCTCCTTTTAACTTCTTGTGAGAGGTTTTTACCGCCTCTATCAGATCATGAAACATCTTACGCGCTTTGTCACCTTGACTGAACACTTTGTCCATCGTAGAGGTTGGAACGCCGGTTCTAGCAGATGGTTTACCAGATTCATCAACTTCTTTAGTGTTGTGGGCGCGTTGCATGTGGTAGAACTTTGCCTTCTCTTGAAGCCAGGACTCGGCCATCTTGGATATCTTCTCTCGATCGTCTTTGTGAACTTTCTGCTCGATGTCCATCATGGTTCGCTCAAACTTGGAACGAAGCTCCATAGACACAGCTCTAGGGTCTTTGGCGTCACCGTGAGGGTCGTCGTGTACGGTTCCTTCAGATACCTTAACCCATACAGCTGGGTTGGCTTGAATCTTCTTATACTGCTGCCCATCCCGTCCGCTTGTGACGGTTCCTACCGGCTGGCCCCGAGTCTGACTAGATGGAGACTTTGGCTGCTTTGCGTACGCGGCGTTAGCTGCCGCTCTAGTAACTCCGACCTTAGGTCCGGGTCCGCTGATCTGAGCTTTCTCGATGTTCAGCACTCCGAGACACTTGCAGCTACCTTTCTTGATCATCAGCCTAAGCTGATTAGTTGGGTAGGCGATCCTAGACTTCCTCTCGTCTTCGACGATGGTGTATCCTTTGTCGTGGCACGATATAACCTTGTAAACGTGATTGAACATCTCCAACCTCTCACCATGAGAGAGCATTGGTTTGAATCCGTTTAGAGACTTCTCAAGTCTTTGGTTAAGTGCGAAGACTTTAGGATCGTTCATCCTCGTCCTCCATGCGGGTAAGAGCGTCTACGAACTGACAGAACGAATCTTCGTGTTGCTCCCAGTTCGCAAGAAGTTCTTTTGCTGCAGCTTGATCGCTTTGAAGCGGAATGTACTCCGCGTGCTTTTTTCTCCAAGAAGTGATGGCTTTACGTAGCGTGTCTTTTTGAGCTGCTTTTCCTAGCTTAAAATCATTCACGAAGTCTCTGACAGACTTTCGAATCTCAAGCTCAAACTCTCCGTACTTGATCTTAATTCCTTTGACGTTCAACGATTGACGCTCGAGTGCGTCGATGCGGTTGTGAACCATGTCGATACGATCGTGTGCTGCCATTGCTAGATCTTTATCCGTAGGAGGACTTGGGCTAGCTTCAGCTACTTCGGCCTGAGCGATTGACGGTACTAAACTTTTCAGCTCTAACATCTTGGAGATGATCTCTACGGTCTGAGAGTCAAACTTCTCTACGATCTGCCCATCGCGATCTTGAAAGTGACCATGATACAGTCCAGCCTCTCTTTGAGACAGTGTAAGGATTCCGGTTGGGAAAGGAATCTTAGCAACGGACCCGTCTGCTTTTAGCAGTCCTGAGTGAAGCTTGATATATTCGATGAGCTTAGGGTTGGTGGTCTTCTCGGCCACCATCTGGTCTGTAGAGTCAACTGATACGGTGGTCTCTTTGAAGTCTATCGACTTCTTCATCTTCTTTTTTACAAAAGCTTTGGCCTTTGATTTTGGTCTACAAGATCCTTCAGAGTAAGGCTTCTTACCGGGAGTAGGTTCATAACCATCCCAGCATCGAGACTTTTGTGCTGCGTCAAGTTCTTTCTCTTGCTCGTCAGCTTCGCGCTTGTCGTCTTTTCTTGAAGGCGAACGAAGAACTTGCAAGAGCTTCTTGTGCTCTTTTACGAACTCCTTCATCGGTATTTTTACGGTCTTCTTCTTACTCATAGTTAACCTACCACTGATGGGATTCCAGCGTAAAACTTCTTAACAGCGCTGATGTATTCTTTGAGAGATTTTCTGTAAGAGTCGATTCGGGCCGAGTAGACACTATACATAGCAGACGCTGCTAGCTGTTTACTGGTGCTTGCTCCGTCTAAGCTTACAGTTTCTCCGGTCACGCCTGGTCCGAGTGTGATATCTCCCAAGATTTCAAAAGTACGAATAGCGGCTTGCATGCCGACCATCTCGTTAATCAAAACGGGAATCTTGTCGTGACAGAATCCGGCCTTGTACTTGATCTTAAATAAGTGAGGCCAGTGATCTCTGGTTCCGTATATGAGAGGAACATATGATCCGCCTTGCGTGATTACGAGTCCAGAGAAGCTCCCTTCTACGGGAGACAGCTGAACTTGACCGCTCTCTTTTTCTACTACAATCCAGTCTTGCGGAAATACGACAAGGTCTTGGCTATTAGGAAACTTGGCTCTAAAATCTGAAACTTCTATAACCGGACGCTTTTTTAATTGAATAAAATTAAAATTTACGTAGTCAACGGCACGGTAGTCGTACTCTTCTTCAAACTCAGTTTCGCTGATAATGATATCCAGAGTATGCTCTAAATATGAAACTGCGGCGTTAATTTGATGCTGCAATACAGAATCAGGTATGGGGTTGCCTTTCTCATCTGTAAGATCGATACCAAAAAGATATCTCTCTTTCATCTGAGAAACTGTGATCAGCGACTCTGTTCGAGTAAACGCCTGACTACCTATTGAATTAAAAGGTACGCTCATGTTATACACTCCACCAAGGATCTTGAGCGCTCTTGATAAAAAGCAGCTTGTTTGACTGCTTAGCGATCCGTGATCCGTATGCTACTGGGTTCTTCTCAAACTGAACGGATTCAAGATAATCTTTGACCTGATCTTGAACATCTTTGGAGGATGCGAAGAATCGACCTCGAACGTGCTCTATGAGCTGAAGATCGTTCTGATTTGAACGAACCTTGTCCATGTCGATCTGCCATTCTTGAAAGGTTTGATACGGCTGTTTCATGGTTTAAAAAACCTTCCAGAAGGTCCGACTTCTTTATCGTCTAGATGAATCCAGTTAGCTCCCCAACCGTTATCTTCCATACGAAGATTCCACTCTTCAAGCTTACCTTCGTCTATAGCCTTCTTCTTAAAATCGTCGCAAGACATGCCAACTACTACGAAGTCAACTGCTCGACCTTTGAGATGCATAGAGCCCATCGGGACTCTAAGCTCTGGGAGACCTTTTGCTGTGCGTTTAGCGTTGATGCGTTTGTACAGTTCCAGGTGGTACTTCATGGTTCTCAAAGCGATCGTTACGGTGATGGGCTTTCCTACCCACTCCCGAACCTTGTCCATCCACTGAAACGTGTTGATGAGGTTATTCTTGATCTCTTCGGTCAACTCATCCTCCGAGACAGCACGCTTCTCTTCGGGAAGCCACAAAGCTTCCTTCCAAGTAAAGTACTTACATCCTGGGATGAGTTGGTTGAGTTCCATTAACAGTTACTCGTAGTGCTGATCATCTGTAATCCTGCCTGTAAGATAGCGTGAGAACGATTTGTTCCTTCGTCCATCTTAACAAGTAAGTTCTGGCTGATCAAGGTTAAAGTTTCGGTATCGGTTAGATCAAACTGTATGATCGATCGATCGTCTGCAAAAGGCGTGCTTGCGGTCTTAGTGATGGTTGTCCCGTTGGAAAGAAGAAGATCAAGGGTGGCTGTGAATCCTGCGTCAGGGATGTATCTGATCTTACGGTCAGGTTGGATAAGTTGAAGAACAAGCTTGGCGTCGGAGCCTCTTACGATTCTTGCCGAGCCTATGTCCATGAAGTTATTTAGACTTGCGTCTTCGTTCAAAACTTTAAGGCTTAGTAACATGGGTTACCCTTTCATCCACTTTACGATTTCTAAGATTCCGACCAGGGCTGTTCCGATACCACCAAGCCATAAGATGATCTTGGTCGTAGTTCGAATCCACTCGGCTGGTTTTCTAAGTCCCTCGATCTCGTCGTCGACCTTGTCAAACTGTTTCTTATTCTCTTCCACGTGAGCCAAGTGCATAGCTTTCAACGTGTTTACCCCTTCGATGTGCTTGTCTAGAAGATGATTCTGAATCTCGTCCTGATCGTTAATGCGCTTCAACTCATAACTGGTCTGCTGAACGTGAAGCTCAAGCTTCTTGTCCAGCTCAACTACCGCTTTGTTGGTGGAGCGTTGGTCTTCTACTAGACCTCTTAACAGCATCAAAATTTCTTCGTCTGACCGTGCCATAGGGGTTCCTTATATCGGGAGGGGCTCTTAAGGAGCTTCCTTTATCTTACTACATTCGTCTACCAAGTTCAACACCATATCCCTGGTCTCAACTAAACCCATACTCTCTAGGTCTTCTGGGGGTTGTTTTCCGAGCATTGTGATCAAGAATGCCACAAGCTCGGAGCATATGTAGGCTCCAGACTCGGGAAGCGGGTTCTTGATCTTTATGCCGAAAAGTCTTGCTGTTCTCTTGAGAAGCATGCCTAAGATCTGTTTTTTAGAGTAGGCCCTTCCCGCGTTCTCAGCACACCACTTTAGGAGTTTGTCTTTTGCCTCGTCGGAGATCTCAATAGAAAACTCTTCTACCACCTGATGATGCTCGTTAAACTCGTGCGGTCCAGCAAAGTTGACTCCGGTTCCTACCGCGTGGTAGGTGAGATCTAGATCCCATCTCTTCACCGGAAACTTTACGTACGTGTGCGAAAATCGAGTCCTCTCACAAAGCATGATAAGCCACGCCAGAATTGGTAGCTTCTTCTTTGATCTGGAGAATCCGATCTTCAAGATTGACACGTTACACCATCCTAGCCATCAACATAGCTTTCCAGCTGTCGATCATCTCTTGAGTAACAAATCCACTAGGTTGTTTTTGATTGAGTGCGTGGAGAGCTGTAGGCCAAGCGCCTTCTCTGATTCGAATAAGAACATCTTGGTAGTCTGCAAACATCTGGTCAGACTGAGTGGTGGTTATGCCTAGAAGTGTGTTCTCAGCGTACATATCTCGTAGAAGCTCTGGTGCTTGTTCTTGATACGACTTGATCTTAGCTTTGATCATGGTCTTCAAGTCTACGGCTTGTCCAGGAGGCGGGGAAAGTATGTTTCCTACCAAGATCCAGCCAACTTGCGGGGAGATCAAAAGATTATCCACGTCGATGATCATCTGATAGTTCTTAATGTGATCTACGTACTGTTCGTCGGTTATAGATCTAACCTCTACGACTACGTTATCTCTTAAAAAAGCGTGTAGTTTCATGTTTACCCCTTATTCGTCTAATTTTGTGATATCTAAGAATTCAACATCGTTTCTCAGTCTTACGATGCTGTCGTACACTCCTAGATGATTGACGTAGATTCTTTCTCTATAGGTCTCTCCTAAACGTGTGACTACCGCCTCGATCATCAAGGTAGTATCTCCATCTAGGTTTGCGGACGGGATCGAAGACATCAAAACGTCAGCAAGCCAGTAGTTGTTGTACTGAAGTGTGCCGTTAACAGTGTGTATAGGATCGTCGGTCCAAGCTGGAGTTGTTACTCGATAAATTTTAAAAGTACAGGATGCTGAGTTGTCTATAGACCCACTAACAGGATTGTACAGATAAGCTGCGAGACGGATGCTTGCTAAGTCCGAGGTATCAAGTTCAGCCGCTAACTTTAAAACCTTTACGCTGTTAGAGAGGGCCGAGTTAGGGCCGAACAGGAACTGCCACTCGTGAACGTGGTTCACCAGAAACCTTTTTCGGTTGTCTGCGTTTAGAACCTGATTCTGCTCTTGGTCTTGGGCGACCAACAACCTAGTAATTGGCATGTTAGTTACCTAGCAATGAGAATCCCTTGTAAGCTACTCGCTGTTGTCCGTTAACGACGATGGTCACCTTAACTGTATAGTGAGTAAGGTCCGTAAGTAAGATCGCTGATACAGGAGTTATGGCAAAAATTCCGTTAGCGTCTGCTGCGATGCCGGTTTGAGTTAGCCCTACAACGGCGTTTCCATCAGCGTCATACACAGTATAACTTGCGGTTCCAAGTCCGGTAGTAGCGACTTTTCCCTCACTAGACTCCGCCCAGAAGCTTGCTCTGAGTTGATTCGTAGCGTTGATAGAGAACTGAGCTTTTACGAAGAACTCTGCGACGTCTGTCTGGATAGCAAACATCTCTACTCGAGTCACGCTATCGACTTCAAGAGTAACACGAACCGAATAGCCTGGGTGCAGATCTGTTAGAAGACTTGGAGTTGCGGCGATCTTGTATATGCCGTTAACATCGGCGGTGATGCCAGTTTGAGACATTCCGACGATCGGATTACCGTTATGGTCAAAAACCTGATACGCGGCTGTTCCAAGTCCTGTGGTCTTAAGAACCTCGTCTGCAGATACCCAGAAGGTTCCGTCAAAGTTGTTGTCTTTGTCTACGAAGAACAGACCGGAGATGTCGTACTTCGGAGCTTCTTGAATAAGAGCGGTGTAGCCTTCTCGAACTGCTCCGTCCACGGTAATGTTAATCTTAGCCATGTAATGGTCTAAGGTTAGGTTTAAAGAAGAAGCAACTGGAGCGATCTTATACTGTCCGTTAGCGTCTGCTACGATTCCAGATTCAGTCATGCCTACGACTGGGTTTCCGTTCTTATCGTAGATCTGATAAGAAGCGGTGCCCATGACTGCGTTGCCCGTCTTAGCTAAGGTAGAGTTCTTAAGAGCCCACAGTGTTCCTTGAAGCTGGTTTGAGCTGTTAAGAGCAAAAGCTCCTTCGGTTTTGTAAACGTCTGCGCTTGTAAAGACGCCTGTAGAAAGTACACCGATGCTTACGGTGTTGTTGTCGATGTTAGAAACCCCGTCTCTTGCTCGAACACCTACGTGGTACGTAGTTCCGTTTACCAAGAAAGATCCATCTCTCAAGGTCCAGAAGTCAAACTGAAGAGCTGTAGTGATTCCCACTACGTTGTTAGGGTTAGTAAATAGTCCGACAGCGGTGTTTGCTTGAGCGTAAATCTCGTAGCGAACAGGTGCTGTCACGTCCGAGGCTGCAGCCCAAGACGCTCTAATCTGTCCTCTAGACTGAACCGATGCGTTTACCACACCGGCAAAAGTGGGAGGAGTCAGGTCAACTATACACGCCTGAGTCGTACCATGATAGAAGTTGTTGTTCACCAAGATATTAGGCATATCTTAGCTCTCCTTCAAGCCAGGTCGAATGTCTACTCCAGGAGGTGACGTGAACGTGTATCGGACTAAAGTTCCGACTACGTTAGGGATAGTTCCTAGCGGAAGCCAAGTTAGCCCGTTGTCGGTAGAGTATTCGAAGTTTGCTGCGTTTGCGACCGTGTTGTGGTTCACGATCAAGCTATCAGATAAATCGTACGCTCTGTAGAACAGTTGGGGTACAGAAGAGGCGTATGCTTTCTTAAGCCTAAAAGCTGTTCTTGAAGGAGTGTTGTTGTCTGAGTAGTCGTCCGAGAACTCCCAGTTATCGGAGATTCCGATCTCAGATTCAAACCCTAAGAACACTTCTCTAAGCTGAGCTGGGATCGATGCGCCAAGAGACAGCGTATTAAAAGCGATCTTAAATTGAATCTGATTTGCTGTTGGAATAGACGAGAGGTCCGACGCAAAAGGAACCTGAACCCACCCTCCAGAAACAGAGCCGAAACCGCTGGTGCGATAGTAGATGGTAAGTGCGCTAGCTTGATCTGCAAGTTCTCTCCAAGAAGCCAAGAACTTGTAGACGGCCAGAGGAGTGTCTAGTACTTTGGTGACCACAAAAGAGTGATCAAACATCGAATCTGACCTTAGATCAGAGATGATGTGACCTCGTTGACCTACAGTGCTTCCTGTTAGTAAGATCCAACCGTTCTCGATGTCAATCGCCGAAAAGGTTAAACCTCCAAGTCCCTGGGTATCAGACGAGGGTAGAACTTCTCTGTACAAGTTACTAGCCCTTCCAAAGATCTTATCAATGGAATTGTTTACCACCTGTTTCATGATCAAGATGTTTGCGTTTGTAAGATATACGGCTCGGTCTAACACGTTACTCCACGTAGCCTGAAGTACCGTAGGACCGGTGATCTGGTTCGTAGTTCCTAAGATGTTGGACGTAACCAGCGAAGGCCAGGACGTTGCTCCTGAAGTTAGTTGAGAAATTCTTCCGAGATAAAGGTTGGTAGTAGTGCAGAAGAAGATGCAAGGGAATCCTGCGTTAGACGTGTGTCCTGGTTCTGCGTAATCTTCTGAGTCAAGAGCGATCAGTGTTCCAGAAAGTGCTGGTAGGTTTCCTGTCTTGTGGACCCAAGCGCTTCCTGTGGTGCCAAAAGCTCGGCAGATATCGGCTGTACCGTTAGTGGTGATGTTGATGATCGCGCCACCAGAAGTCGTAGAAAGCTGATAATCGTTTGCTGTCGGGTTTCTTACGAAATATACGGTATTGTTCGTAAGACCTGCTCCACCTGACAAGTTTGTCACGAAGATAGGATCGTTGTTTGCGTATCCATGCGCGGTATGAGTAACTCGGTCAGTTCCAGCATCGATCGTTAAGCCTAAGCTCAAGGGACAGTCTAACGTAGCGTTAGTGCTGTACACGTAAAACTGGTGCGTAGCAGAAACACCGTTATGAACGTAGATACGGTTGTTGGCGACGTCCAGTGTGCTTCCTGTAGATGCGATGTTAAGTTGACCGACTCCGATAGCGGTAGGATCTTGTAAGAAGTAGGTTGCTTTTTGGTTTGACCCCGTAGCGCCAGGAAATAGGGTACCTGCCCCTGCTGGCAAGAAGTCCGAAAAATCTACGTTGTTTACGCAGTATAGCCCGCCGTTGATAGCGACCGAACCGGTTGTGGTTATGAAGATCCGCCAACCTGTGGTTCCGGTATCTACCACCTTTAAACTTCTATACGCGTGAGTGGTTGCCGCGAGGTCGGCTAGAGCAATCCGGATAGTTCCTACGAAGGTAGTAACTCCCGTGTCAAAGTTAATCGTATGTAAGCTTATGTTGGAGATACCACCAGCCTCAGCTCCGATAGAAAAAATTCTACCATTAGAAGACATGTAGGATGCTACTGGAGTTACAGAAGAGGCTACGGAGGTGTCGTTAAAAACGTCAACCCATCGATTAAGAGGAGGGCCGATGACCGTCTGACTGTTGACCGTCTTTACGAAAGCTCTTCCTTGTCGTGTGGTCTTAGTCTGGTCGTAAACACTTACGACGTCTGCCAAAAGATCTGCCTTAATATACTTCATAAATACTCCTTAGACCAAGCTCCAAGTAATCTTGTCACGACGGTAACGACCTGATACCGGTGTATAGGTTAGTGTTTTTCTGGCGGTGAAACCTGCTCCAACTCCGATACTCGGAGCTGTGTAGTCGATTCGAATGATCCTTTGGTCTTTAGTTCCAAAGTCAGCGTAGATGATCTCTTGATCTCGGTCTTTTGCGGCTAGGATCATCTGTCGAAGGTTGTTTACGAAGACGTGCTGAACACCTCCCACTTGACCGTTCTCAGTTCCGATGACCAATCCGTTGTTGTCTTGAGGAAGACTGTTTACCGCGTTTAGGATGTCAGAAAGAACATCAGCTATTGTTACACTTAGGATAGTGTTGGTATTAGAGATTAAACCTTCTACGTCCTGCGTGTTGGTCTTAATGTCGTTCAGAAGATCCGCGATGGTAGTGCTCAGGATTGTGTTGGTAGCTCCAGCCAAAGTTTCAAGGTTGTCGGTCTGAGCTTGAATACTTCCTAAACGAGCTTCGATAGCTTCAAGAAGAATTCTTGCGAGTTCATCGCGAACATGAAGACGTTTGTCTGAATCGATCTTTTGAACATGTCTTGCTCCAGCTTTTGTACCGTCTTCGGTTCCAACCGACATGACGTTGTCTGGATCAGTCAGATCATCGATAGCATCGAGATTTACGACGATGTCGCCTTCGATGGTGACGTTTGCTCCGATATCAACCGGAAACCGATTATCCGGAGTAATTGGATTTCCCTGAGGATCTACAGGCAAAACTCTACGAGCAGCAGCGTCGTCTTCGTGTTCCCGCTGCTCTATAGTATTTCGCGTTAAGATCTTATTCTTAGGGATGTTATCCATCTAACACCTTAAGACTCGAGTACTGTTACGTGAACGTCCACGTGAGACGTCTTAACTCCTACAGCTTGGATAGGATCATCCGACTCTGGACAGAAAACGTGTGTTGCGAATCCTGGAGGAAGGCAAAGACCGTTCGTAGCGTCAACTGCTCCGGACAGATCACTCATCTTTCCAGTTCGAATGAACTGAGCGGATGCAGATCGATTAACAACCCAGAGAACTGCGTTGTCTTCGACCGGTTCAGCGGTTGTTGAAGTTGCGACAACTTTTCGAATCGAGGCCAAGATACCGTAGCTACTCTTACCAGCAGCTGTAGGATCGTGATGTTCTTCCTGAGCAACCGACGACGGGTTGCGTGCAGACTTTACACCTTGTGTTGGTTTTGGGGATGACATCTATCTACTCCTCTTCGAATCTACGATCTTGGCTCTTAACGTCCTGCGCGTTCAGAGTATCCAATCGTCTTTTAAGCTTTTCTATCTCGTTCCTGAAGAAGAACAGGAGGTCCCTGTACCGCTTCACATCTGAACGGACAAAATCCAGTTCAAGATCTTTTCCTACGCCTCGTGGATCATCAAATACGAACACTATCACGGGCTTATCATACTTTCCAATAGTTAGTTCTGAGCGCAGATATTTTAGGCCGCTCATCTCTAAGTACGGCGCAAGCCCTAAATTATCTGTCTTAAACTCTTTCTTCTCAAGCATGATGTACTCTAGTCCTCAGACTTTGAGTGTACCATCATTCTAGCATAGGAATCAAGTCGGTTACCACAAACAGAAACCCCCCGGAAGCATACGCCGCCGAGGGGTCTCAAACTAACTAGTATCCAGAATACCTTACGTAGAGCGTCCGATGTTCATGAAGATCAAGTGCTTGCGAGGAGCGTACACGATCGGAGTACCGTACAGGAGTTGCATCCAGCGGTAAGCCGTTGCGACGATCGCAAGGTCCATCTTCATGAGCGGAGCGAGCTGCTTAAAGCGGACCGCTTCGCTATCCATGGTCAACAGGTAAGCCTGTGCGAGACCAGGGAGGCGATGGTTGAGGTCGCGGAGGGTAGCTGCGCCGCCAACAGAGGCAGGAGCAACATAACCCACGAACTCATGACCCGACGTAGCGCCTACCGGAGAACGGTAGACAGCGTAAGCGATAGCGCCTGGGGTAGCGGCAATCGCAACGTCGATAGCACCAGCAGCGGCAACCGTTGCAGCAGCGGCAGCGCCAAGAGCGCCTTCGCCAGCAGCGTTGATAGCCGATGCGCGGTAGCTGTAAGCGCCAGCGGAAGCTGCGTCCCACTTGCTGTTAGCGACGGTCGGAGCAACAGCTGCAGGAGTAACCGCAGGAGCTGCAGGAGCGTCAGCAAGAGGAGCCGGAGCGCCGCGCTTAGGACGAAGGAAGACGTCTGACTGGAGAGAGAACTCGCCAGCAGAAGCCACGAACGACTGGAGCACGAAGCCCGACTTACCGTTCGAAACGCCCATTGGGTTGATACGCTCTTTCGGATAGAACTGGCGGCTCAAGTCCGAGTGAGCTTTGGTGTCAAGCATCATGGTAGATGCCATACCAAAGTTCTCTTGAACGATGCGAGCGCCGTCTTCGAGAGCGTCTTGATCGAGAACAAGACCGCGAAGGTCCTTGATCACGTCTTCTTCAACGCCGTATCCGGTGAAAGCCTTAGCCTTAGCGGAAGCGTCAGCATTACCCTTACGGATCTGCTTATCGAGACCATCCCAAGAAAGGTCAGATTCTGGGAGCAGAGCAGCGTCTGCGCCGTCGAAAAGACCGTTGTTGGAGTACATTCCGTGACCGTCGAAGAGGTTACGCTCAACGATCTCAAGAATTCGCATAGTACCGTTACGGATCTCACGAGCGATTGCATCACCGTGCGCGTTACGGACCAACGTATAAACGTGGGTCAGTTCACGAGTCACGCCGATGAATCGAACGCGCTGGATCTGACGGCTGTAGGACGAATCCTCAGAACGTGGCAGAGCGCCTTCGGCGATGAACCCACGGCCTTGATCGCCGTAAGCATCGATTCGGTTATACTCTTCGATCGTGTTGTATGCCTGATCTTTTGGCATCTGTGGCCACAACTTGATCTGTTTCATCTCGTACGTCACCGACTTGAGCGACGCATCGAGGCTTTCCACTTGGAGAACTCCACCACCCGAGAGGGAGGTAGGAGCGCCAGCATAGCCAGCTCCGGCGGAAAGCGCCTTGTTTAATTCATCAACTTCCTGAGCGGAGGTGACGCCAGCGCCGCCCTCAAAGTTGACGAAGTTATAAGAACCCTGATTCATTGTAATCTCCTTTAAAGATTTGGGTTAGTTCAACTTCAGTTCCTGGAACACAATTCTCTTCACTCGAGTATCCGAGATGTTGCCAGTGGCTTCAAACTCGGCGATGTGATGAGAAGTGATTCCTTTCCCGCCAGCTTGGAGAGCAAGCATCGTGTCCAAGACTTGAGACTTCTTGATCTCGTTCGATGCCGGAGCATCGTTCGATTTCTCGATAACCTCAAGGTTAGAGACGGAGCGCCTGTCGTAGGCTGGTTGGGACGCCAACTTCTCAACTTTCTCACTAAGACTCTTGATAAGTGTGTCCTTCTCATCAATAGCCTTTCTCAGGTCAGCGGTGCTATCAGCAATCGCTTTCTTAAGAACTTCTTCAGTCATGGCTGGTTTTTGCTCAACGGGAGCGGGAGCTTCTGCAGACTTAGCTACAGGCTCTTCAGTCTTCTCAGACTCTTCACGCCACGCTTTGATGAGTTCCAGCTCATCTTCGTCGAGACCAAGAGCAGCCAATTCTTCGATTGACTTCTTCATCTTCGACTTTTTAGATTTTTCTTCCTTCTCATCTTCGTCCTCGTCTTCTTCGTCCTCAGACTTAGAGACTTCGGCAGAAGGTGCCGTAGGATCAGCGATAGCTTCCGTAGCTCCGCCGTTGATGTTAGAAGCTTGCTCAACTGGCGCAGCTGCTTCAGCTACGACCGTTGGTGCAACCGACTCAGAGGTAATTGCTTTACTCACTTCTTCAGCTGGCGCTTTCGAAGCTTCTTCTTGCTCTTCCGAGGCGAGGATCTTTCCTACGATCTCGTCAACTGACTTCTTGATTTCTTGTTCGGTCACGTGCATTCTCCTTCAGTTCTTGTCTTCACCAAGACGATCCACGATACTCTCAACGACCATCTCGGCAAGTTCCATCGGGTCGTGAGACGGATACATCTCCTTCAAACTCTTCATCAAAGATCTTACCATAGCCTTCTTTTTGTTTTTCTTACCGGCTTGGTGGGTTATGTTTTTAGGAGCTTGTTCTAGCGACTCTTTACTCATCGCTTCTCCACCGGATCGAGCTTCTGGAGCTTTTGCTCCGCCCGCTCCTGCCGACAAAGCTTTCTGAGCAAACTCTACGAGCTTCTCAAGATCTGCTTTCTCGATGGTGACGAAGTCCGAAGCTGACTGAGCTTCTGGCTCGTCTTTGATGATCTCGTCTGAGTTCAAAGATTTCACTAACTCCGCGTAAGTATAAGGATTTACTGGATCAAGGGTAAGGGCAACTTTGTCGATTCGAGCCTTCTTGATGGCTTTCTGGTTCGCGAAGTCGCGTTGGATGATCTTACCTTCGATGCTCATCTGAACACGGTTAGATGCGCCTTTTTTTAAAGATTTCAATATGTTATAGAACGCTTTAGCTCGATCTTGATGCTTAAAAAGGTATCCTTTGACCATCAAGCACTTCTTGCCGTCTTGCTTTACGAACTCAGCGTCTTCGATCTGTCCTAGTACGTTCTCAGGACCTTTCTGGTGATCGAAGTTAAAAAGACCTCGGCCAGCTTTAAGAAGGCTGATATCTAGTCCGTCTTGGTCGACGGTCTCACCTTGGAGATCCTCGTCTGCTGTGGACGCGATGCCCTGGATATGCCAGGTTTCGTCGTCGTTCTCAGATTTTGTAAGCTCTACAGGAACGTAGAACTTGAAGTTCTTTTCTGACATAAACCCTATTATATGCTCGATTCGTCAATCTTTACGGTGACGCTATTTTAACCTGGTTACTTCTCTTCGAAGCTTAGATATCGCCTTGCGTTCTATGGCGGTTATCGCTGAGATGGACAGCTTCATGAGCTTAGCTATCTCTGACAGCGTGTGTGGATGATCATTGTACCTGAGGTACGTCCAGAAGCAGTTTCCGTAATCAGGAGCGTTGACCCACCAGTCGTGGCCTTTCTCTAACGGTAGCTTTTGTTCTCCGCACTTACAGTCGGAGGGGTGTGGATACCTCATAGCAAACAGTATACCGACTTGCTAAGTAAAAAACAAGTTTGGCATGTTTTTTGCTTGACTCTTCAAATCAAATATACCCTACTTGACAGAGTTGATTTTTTCCTATAGCCTCAAAGACGTATGTTGTTTAGTTTTGGCGGAGGGGTAAGACCCCGACAGCCACTTAAACTAGTCAAACTAACCAAAGCAAAGAACGTCAAACCGGAACACGTGTGTTCTCCGAGAACATGTGTCCCACGCTAGTTTACAAGCTTGTTTTTATCTTTAAAACTTTTTTCAAGTTAAGAAGCTGATTGCGCCGCGCCGCAGCTTTTTATATTGACCTGCGCGGTTCAAAGTGGCATTATCCATATATGGGAGAAGTGTTTAACTTTGAACAAGAGATTGAAAAGCTAGAAGATCAGAAGTGGGACATCCTTCTTCGTTACGGCGAGCACGTAGCCGCACGCAAGTGGATTCCTATCGACGCAAGGTTGAACAAGCTGTACGTCTGGTGGACCAACAAACTAATATCCGAAGGTCGCGAACGCGAACTTCCTTTTCACAGAAGAGTATTAAAGTGAAGACTTGGACTGAAGGTAGAATCGTAGCAGGAAAGGCACAGCTTGACAGCTTCGTGTTTCCGTTACACTACTCAGGTCCAGCTGCTTGGGAAGGTATTCGTGCCTACGTACAAGACGACGGGACTTGTAAGATCTTTAAACTACGAGAGCACGTACAGCGGTTGTTTGATTCAGCAAAAGTCTTAGGAATGAAGATCCCGTACACACCCGCTCAGGTTGAGAAGGCCTGTGAAGACATCGTACAGGCTAACGGCAACCAAGATCTCTACCTTAGGCCTATCGCCTTCGTAGAAGGCGACGCGGAAGGTATTCACACGAACGCTGGAAAAGTTCGACTAGACATCTACTGCGTTCCTGTTCCTAAGCTCCATAAAGATTCTGACAAAGGTATCAAGATGGTTATCTCGAACGTAGTTCGTGGATACCCACAGTTCAACATGCAGGTCAAGACACCTGCGAACTACTCAGTATTAGCTACGGTGAAGCCATTACTCGAACAGACAGGATGCCAAGACGCATTCCTCGTAGACAACAACGGTTTCATCGTTGAGGCCACTGTAGCTAACTTTTTTGTAATAAAAGGCGATGTCATAATGACTCCGCCGAACCACGGAAGCATCCTACCAGGAATCACTCGAGCAAGCATCGCTCAGATCTTAAACGATCGACCAGCCATGTTCTCGAAGTACAAGCGAGTACCGATCCTGATGGAGAAGCCCATCACGAAGACCGATCTGTATATAGCTGACTGTGTCATCTTGGTAGGCACTTACGCGGAAGTAGTCAAAGTTTCCGAGATCGACGGAAGAAGCATCTCTGGAGACGATTTTTACTTCAAGATGTTGGGTACTGAGTACTCAAATCTAGTGCGAGGTCGCAAGTGAAATTTTCAGATCTTAAGATTGAATACTCCGTAGGAAAGGTCAGGCTCACGGAAGCGAACGTACTTGTTCTAGACGTGACCGACATGGAAGCAGTCGAGTACTGGGAAGAGCGTTTAAAAGCCTTAAAACAGAGCTACGTCATAGCTTTTAGAAAAGAAGGCGAAAAAGTCCTGTACTCCATCTTTGCGGATCTTAGAAAGAAAGGAAGTCCTTTCAGATGATCAACTCTAAACGTCTAAAACCAGGTAGTGATCTAGACTCTTGTGTGGAAGAGAAGAGAACTCCGTCTTGGCTTCTTAAACTTAGACTGTGGTGGTACGACTTCGCTCCCGTTCGTTGGTACCATGACCTAGGAACTTTGTACCGCCGACTAAAGAGAGCATACAAGTGGGCTAAGAACTGCATCTGGACAAACTGGGACTTTGATGCCCACAGCATCTTCCCACTGCTCGAGTACAAGCTTAAGCGTATAGAGCATTGCTTGATCAACGGCCATGCCGTTCAAGAAGACCGAGACATGAAGGCCCTTAGGATCGCCATCAAGCTAGCTAAGCGCGTGTCGGATTCTTACCACGAAGAGAAGTTGTACGATCGGCACGAACGCAAGTGGGGGGCTCACGCACCTTGGAAAGAATCTTGGAAAGAGAACGAGGACGGAACTTCTACTTACGTTGGTCGTAGGCTTAAGGTTAAGAGTGATCAGGATAAAGAGCTGGAAACAGCAGACCTTCGAAGCCTGTGGAAGAAGGAAGAAGAGTGGCGTTCTCGAGACGAGAAACTTCTCTTTGCGATCATTCAAAAATACTACAAGGTTTGGTGGGACTAAACATGAGCCGAGACCAGTTTAATACCGACGCAGAGTACAAGCAGCAGTTGATCAAAGATCTTCTCACCATCTGTGAAGAGCTGGGGTGGAACGTGGCTATCCCTCAAGTAGAAGAGGACGACGAGGTTCCGGGACTGATCATCGGAACGGCAGAGTACGTCGAGATGGTAACCGAAGCTCTAGACGAAGGAGGCTCAAGTGTCGGAACAGCCTGATCCTTTCTTAGGTTTGATCTTCATCTTGATTGGAACCTTAGTAGTATCCAAGCTGGTAAGCCTCTTCGTAGGAGTAGGCGAACCCCCAGCAGCCCAGAAAGAGCCATGCAAGCTTCATAAGTGGAGTACCAATCCAGCGACCGAGAAGCTTCAATGCACGGAGTGCAACTACGTGTCCGGTACTCACACTACTGACGGAGGAAACTACTGATGGAAGATCTTAAGATAAGCGAAGAAGGTAAGAAGAAGGTCATGGAGCACTTGAAAGCCGCTAGAAAAGCTTTCTTAGGAGTGTTCTTGATCTCCATGCTCTTAGGACTAGTGTCCGTAGTCCCAGTGGTACTTTTGTCAATGTTGTTCGGAGTTCTACACTCCGTGTACCCTACCGTTCTCGGAATCATATCAGTGCTTATCATCCAGTTCAAGTACGTTAAGCCCAGGACGGACATGATCGTAAAACGGCTGCACGAGCAGCTTAAGCAGATCTTAGAAGAGGAAAGAACCAAACCATGAAGTACCTAGTGTTGACCTTGTTGTTATTGACAGGCTGTACTACCGTGAACTTAAACTTAGACTGCTACGACGTTATGGTCGACGGGCAGGTCGTACGTAAGTGCGAGCCTCGAGAAAGACCAGAACGACTCTACAGAGAATATGGGCCGAGGGATCGATGAAGATTAAGAAGAATGAGTACCTTCCCTTAGACCACGAAGCCGTGTGTAGGCTTATGGAAGGTGAGCTTACCTTCGTAAACTACATGAACGTAGGAAGTCAAGGCGACGTAACTGCAGCGATCTACCGCGCAGCAAAGCCGAACCTCGAGAAGGGCCACAAAGAGTTCATGCTCTTGTACTACCAGGGCGATCAGCTGATGGTATCAGGCATGACGCGTGAGCAAATTAAGAAGTACAGCAAAGCCAAAGGTGTACTCTGTACGAGCTGCGATACGTTCTTGTTTAGCGTTTACAGACACGATTACCACACCTGCGACTGCCCGAACGGTACGCTGGTAGACGGCGGTAGAGACTACCTAAAAACGGGAGGAGCCGACCTCGGTAAGATGGTGTCCGGTACCATCGATCTGCTAAACGATCAGATAGTTCTTGACTTAAAAGATCAAAAATCGTAAAGTAAACAGATGGAGGACGGCATGCCAAGAAATATCAGAGAGAAGATCTCCGCCATCGTAAACGATGCTTATGATCTAAGACAGGAATCTGTCATTACCCGACTTGAGAACCTCATCAAAGATGAGCTTCAGATGCGCGACGAGGACCGAGTTTTGACCTATCATGACATCTGCGTCATCAAGTCCGCCGCCACCTCTGAATATACAAAGATGAACCTTACCAAAGACGGTATCGGAAGCAAGATGTACGGAGACGGAGAAGCTATCCGGTTCTTATGCATCTTTAACGCCGTCATCAGTTTTCTTAGGTCTAAGAACCTCATAAACTTCAAGTTTGATTATGAGAGAAAGTAGGGCTGGACAATGACCGGAACTATTGATAAGATCAGATCTGAGATTGAATATCACAAATCGCTTCTTCGACTAGATCTCAGACAAGTAGAAGATCCTCACAACAGTGAGTCCTTGAAGAGTCTTTTTCAGAAGCAAGCGGATCGTAACGCGGCTACGATCGAAAAGCTAGAGCTGCAGTTGAAGGAGCTTTTATGTACCGATGTCCCTCATGTAGAAAAACCCAAACAGCCGGATCAAAGCAAGTCAAAGTCGTCACGCAAACGCGTGAGCGTACGTACCAAAACACGATCCGCCGGGGTAAAACTACGAAGGTCATCGAGTCGAAAGGCTCCGAGATCGTCAAAGAAGTAGGCGTATGTCAGAACTGCGCCGACAAGCTTAAAAAATCCGCTTAATCGCACAAAGAATCAGGAGCATCTATGAAGCCGTGGAGCAATCTGTCCAGGGTTGTGTACGCCCGTACGTACAGCCGCAACGACGTAAAACAAGAACAATATCAAGACACAGTGGATCGGGTTCTTGCCGGAAACTTTCGACTTGTCGCCGACAACAAAGAACATCGAAAAGAGAAAGCAGAACTTCGTCAGGTCATGCTTGACCGCAAAGGCGGACCGGCAGGTCGCGGGTACTGGTACTCTGGAGCCCCTTCGCACGACAGTCTCGGAGGAGTAGCGCTAAACAACTGCTGGTTCGTCACGCTCGACAACTGGTACAACTACGTCGTGGCTGCAGACCTCCTGATGCTGGGCGGAGGTGTTGGAGCTTCTGTTGAGTATCGCTACGTCAACAAGCTGCCTAACGTAAAGGCATCAGTAAACATCATCCACAAAGCCACCAAGGACGCGGACTTCATCGTGCCGGACTCAAGAGAGGGATGGTGTGAGCTGATCCGTAGGTGTCTTGAGGCTTTCTTCGTAACGGGAAGAAGCTTTACCTACTCTACGGTCTGCATCCGCCCCTACGGCGAACCTATCAAAGGGTTTGGTGGGGTAGCCTCAGGCCCAAACCCGCTCGTCAAGATGATCGACAACATCTGCGCCATCTTGATCAGTCGGCAGGGTAAACATGTTCGACCAGTCGATGCCATGGACATCCTGTGTGCCATCGGCGAGATGGTTGTTGCGGGCAACGTGCGCAGGTCTGCGATCATCATCATCGGAGAGCCTAACGATAAAGATTATCTGACCTCCAAGCGTTGGGACTTAGGTCCTATCCCTAACTACCGAGCTTTCGCAAACTTGTCGGTGGTATGCTCGGACGTAGAGGATCTTCATCCTTTGTTCTGGAAGACTTACGAGCAGGGTGAACCGTTTGGTATTGTCAACCTGAAGAACATCCGTAAGTACGGACGAATGGGAGAGTTGAAGAAGGATACAGCCAGAGGCGTAAACCCCTGCGCAGAAGCTACCCTTGAATCGTACGAACCGTGCAACCTCCAAGAGATCGTTCTTTCTAATCTTGAAGGACCAGCGGAGTTCTTTAAGATCGCAAAACTCCTTCATCGCTACGGAAAGCGAGTCACCCTCGAGAAGTACCATCATCCTGAGGTTCAAGAAGTTATCAGCAGGAATCGACGAGTGGGTACGGGAATCACAGGTTGTCTAGAATCACCTCTGTTCACTCCGGAAGTGCTAGACCAAGCTTACGCTGCTATCCAGAAGGAGAATCACGACTACTCTAAGCAGCTTGACATTCCAGAGTCTATCAGGACTACGGTCATCAAACCGTCTGGAACGCTGTCTAAGATGTTTGACGCCATCTGCGAGGGAATCCACCCAGCGTACTCAAAGTATTATATTCAGCGTGTGCGCTTGGCAGCTAACGATAAGCTTATCCCGCTTTTGAAAGCTGCGGGGCACTACATGGAACCGGTGATCAGGTTTGACGGAACTTTCGATTCAAACACCATGGTGGTCGACTTCTACTGTCAAACACCAGAAGGAGTACCCACAGCGGACACCGACTGCGATACATGGAAGCAACTTGACGCCGTTCTGATGGCTCAGAAGCATTGGGCGGATCAGTCGGTTTCGGTTACCGTGTACTACCGAAGAGAGGAAGTTTCTAAGGTCAAAACTTGGCTAGCAGATAATCTAAAGAGCTTGAAGACCATCAGCTTCCTGTGCCACTCCGACCACGGATTTAAGCAAGCTCCGAAAGAAGCTATCACGAAGGAGCAGTACGAGAAAGGCATCTCTACGCTCAGATCCTTAGAGATGAACGATGTCGGAACCGGCGCAGACCTTACCGACCTCGAGTGTGCTGGCGGTGTATGCCCTGTTAAATAGTTCTTGACCAAGAAGCTCAGAAAGAGTAGGATCATAGTATGAAAGTTAAGTTTAAGAAACTTCATCCTGACGCTGTCATCCCTTCGTACGCTAAACCTGGAGACGCAGGACTTGACTTGACAGCCATCTCTAAGGAGTTTGACTCTGAGAAAGAGCTGGTCGTCATGGGAACTGGACTAGCCGTGGAGATTCCGGAAGGCTACGTCGGTTTGATCTTTCCTAGAAGCTCTATCGTAAAGACTCCACTTATGCTCAAGAACTGCGTTGGGGTCATCGATTCTGGATATCGTGGCGAGGTAAAGTTCTTCTTTGAGCCCGGAAGTCGCCCTCGTAAGAACTACGAGGTAGGCGACCGCATCGGTCAGCTCGTGATCATGCCTTACCCTACGATCGAGCCTGAAGAGGCGGAAGAACTTTCAGACTCAGCTCGCGGCACTGGTGGTTTTGGGAGCAGCGGTCGATGAGCAAGGTTTACGTGTTATCAGGATGGTCTTCGGTCTATCAAGACCCAGGTTTTGAGATGGAGTTTAAGACCATCGAAGAGGCCAAGAAAGCTGCCGTCGAGCTTCTTGAGAAGCGAGGTCAAACCTCTCTTAGGATCTACGAAGCAAAACAACTCTACTCAGGTAGACGCGGTAACGGCGATAGCAGTTACGTGTTTGAGGTGCGTAATGGTAAAACTCGTAGCGCTGACTAAGGGCGTAGGAGATCTAGATGGAAAGCTAGCGGAGGAGATCATCTCTTACGTCGCCCGTGTTTCTAACCCGTCAAACCAAGACAACTTCACGACCGCACCAAAGCTGCTAGCCTACCTCATCAAGAACTTTCACTGGAGCCCGTTTGAACACGCGTTCATGACCTTAGAGATCGAAACTTCTCGAGGCATCGCAGCTCAGATCCTACGACACCGATCTTTCACCTTTCAAGAGTTCAGTCAACGATACGCTAAGGCGACCGACATCATCGTGTATCCGGCGCGTCGTCAAGACGACAAGAACCGGCAAAACTCGATCGACGATCTTCATACCGAGGTTAAGAATTGGTTTGAGGTAGCTCAGCACGAAGTCGCTGATTTTGCTATGAAGAAGTACGAAGAAGCGTTAGAGCTGGGAATCGCTAAGGAACAGGCACGGTTCTTGCTACCGCTTTCTACTAAGACTAAGTTGTATATGACCGGCCCTATTCGCAGCTGGATTCATTACATCGAGCTTAGAAGCGCTAACGGAACACAGCTAGAGCACAGAGAGATTGCACTAGCAGCCAAGAAACTGTTCTGCGATCAGTTTCCCTCTACCGCAAAGGCATTAGGATGGCTCGAAGATCAGTCACAGTAAAACTCGACGATAACGGAGCTTTCCCTTTGAAAGCTTTGAAGCCGCTGATAGACGTGTCAAAAGTGACGCACTATGACCTAGAGGTCACGCCTTCGGGCGTCGTGTTGCGTTTATACGATTCTAAGGGAAAACTGGTAAAGCCAAAGAAAGTTGTTGACCGTAAGACTAAGGCTTGATAACCTACGAGTATGGAACTTGTAGCTCAAACCAAGCTTAGCCACGTAGCCGACTTCTTGAAGAACTTCACCTCACCGCACACCCGACGTGCGTACGAGAAGGATCTTCAGTCTTACGCTCAGTTCTCCGTAGGAATGGACCCCTTCTCGCTGGCTACCATGATCTCCTACCGAGAACATCTAACCACTCACTATGCGAGCGCAACTTCTGTTCGCAAGCTAGCTTCGCTTCGAAGTTTCATGAGCTTCATCGCCGAGCGGGGGGTGATCACTGCCGACGTGTCCAAGCATCTGAGACTTCCTAAGGTTAAGACGGAAACCCACACCCAAGCCTTTACGGACGAAGAAGCTGTCCAGATGATGAGCGCCCCGGACTTATCGGACTTCTACGGAAGCACTCACCGTTTTGTACTGTTCTGCTTGTTCAACCTAGGCCTTCGTAGGTCTGAGCTGGTAAGCTTGAAGCTGTCTGACTTCGTAGTCAACAAGAACGCCTCGTACGTGCAGATCACGGGAAAAGGCGACAAACAAAGGATCTTAGCGTTATCAGAAGCCATGGTTAGTGAGCTGGAGAGATACCTCTCTTCCTATCAGAAGTTCACAGCTAAGACGCTTCAACCTTCCGACTTCGTAGTTCAGTCGTCTCCTGACCAGGTCAACGAGATGAGCATGAATCCCGCCACCATCTACAAGATCGTCGACAGGTACTCTAAGCAGCTTGGGATCGACAGAAAAGTATCCCCTCACTCCTGCCGAGCGACCGTGATATCACAGCTTCTTGAGAAGTCCGTGTCCCCTAGAGATGTAGCTAAGATGGCAGGACACGCTAGCATCTCTACGACCGTAGACATCTACGACAAGCACAGAGACGCTATCAAAAACTCTGCTGCTCTAAAGGTGAGTTATGCAGGTTAAGACTTTACTGAAGATCACAGCTTTAGTGTTCGTTCCAGGAGCTATACCCGCTTACCTTGCTCTTAAGCTCTACAAGTACGTGAAAAGGAGATCGTGATGTTTGTGCCTATTGGACTTCTGATTCAAGACCAAGAGAAGATCTTACGAAGCTCGTACGATATGATCGAAGCGCTCGATCGATGGGTTCTTCCAAGGTACCCGAAGTACACTACCATGAACCCGGCTTACACACGACAAGAATGTATGGGGGTTCTCAGATCCTTCTACGCGGCAGGTAAGATTCACCTGGCCGTAACCCCAAAAGAGGTAGTAGACGCAGTTGAAGCTTTCATGGAGGACAGGTTGTGGGTTTCTAAGACTTCGCTAGACCAGCTCGGAACCCTCGGCTCACACTCTCCCTACACGTGGCTTCGTCAGCCTAACCTACTGAGCTGCGTTTCAGCTGTGTTTAAAACGCTTTACAACGCGACGACCACTTTACTGGGGATACCGGTGGTGGCCTTGAACATAATCGTTTACGCGTTTGTACCCAGGCCCAAGCTCAAGGTTCCAAAACACGAAAAAAGCTCTGGAGATTCTAAACAAAACTCTTGACCACGACCGTATGGTATGGCATGCTCATTGAAGGAGAACAAAGATGAAACTCACGACCCGAGGAAGATACGCAGTTCAGGCCATAATTGACCTGATCAACAACGGAAACGGGAGACCCGTAAAGCTTCAAGACATCTCTGATCGTCAGAAGCTGTCGATCTCATACCTTGAACAACTGTTTCGACAGTTGCGAATCGGAGGTATCGTTAAGTCTGTTCGCGGCCCAGGTGGCGGATACGTACTTAACAAAGATCCGGGACAAGTCTCTATCGAAGAGATCTTGAAAGCTGTGAAGGAGTTGACGACGTACTCTGACGTCATCAAGCTTTCTGCAGAAGCTACAAAAGAAGAGACGCTAGCTCACCAGGTCATCACTCGAACTGACGAAGCTTGTCAGTCTGTTCTCAAGCAAACACTAGCGAGCCTCCTGTGATCATGGTCGAGTTTAAGTACAAAGTTCAGTTCAAGAACCTTGAAGACGTTTACCTAACGTCTAGGTTTACTAGTCCAAAAGCTGCGTTAGCGTACGTGAATCGTCTTAAGGAAGAAGGCAACTCTCCTGTGTACATCTTCCGACTGAACAAGGAGAAGGAGTCTCCAACTACTTTTGAGTTTTTAAAGAAGGAGGCATCCGAATGCCGTACATCAGGAAAGAAAAGCGTGAAAAGTTCTCGAAAGTCATCGAAGCGCTGAGAAACGCGCAACCCGAAAACGCAGCGGAGCTGAACTACCTGTTTAGCATGATCGCTGCTGGCTACACTAAAGCCGACTTTACGTATCAACGCATCAACGACGTGATCGGAGCTTTGGAAGGCTGTAAGCAAGAGATCTACCGTCGTCAGGCAGCACCATACGAGGATAAGTCTATAGTCAACAACGGTGACCTATGAGATGGCTGCTGCTGCTTGTACTGTTCGTCAGCCCAGCTTTTGGTGACACTGTCATCAAGTACGGCGCTAACGTACCTAACAAAGAAGAGAACATAGGTTCCACTAAGTCTCTGTTCGTAGCAGATCAAGACATCTTGTTTGGACCTTTCGTGCGTCAGTACGAGTTTGGAGGCTGGATCGACAACAGCGGAATTGAAGGTCGTAGCAGCTCCGTGATGGCAAGTGCGTCTTTAGGAGTTCACGTCAACGCAAAGTATGCGTTCGCTCAAGCCCTCGTAGGGCCTTCGATCATCAGCGACACCGATTCAAACTTAGGTGGCCACTTTCAGTTTAACAACGATTTTGCTATAGGTTTGCGAGATCCAGAGACCAAAGCAACTATAGGTTTGTCGTACAAGCACCTGTCTAGCGCAGGAATCTATAAACCCAATAAAGGCCGAGACTTCATAATGTTTCGGGTATCAATACCATGGTAAGAAGTTTTTTGATGTTCATAAGCGGTGTATTAGCTGGAGCGTTGCTCACAGCGATCGTGTACCTTAACGGATGGAACAAAGGATTCGACGTAGGCTACGGCGCAGCGATGTCTGACGCCTTTTTGAATCTTAAGACTCCAGAACAGTACTTCAAAGAGATGATCGGACGATGATCCAGTACGTGATCCAGGAGATGATAGAAACATACCAGCAAGACAGTGGAAAGAATCCCGCTGGACTTGCGCTCGGTCCTAGAGAGTATCGAGAGCTGTGTTACTACTGCAACTCCAGCATGAAGTTTCAGCAAGAGAACCCCACCGGGATGGTGACACACTTCATGGGATATCCCGTGTATCTTAAAGAACTACCCGGAGTAGATCTGATCCTCGGATATCAGGAGGCCTTTAATGCGTCCTACCGTTAAGTACCCAGACGACATCTTGAAGCAGCCATGCTTTGAGGTTATCACCTTTGACGAGAAGCTTCACGCGATCTTAGATGAGATGGCAGAACTTATGAAGGCCGAGAAGGGTTTAGGATTAGCCGCAAACCAAGCCGGTTATCGTGTACGAGCTTTTGTGATGGTCGACCAGAAAGGCAAAGTATGGGAGTTTGTCAATCCAGAGATCACAGAAAAAGAAGGATTCATACAGATCAACGAAGGGTGCTTGAGCGCTCCAGGAGTGTTCGTACAGGTACCTCGTGCCCAGACGGTGACCATTAAGGCTCAAGATCGAAGTGGACAGGAGTTTACGGTCGTATGCCAAGACGTAGAAGCTGTCTGCGCTCAGCACGAGATAGATCATCTTGACGGGATATTCTACTTAGAGAAGACCTCTAGAAACCAAAGACGCTTGGCGATGAAGCAGTTAGGGCTCAAGTAGCTTCAAGCCTTCAAGCACGTCTTTAAGTTCTATCGCGCTTAGCGTATCGCTGTTAGTACTGTTGATCAGTCCCACGTACTCGCCTTTTGAGTTGATCATCGCGCTTCCAGAGCATCCCGGTTTTCCGGGCATCGTAGTGTCTTGAAGCTTAAACGTAGCCATACAGCCCATCTTCTTCTTTTGATTCGGCTTCTTTATCCAAGGACTCGGACATTCATGATCCAAGCCGTAGTCGAGTTCAACCTCCATCACCTCTTCAAGATGACCCGAAGTCAAAACAAGCTTCGTAGCTCCTTGTGGGTACCCAGCTGAGTAGACAGCGTTCCCGTACTTACCAGGCTTGCCGATCTTAAACCCACCATGCGAGGTCCCCGACATGACGCAGAGATCGTACTGAGGAAGGTTTAGTAAGACCTTAACCTTAACAGACTCCCCGTAGAACTCGTTCTTGGCGTAGGTAGACCCAGACGGAAAGTTTCTGCAAACGTGATAGTTGGAGATCAGATAGGTCTTACCATTGTATACGACTGCTGAGGCGGTTCCAGACGGTACCTTGTAGGTGTAGCTCTTTAGGAGTTTGTTAACGGGAGCCCCGCCTACGGTGTTCAGTGAGAATGTGGATGCGGCTATGAGTAGAAACATCTTCATATCTTCATAGTAGCTAAGTAGACGTTTAAGGTCAAGAAAGTTCTTGACCCAAAACCCTAAAAGCGATAGGGTTGTTTATATGAGCTATAACGGAACTCTGCACATTCACTATCCAGATGGAACTAAAGGACCCCCACCACCAGTAGACGGCTACACCTTCGTAACGAGGGTCGGAGACCGGTGGACCTGGGACGCACAACTCTACAAGTGGGTTCGCGGATACGGCGGAGATCACACCACACACAAGCCGGGGGATTGCGCCGACTTCAGCAAGGTAGTCTTGGACAACTTAGAAAACCTGTCTCTACCCGTATGCGAGTGCGGGAAAGAGAAACACAACTTCGCATCACACGCTACGTGGTGTCAACTTTGGCCTACGGAGGGTCGGTAACATGGGAGTCTGTCAAGCCTCGATGATCCTGCTGAAAGCCTATAACAAGGAGATAGAAGATGCTCAAAGAAAAGATCAAGAAAGTGATGCTAGAGCATCTCAAGTCGAAGGGCTACCCGAACATGACTCCGGAGCAGATCATGAGGGAGCTGAAGCCGATGTGGGTGAAGCTTGAAGAGCTTAACTTGATCCAACCGGGATGGAACTTTACGCAGTTCTGCATGATAGCTCAAGAAGTTCATCTCAGAATCCAGCTTGAGGAAGAGCTGGCAGAACTTATAGGAAAACGTCTATGACCTACGATGAAGCTAAGAAAGCTCAGATAGAAGAGTTTTACAAGGGACGCTACTACGTCCTGCGCGAAACATCTCCAGGAGAGTTTACGCTGGTCATGACCGTTCAGCGAAAGGTTGCTGAAGAGAGCATGATCAAGGACGCCATCGCGGTTGTTAAGAGAATCCCCACCAGGCTTCGTGTCATAAAAGGTGATACCGATGGTAATTGAGATGCTCATAGCAATGTCATGTCAGGATGCTACGCTGTATCGAGAAGCGTGCCTTAAAGGCTTAGAAGCGGGAGCTAAGCAGTCTGGTGTACATCAGACCGTACAGACCGTGGAAGACATGTCTACCAAAGCCGTAGAGAAGACCGTAGTCGACGCGGTAGGCAAAGACGTAGTGGCTGTGCCAGCCCTAGCCGCAAAAGTCTATAGAGATCGAGCGATCAACTACGGGTTCAAACCAAAACTACTCAGCATAGACAGGCTCGATACTAGGATAAACTTTGACGGAAGCGCTAGCATGAATCTTAGATGGGATTTTTAGGAGGAAGAATGAGCCAGATTATCGATGATTTTAAGAAGTACAGAGACCAGTTTGGACTTAACGGTTTGTACACCGACGGAACGAACGGACAGACAACGCAGAACGGTGCGCTGTTCACGATGGAGTATCTTCTGTGTCTTCTAGCCTACATCGACCATCCTGTACACAGGCCCGCTATCGAAGCTGAGATCGAGCGATTGAAAGAAGTTTACAAGTCCTTAGAGGTTAGGCCAGGTGTAACCTGTAGGTTTCCTGGATCAACCGAGTTCGACTCGATGGACAACGGCGGCTCCTATCACGTGTTTTCCTACCTTTTTGGCAACAAAGAGCTGGCTAAGAGAAAGTACGAACATGGAAAGAACACCAGGGCTGAATTCTTGGACACCAAGCAAGATCCTAAGCGTGCGTTTAAGTTTTATCCGATCGCTTGGATCGTATCTGGGTTCAAGCCCCCAAGGTTCTTCTGGAACATCGAAGAGCCTACTTACTTCTGCTTACCAGGATGGCACGGGAGATCTCCGGGACACATGGCGCTCATGCGTCTGTGCGCGGGAGAGAAGGTCGGATTCTTCGGTCACGCGGCTATCTGGGTTGGTCAGTTCTTGGGATGCTTCAAACCTGTAGGAGACACCGATGCTCGCAAACTTCCGTACGTGGAGTGGCAGCTGCTTAAGAACTTGAACTGGTTCTGGAAGTTGTCTTATAAGTTTTGGGTCTACATCTTGCGAAAGCAGTATGGGGACGAGGGCATGAGAGCCGTCTACAAGATCTACTACGGCGATCCTAATCACCCTATTCATAAATACGCACCGCCATATCTGAGATGAACTGGAACAAGAAGGCCTTCAGAAAAGCTGTCTGGGCTTCTTTGGCGCGAGTTATCGGTATCTTTCTTGCAGCTGGAGCTGGTTCCATCATCAAGGAGATCTTCGGTAGCGGAGGTTTCGCTTGGGGTTTTGCGGTTCTTATGGCACTGACAGCTTGGGCTCTCATCGTCTACGCCGAGTACGAGAGAGAAAAAGAAGATTAAGCTTGACCGTGCCGGTATGAATTGATATCGTCTTACTAAGCTGTTGGACTTCGTAAGACGTTCGACGTAGGTTGGCGCATCGATCCGGAACGTAATGACGGACTGAAACCGAACTACGAAGATATGGTCGACGGACCGAAGAGGAAACCTCCAACAGCATCTAAAAGGAGAACCTGATGCAGGACATCGCTACGTTTCTTAAGATCGGCCACGAGTATCAACCCATCCCAAAAGCGGAAACGATTGATAGGCTTCCGTCAGGAATCTACAACGTAAAGTTTGATCCTCGAAACGAGATGGTCGCGTTTGCAGAGTCTAAGACTACTCACGACGATCTCGTAGATCTTCCAGGAACTGCGTACGATGAGGTTCTCTCCGAGCTTGAGTACTTCTTGACCGACGAGTGTTTTAGTCGTCATAAAAAAGTAGGATTACTTCACAAGATGAACATCTTACTGTTCGGCCCCCCCGGCACCGGCAAGACCTGCATCGTGAACCGAGTAGCTCACCGGACCATCCAAGAAGGCGGCTTAGTGCTGTTTAATCCTCCTCCTCAAAGCCTTCGTGAGGTTTTTCGCATCCTTGATAAGTTTCAACCCGACACCCGTGTTCTTGTGATCTTCGAAGAGCTTGATCAGCAGATCAACAGTTACGGAGAAGACCCGTTTCTTCACATCCTAGATGGCGAAGTTCAGAAGGCTAACGCCATGTTCATTGCTACCACGAACTACATCAACAAGATCCCTGCGCGAATTCGAAGACCTGGTAGGTTTGCTGTTCGCGTTGAGGTTGGATATCCTTCGTTCGAAGCCCGCAAGTTCTACTGCATGCGTAAGCTTGAGGACGAAAGTCTCTCTACCGCAATCGCAAGCTTGACGGAGAACTTCAGCATCGACCAGCTTAAAGAGGTCATCCGCTCCCACTACTGCATGAAGAAGCCTCTGGACAGGGTAGTTTCAAGTCTTCGATCTGAGTTTCAGATTCCAGAAGCTTTAGGGCAGTCGCAGTCGTACGACAACGACGATGAAGATGACGAGGAGTGGGACACTGAGGATGACATCGGGTATCAACTCAGCATAGGACAACCTGAGAAACCTAAGAAGGCTAACCGATGAACAAGGTTGGGCTCTTCATAACTACGATGATCCACGAGATCACCCAGGCGCGGTACTCTGTCAGCTTTAACAGAGACTTCAGAGGCATGGTCCGTATCGACTTCAAGAACGATCACGACCCTGAATTCTACGATCACGACCACTGTGGAGTTCCCGGAGGAAGTCGAGAGAAGCTTGAGAAGGACATCATTCAGGCTCTAAACCGGTTCAAAACTAAGTACCTTATCCAAGAAGAAGGAGATACAGATGGTCAAGCTTAAAGGTTACATCCTGTGCTACACCGAGGACTGCACGCCTCGTTACCGACTGTTTAAGAGCAAAACTAAACTTAAGCTGTTCGTCGCGGACTTGGTTCTGCGACTAGGCACTAACAACCAAGACTTCTGGATCGACGCCATCGTGAATGGATCTATGATGGTTACCGAGGAAGGCGTAAGGATAGAATATGATGACGAGGATGCTAATCTTAGCTCAGAATCCGAAGACGGAGATGAACCTAGGCAAAGCCTTAGCAAAGACTCGGAGCGGAGCGACGCTTCGAACTTGGCTTAAGGAAGCTGGTGTTCCTGAGGAGCGTGTCCATAAACTGAACACCTACGACTCAGTGGGACGCCAGAACTTTCCGACTAGTAAGATCAAAAAGGACGCTCAAGGCGGCAAGTGGACTGAACTGGTAAGGCGAACGCCTGTACTAGTCACGCTTGGTAAGGTAGCTGAAGTTGCGATCACTGAAACCGTCAAGACGCACTTCAAAGACAAGAACTTCCTACACTTCCACCTTCCTCACCCTAGCGGCTTGAACCGGACGTTGAACGATCCTCAGAACAGAGCTAAGTGCGTTGAGCTGCTAAAGGTTGCTTACCAGAAACTTCTTGACCTAGAAGGTCCAAAGAAGCTATCATGTGACATGACCGTATCAGACTTGAACAAGTTCTTAGCCTCTACAGACCCTTCGGTAGAAGTCTACCTAGAGGTAGACGGTGTTCAGGTAAGAGCGACTTCCGTAGAGGACTTATCGGTAGGTAAGATCGTCTTGAAAGGACAATCATGTTTAAAGACTTCGACAAGTTCATCTCAGACAACCGAAACAACGTGATGCGAGTCACGAAGCTCCGTGATCGCCCAAAACCCCAGATGGGTACTTCTGGTATTGCGTCCGGAGAACAGTTTCACGGACAAGCTCGACTGATCACCGCCGAAGACGCTGGAGCTGAAGGTAGCTGGTGCATTCTTGCGTTAGACGGAGGCTGGACCATGAGAACCTCTCCGATCAAGGACGTATCGCAGAAGAGCGCTTCGAAGTGGCTCATCAAGACGGCTAACTCTATCTACAAGGTGGAGGTGGTTAGTGGGAAGTAAAATCTGGCTGACCTCAGACTTACACTTTTGGCATGCAAACGTGATCCGCTACTGCAGTCGTCCGTTCTCCTCGGTCGAAGAGATGAACGAGATCATCATCAAGAACTGGAACGAGACCGTAAGCTCTGACGACACTGTACTCATCCTAGGAGATTTTGCTATGGCTGCGCGAGCAGTAGAACACATCGTACCTAGGTTGAACGGTAAGAAGATCTTGATCCTAGGAAACCACGACTTTCCTCACCCAGCTCATCAGAAGGGCAGAAAGCCTGAGCTGAGAGACAAGTGGACTAAGCTGTACCTGGACTGGGGATTCGCGGAGGTTAAGCTTCAAGACACTCTCGAAGTACCGGGAGTAGCTACGTTCAACCTTCACCACATCCCTTACGCCACCGGATACGGTGCTGCTGATGAGGAAGGAAGAGAGCGTAAGGTTCAGAAGTACGCTGCGCATGACGACGGTCGACCTCTGCTGTGCGGTCACGTACATGAGAAGTGGGGAGTTCGAAGAGCCTCCACAGGTAGCATCATGATCAACGTCGGAGTCGACTCTCCGGGAATGCCGTGGTCGGGTAAGTTTAGACCAGCAAGTCTTGACGAGATCGTTCAAGTATTTAAAGAGGCATCATGCTCGGACTCATAGCGTGGATGCTTGTTCTCCACTTCATCGCAGACTTCATCCTACAGCCCAGGACCATGGGCAAGAAGAAGTCTGAAAACATATACTGGTTGATAGGACATCTTCTAATTCAGTTCTTCGTCATGGCTCTTGGTCTGGTCCACGTAGTAGGTCACACTAAAGGCGCAGACATCGCCTTGGCCAACGCCTTCGTTCACGGACTCATCGACTGGTACATCTGGAAGGGTTACAAGCTCGTAGCGCTGTGGAAGATCAAGAAGGAAGCAGCGAAGACCGTAGATTATCGGCTCGCAAACGATACTCGTTTCAAGGACGAGGTTCGAGAGAACATGATCGCGGACGAGGTTAAGTTTCAAGCACCTCACTGGAAGTACTGGGAAGATCACTGGTTCTTCGTAACTATCGGATTAGATCAACTGCTACACGCCTTGACTCTGATCGCCTTAGCTGCTATATTCAAACCTTAGGAAGGACGTGTACATGGGAGACGTAGTAAATTTAGGCCGAGGAAAGATGACCGCCGCTAACTTGTGCCATGAGATCCCATGGAACGAGCTTAAGTACGTCTACGTTATCGGAGAGAAGAAGGACGGAAAGATCATGATCGGAGCGACAGCGATGGACGCAAAGACCGCCGCCTTCTTTCGCATGATCTCAGAAGACGCGCTTACCGACCTTGCTCACATGTTCGGTCTAACTCCCTCACCAGAACTCACTCCCCCACCCCCACCGACAGAGGACCAGTGATGTATCTGTCTGACGACTCAAACGTAAGAACGCTACTGCAAGAAGCAGGATTAGCTCTCGACGAGCTAGAAGTCGTCGTAGGCAGATTTCCCCTAGATCATCACAACTGGCCAGGAAAACTTAAAGGGGAAGTCGTCTACAAGATGTCCGGAGAGATCATCATCAGACATCACTTCACTAAGAAGGTTTTATGGCGCGGCGAAAGCGTAGGGTAAACTACAGCGACTTCCCGCATCATAGGACCATCTGCAAGCTGCGAAAGATAGTAGAAGCTTACGGCATGAGGCTCCGCACCAGGAGGTTCATAACCTTCAGCGGAGAGTACTGTCATAAATCGAAGACAGCCTGGGTTAACCTTGATAACCCCGCAAACGTAGTGATCTCTACTGTATTTCACGAGCTAGGACATCATCTGGACCTAGAAGCAGGTCTGTTTAGGAAGTACTACGACGGCAGATCGTCTAACAGGACCATGCGCAGACTAGCCCTGAGAGCGGAGCGTCACGCAGACCTCGTAGGTAGGCGTCTGTGCAAGAAGTACTTTCCTAAGGTAAAATTTCATGAGGCTTACGTCGACCAGGAAGATATCGATTGGCTTCTGAACGAGTTTTTCCGATAAAAAAATTGTTGACCTAGGCGGTCAAAAGTGTCATCCTCTTTCAAGAGGAAGATACATGAAGCCAACCTACATCGCGCTAGACACAGAAACAGGCGGAATCGGGCCTGAAGTTTCGCTCCTGACAGCCTACTTCGCTGTTCTCGACGAAGAGTTTGACATCTTGGACGAACTGTCTTTGGCCATCAAGCCGGACAACGACATCTATCAGGTGACCGCCGAAGCTCTGAGCATCAACAAGATTGATCTCGTGAAGCATCACGCTCAGTCAATCAGCCGTTCTGAGGCAGGTTCAAAGCTCAGAGAGTTTCTCATCCGACTAAGCTCCAACGGAGCTACGAAGCTCGTGCCAGTAGGACACAACGTAGCTTTTGATCTGGAGAAGGTGTATCAGCAGGTCCTGAACAAGAAGGAAGCTCAGAAGTACGTATCGTACCGACTTCTTGACACCGGCTCTACCGGTCAATTCTTAAAGACAGCAGGTTTGATCCCGAACACCGTCTCGGGGTCTCTTGGTAGCTACGTAGAGCACTTCGGTGTTCAGAAGCGCGAAGCACACGACGCCAGAAACGACGTGTTGATGACGGTTGACGTACTAAGAGCACAGATGGCGCTCGTGAAAGGAAGATGAGTATGAGTGAGCAAGACAACACCGAGAACAAAGACGTTATGTGGAAGTTAGGTGAACAAACCCTAAAAGAGCTAAACGAAGTTTTAGTTCGATTCGCACAGACGGCTGAGAAGGAAGGACTTCGCCCAGGAGACGCTCTCCCGTTCTACGTGAAGATCCTCGGAGGCGAAGCAGCTCGGGTAGCCGTAAACGGCGGACCTCTGGAGACTGCCGGTATGCGCCTGAACGCCATGAGTGAAATCGTTAACTTTGGTTTTGAAGCAGGAGCAAAGGCTGCGATCATGACAGCTATCCAAGAGAAGGCTTTTGAGTCTGTTTCAGAAGACAAGTCGTCCGCCCACTAAACAAGAACTTCATAAGGAGGAGTTTTTCGATGGAATTTGCAATCTTTGGAGCCCTGGCCGGTGTACTGGCTTTGGCCGTGTTTATCGCCCTGACACTTCGTCGTGTCGTACCTACGAACGAGGTTCACATCGTTCAGTCTGCCAGTAAGACGATCTCTTACGGCAAAGACACCGGAAACGGAAACACCTACTACGAGTGGCCCTCGAGCATCCCTTTTCTCGGGATCACGAAGGTCACGCTTCCTACCAGCGTGTTTGATCTTGACCTCGACGGCTACGAAGCTTACGACAAGGGTCGTCTTCCTTTCGTGGTGGACGTTAAGGCCTTCTTTCGGATCAGCGACTCGAACGTAGCTGCTCAGCGAGTGGCTAACTTCTCCGAGCTTAAGGAGCAGCTCACCGCGATCGTTCAAGGTGCCGTTCGAACTATCTTGGCTTCTAGCGACATCGAAGACATCATGCAAGGTCGTTCAACCTTCGGAGAGCAGTTTACCAACGAGGTTCGTGAACAGCTTGCAAGCTGGGGTGTCAGCACGGTGAAGAACATCGAGCTTATGGACATCCGCGACTCTAAGGACTCCTTCGTCATCAAGAACATCATGGACAAAAAGAAGTCGCTCATCGAGATGGAGTCTCGCACCGAGGTGGCAAAGAACAAACGTGCAGCAGAGATCGCCGAGATCGAAGCTCGCCGAGAGGTCGATCTTCAGAAGCAGCAAGCTACTCAGGCCGTAGGACTTCGAACCATCGAAGCTGAGCGCGAGGTTGCCATCCAGAAGCAGAACGCTCTTCAGCTCGTTAAGGAGCAGGAGAAGACCACCAAAGCTAAGGAGATGGAAGTTATCCAGGTCGAGCAGACCCGTCAAGCTGAGATCGCAGCTAAGGTTCAGCTGACCAAGGCGGCTCAAGATCGCGATACCCAGGTCATCACCGCTGAAGGTAAGCTAGAAGCGGCTCGCCGTGAAGCGGAAGCAGCGCTTGAGTTTAAGCGTCGCGAAGCTGAAGGTATCTCGCTCGAAGGTAAGGCTAAGGCCGACGCGGAGAAGGCGCTTCAGCTTGCTCCGGTCGAAGCACAGATCACGCTCGCCAAGGAGATCGGATCGAACGAGTCCTACCAGAAGTACCTGGTCACGATTCGTCAGGTCGAAGCTACCCAGGCGATCGGAACGGCTCAGGCCGAGGCGCTCAAGCAAGCCGAAGTCAAGGTCATCGCGAACACCGGAAGCTCTCCGAGCAGCGGACTCAGCAACGTCATGGACCTGTTCTCGTCGAAGGGCGGAACGGAGCTTGGAGCGATGCTTGAAGGACTTGCTCAGACTCCGAAGGGCCAAGAGCTTATCGGAAAAGTACTCGGAACGCCAGAGAAGCCTAAGTCGAACGGTTCTGCCGCTCTGACTAACGGAAAAGGTCACTAAGATCACGGGGGGGGGCTACGGCCTCCCCTCAACTTCTAAGGAGCTTTCATGGAGATCCTGTTCGGTCCACCTATCAAGTTTGACGACTACGGTAACCTTCAGTGGGTTAAGCACAAGATCTACGTGAAGGTCGGTAAGAACAAGAAGACTGAGTTCTGCTACGCGGTAGCTCCAAAACTTCAAAGTGCGTACTTCGCTACCGCAGACGCGCCTCCGACCGAGCAGGTGTTCAACAAGCTCTCGTACTACCTGCACGAGGGACCAAACGCAGAGGGAGTAGCTACCTTCGTGATCTCTCCTGAGAGCCTGAGCCTGATCTCGAAGCTGTCTCACAGGGACGACAAGCCGGAAGCAAAGACCGAGCCAGAGGTTAGCGCTGCCGAAGCACCGGAAGACGAACTTTCCCGGTACTCTAAGCTCAAGATTTAGCTTGACCCTTCCCGTCAAGTAAGGTAAGGTTACAACATGGACCTGAACAAGGCAAAGAGGATAGAACAACTACGCGTCGGCGTAGTGATGCACTCCTGGCGTAGGATCTCTGAGATCATCTGCGAAGAGTTCGCGGACGAGAATCAGGAGCTTAAAGGTAACCAGCTTCACGGAGTTGACCTCTGCAAGGACGCGATGGTCGTACTGTGCGGAGTGAGCACCATACAAGAAGTGCCCTCGTTCGTCAGGGACAGGTGGGATACATGAGTCGAAAAGTATTCACGATGACGAAGATGCAGGACGAGACGGTTAACTTCCCTATGGGCGGTTCTGGAGGTACCCCAGGTACAGACTTCGTTCGAAAGTCTGACCTTGTCGATGGCGAGTACTACTTCGGGTCTTGTCGGAACTCCAACTGCGCTAGGTGGGACGCCGACAAGCAAGAGTTCACCTACATGCGCACGAAGTTTGGTACCCGATTCCCCGAGACCATCAAGCATCCGGAAGACGATGACGGCTTTGACCTTTTCGTCCCTTACTTCCGCTGCTATCCGACCGAGGCTGACCTAGTGCCGCCAGATGAGAAGGACGTAGACTGATGTGCGTACTGTGCGCTGAGATCCAGAAAGACCGCCTTACCGTTCGTGAGATCGCACGGAATTACCGGGAGATCACCGACGTAGAGTCTGACCACTGGGTCGAGATCCTAGTAGAGCTTGAGAAGAAGGGCCTGACGGAAAAGGTCGCTGAGGAGCTTAGCGAGCTTTACAAGAAGGACGGTTGGAGATGACGCGCTTAACGCACGAGAATCTAGACGCAGTGCTTGACCAGAACCCTGAGTGGGTGCTGTGGACTGTCACCGAGGAGGACGCTAGGTGGATCGAGGACATGGCCTCCCGCAGGAACCGAGAGTCTAACGGTAGGGGTTGGGTCTCAAGGACCACGGACCTCTCAAACGAGTGGCACCGCTCAGGACTAGCTGGAGAGCTTGCGGTCAGCGAGTACCTCGACATCCCGATCAAGACCGTCCTAGGATACTCCAAGGAAGAGGTCAACGAGGGAGACGTAGGAGAGATCGTTGAGGTGAAGTCTTCCCGCAGCGATACCTCGAACCGGTGGGGCCTGGTAGTGAACGACGATCACCTGAACGAGGACCGCATCTACGTGCAGACCTTGACCTGCCTATTTCCGGACTTCGTGATCATCACGGGCTGGGCCTACGGATGGGAGATCGACGAGCTTGGAACTCACGCGAAGCACTCCGGCACCGGTCACGGTATCCGGATTCTTGACCAAAAATTTTTACGACCACTCACCACCCTCAACCGCGCTATCGAGAGGTACTTATGAAGCTAGTTTGCACCGGAGGTCGCGATTATGAAGATCACAATATGGTAGCTGACCTACTAACTACCCTTAAACCTGAAGAAGTCTACGTCGGCGATTGTTCAACAGGCTTGGATAAGTTGGTGGTAGAAGTCTGCCAAGACTACTCGATACCGTGTCGAGTATTTGAAGCGCGTTGGGACGAACATGGACGAGCAGCGGGTCCTATCAGAAATCAAGAGATGATAGCCGCAGCCGACTCAGAAGCCTTAGTGTTAGCCTTTCCCGGAGGAAGAGGGACAGAAGACACAGTTACCCGAGCGAAGGCTAGAAACATGATGATCTTGCGGGTGGAGGGTTAGACGTGAACAAGATCGAAGAGCTGGAGAAGAAGATCAACGCTCTCGAGGACCGGATCTACTCGCTTGAGAGCCTACTGAACGTGTACCACGAGCGGACCATCGACGTCGACGCTAACCGCGAGTACTGGGGGGAAGAACCTCCGATGAAGACGGTCTACCGCTGCAAGCTGGGCTGCGTCCACGACACCATCAAAGAAGCATCGGAGCACGTAAGATGAAACCCTTCTTCAAGCTACTGTTCGGATCACACCTCTACGGCACGAGCACTCCTGAGTCTGATAAGGACTGGAAGCAGCTCTACGTCCCAAGCGCGAGGGAGATCGTGCTCGGAAGGTTTTCCAAGACCGTCCAGTCGGGAAGGAAGAAAGCTTCCTGCGAGCGGAACACCAAGGACGACGTAGACGTTGAGACCTTCAGCCTGTGTAGATTCCTGGAACTCCTGATGGAAGGCCAGACCGTAGCGCTCGACATCCTGTTCGGCTACCGGGTTACCGGACAGGTCAACGGAGCTGAAGGCTTCGAGATCATGGACGAGGTGTACGACAATCGTAGTCGACTGCTGACCCGAAACGTGAACGCCTTCGTAGGCTACGCCAGACAGCAAGCGGCTAAGTACGGCATCAAAGGCTCAAGACTCGACGCCCTAAAGCGCACGATGGAGATCCTGGACCAGCTGCCGGAACGAGATAAGCTCTTCGACCACGTAGTCCCGATGACCGCACTGGTCGTAGCTACCAAGGAGCTGGTGTCGCTCGAGAAGAGCCCGCTGGTAGAGATCGTCATGCTCAAGGGTCCGGACAAGGTTACCCCGATGCCTCACCTTCAGGTGTGCGGTCGCAAGGTACCCTTCGGCTCGACCGTCAAGTTCGCAAAGCAGGTCTTCGGCAAGATCCTTGAAGGTTACGGTCAACGAGCTAAGAAGGCCCACCTTGAGGGGGGGATAGACTGGAAGGCGCTCTCCCACGCGGTCAGGGTGAACGAGGAGGCGCTCGAGCTTCTGACCACCCACCACATCACCTTTCCTAGACCCGAGGCCGAGCTTCTCAAGCAGATCAAGCTTGGTCAGCTTCCCTACGAGCAGGTTGCCACCATGATCGAGGAGGGACTTTTACGCTTGACTCAGGCCCACGAAAAGTCTACCCTCAGAGAAGAACCCGATCAGGAGTGGGCTGACGACCTGATCTTCAAAGTCTACTCAAGAAAGGTAACCCAGACATGAAGCACGAAGAACTTACCAGAGCCTTTGAACTGATGTTTAAGGCCATCGGCCTGAGCGGAATGCAGCTTGAGGTTCGAGTTGACGCCTCCCGCTACGACCGAGTATCCGTAGGCCTGTTCACAAGCGTGCAGGTGAGCCCTTTAGACGCCCGTCCGTCTTTTGCGAAGTTTGAGGAAGAGCTACACAACAACGTATTGAACTCCCAGCTCGTAACTGGCGAGATCCAAGAATGGAAGGATAGGCTACAAGTCTCCCAGTCAAAGCGGGACGAGCTTGAGCGGGAGAATCAAGAACTCGAGAAGTACAAGACCCACTACGACCTCCAGTTCAACCTCCAGCACGGGAAGAAACCGACATGACGGAGACCAAGATCAACTGGAAGAAGGTCAAGAGGGACGCGGACGAGTTTCAGCACATGCAGAAGGCCCACGTCGAGATCTTCGGACCCTGGCTCAAGGAGCGGGGGTGGGCTCAGTGGTACAACGAGCACGCCTGGTACAAAGAGCCCCTTAACGACACCTACTCCTGCGTCCCCGCCGACGTCGCGGTCATGCTCGAGCTTGGGCTCAAGAAGGTCCGGGGCTCTTTCTTAAACCAACCGGTCTTCGACAACAGAAGGGATGAAGCTTGAGCAAGCTCATCAGACTCCTCCGACGAGCCCACGCCATAGAGGTGGGAGCTTACCACGCCTACGAGGGACACTGGCGCTCCGTCAAACCTGTGAGCGATCCGGTCAGGGGTAAGATCAAGGACATCCAGATAGACGAGCTTATCCATCGGGAGAATCTGTTTCGGATGCTCTCAGAACTCAACTCCAAGCCCAGTCGCGCCCAGGACCTAATCCTGCTCCTCGTCGGAAAACTGGTATCTGCATCCTGTCGGATACTCCCACGGCGCTTGGCTGCCTACGGAGCTTACGTCATGGAGATCCTAGGAGACGTATGCTACGCCCAGCTCGCTCAGGTTGCGAGGGACGAGGGATATCCTGCCATGGCGGTCGAGCTTGACTACATGCAGCGGACCGAACAAGAACACAAGAGCTTCATGAAAGCTTTATCAAAATAGTCAACTAATATACCTAGAAACCTACACACATGACGACCCTACAGGGGGTAATAACCTGTTGACCAAACCCAAGCAACCTGGTAAGGTCGTAAGTGAGCCCTGGTCAGTACCGTAGCGTGAGGATAGTGTGGCGTAGCCAACGGTGTCACCTATCACCAGGCATGGTGTGAGAAAGGAAGTTCATCACCCATGAAGCTCAAACCCGTCACCTGGGTATCGAAGTGGTGAGGCTGGCTGGCCTTGAAGGACGCAAGTTTGATACCGAGCCGTACTTGCCGTGAGTCCCCTACGACAGTGGGGACACCCACCGCTAGATCACTATCACGCTTGCAGAAACATTACGCAGAGCGATCCCGAGCCCTCAGACCACCATAAACACCTAGTCCCGTCAAACACTTAGCCACGGGGCGTATAGAGCGTATAACGAAACATTACGCATGATGGGGTGGGGTTAATATAGTTGACTGGATTAGAGGGGGACTTATAAAAAGGTCCCATGGTGTGGGAGGGAACTAGGTACCCTACATGGGGGGTCGGACACAGTGTCAGGGACTACCCCCCCGGCCTATCTATCGGATACCATTAGAGAATAGGCCGCAAGCTTAGGCCTAACGCGGTCTAGGCTTGATAATGTATGTTATCGCGCCGGTTATCGGGTTAGACCATGCGTCTAGTTCAACGATTAATCCCATACGTTGGCACGGATCTTGCGTGCGTCGGGATAGTCCCTAGGCTAACCCCCTAAACCCTAACCCCATACCCTTTCCAGTGATACCAATACCTTAACCCTTGCAAGCCTTAGCCCTAACCCTTTAAACCCCTAAACCCTAACGCCTAACCTATCGCTAACCCATGCTAGGCCTTGGCACGCTGTATGCATGCGTTATAGGTGTCTAAGCCTTTGACGCATGCCTATAAGTTGTGCAGCTGATATCCTTAGGGTTTTCCCGTTTTCGCCTATTCCCTTGACGCGTCCGTTATGACCCATCCTTGAAACCCTTAGGGAATATCCCGGCATGACCCTTGCTTTCACTATATGCATGAAAGTCTATCAGATTGAACTTGAAAGCGGACGGGTCGAATTTATAAAGGCGTCAACTAGTACGCAAGCGGTCAAGGCGTTATGCGAGTCTATGCGCAAGCGTGGCCGTCCCGTATATATCAGGGTCAAGCGTATCAGCATGGTTAAGGGTTTTTGATAATAATACTTGACGGGTTTAATAAGGCTTGATATCCTGTTAATGAAAGGTAGGACGTTATGCGTAGATTTTTTTTGATGCGAAAGGTAGACGTTTCCGGGACTAGCGGCGTGGGGGTCGTGGCCGAAGGGGTCGTATTTGATAACGGCAAGGCCGCCATGACTTGGCTTTCAGACGTCAAGTCGGTTACGTGTTTCGACCGCTTGACCGAAGTTATCAAGATTCACGGGCACGGCGGCGCGACGGTCATGGTACTGGAAGGCCGCAAGTCGGACGCGAAAGCTTTCGAGTCATGCCTTGACGCGGTACGGGCACGAAAGGCCAAGGCTAAGCATGCGGGGGTCATATGATCGACCGAAGGCGTCCCGAAGCGTATAGGCTAAGGGTTTATATCGATGCGATTAAGGAAGTCGAAAGCATGACCGATGCGGCGTGGCTTGACCGGTACGTGCAAGCGGCCTTGATCAATCGCAATGCGGCATGGTTTCCGCGTTTCGCGTGGCTTGAATATCTTAAGGCTTGCGCCTTGCGTGAGTCTGAAAGCTTGCTAGCGGCGTCTGAAAGGGACGCGGCCTAGGCAAAAAAACCCCTTGACGGGTCGACCGTCCGGGGATAACCTGAAAGGGAAAGGAAAGGGAAAACGTATGGGATACACTCACTATTGGAACTTTGCGAAAGCGCCGAAGGGCAAGGCGTCGGAAACCGAAGCGGCCTATCAAGCGGCGTTAATTGAATGTCAAAGGATCGTCAAGGCCTATTATCGCGAAAACGGCGGCCTTTCAGGCTATACCGCGCACGCTAAAACCGGTCAATACGGCGGCCTTAACGTCAACGGTAAGGGGGACGATGCGCACGAAACTTTCGCGATGCGGGAACACTTCAGCGAAAACGACGGTTTCGGTTTTTGTAAGACGGCGCGGAAACCCTATGACGTCGTCGTGACGGCATGCCTTGCCGTGCTAGCGTACCGCTTGCCGGGACTAGTCACGGTATCAAGCGACGGACGGCCTAAAGACTGGACCGAAGGCGTGGCGCTTGCGCGAAAGGTGTTAAGGCGAAAGGTACCTAACCCGATCGGCGGCGAGTCTGAAGCTAAGGCCGCCTAAGGTTTAGACGATCGTCTAAAAGTTATGCGCCGTTTTTGTCACGGCGCTAACGATATCAACGGGTTAAGCGTGGCACAGGCCTTGCTTGATCATAACTGAAAGGGAAAACATATGACTAACTTGATGATGACCGAAACCGTCCGAAACCTTGAGACCGTGTTAACCGTGACCTATGTCATCGTGACCATATCCATGGGGGTCATGGTCGCGGGTATCGTGGCGAGTTTCAGAAAAGAATAGTTGACTAAACGCATAGGCCTTGAGATCATAAAACTAAGCCGGGGATGATCCCGGCGCATGAAAGGGAAAACATATGACTAACTTAATCCTGAACACTAACCCGATCGAAGCGGTCAACCCCGCGTCTCACCTTAACCCCGAAACGTACGGTTTCACGTCGACGCGTGAGATTCTAGACGCTTTCGCGGCGCATGGATGGACGCCGGTTTCGAAGCAAGTTGCACGCGTCCGAAACTCGGACCGCCAAGGGTTTCAAAAACACCTTATCCGACTTGAAAACCCCGCGTTTCAAGGTATCGAAGGCCTTTCGAGCGGTAACGCTTCCCGGCCTCAACTTGTAGTCCTAAACTCACATGACGGGTCGTCTAGCCTACAGATTTTTTGGGGGTTAGTCCGCATCGCGTGCCTTAACGGTATCATTGCGGGGTCGTCGCTTTCGAGTTTCCGCTTGATTCACTCTAAGCGAGTCACGGACCGCTTGCCCGAAGCGATAGAACACCTAGTCGGAAACTTCCCGGCCTTTATCAGTCAAGTTCAAAGCTTGCAAGGCCTCAAGTTTTCCGACGCGGCCTTGACCGAACTAGTCCGGACCGTGTACGATGCACGCTTGCAAGGCGTCGGGAAGGTGTTAGCGGTCGACTATTCCTTGCCTAACCTTGCACGCGCCGAAGATAACGCGACGGACGCCTTCACGGTTTTTAACCGTGTTCAGGAAGTTCTAATCCGTGGCGGTATCCGGTACCGCGCCGAAAGGAATAGGCTTGACGATAACGGGCAAGTTATCGAGACGCGCATCGTCGACGCTAAGACTCGAAAACTTTCGAGCGTCACGCAACAAGTCAATCTAAACCGTGTCGTGTATGACACGGCCTTGAAGCTTGCGGCCTAACTGAAAACCGGCGGCGTCGGGGTCAAAAAACCCCGGCGCTTGCCGTTTTAATACTTGACTAGTTTTATAGGCCTTGATATCCTGAAAGCGAAAGGGAAAACATATGCAAAAAATTATAGGTTTCGAAAACGCGAAAACTTCTAAGGGTACCGCGCACGGGTACCTAACCGGTATCGTCTACCTTGCGCCGTATAACCTAAGCGGCGTCAACTTGTGCCCGAAGGCGTCTAAGGGATGCGCGGCGGCGTGCCTTTACACGGCGGGTCGTGGCGCTTTCAAGTCGATTCAAGCGGCGCGTATGGCAAAAACTCAATGGTTTTTGAATGACCGCGCCGGTTTCGTCGATCAACTTAAGCGTGAGATTAAGGCCGCGCAAAAACGCGCCGCGAAACTAGGCCTTAAGCTTGCGATAAGACTCAACGGGACGTCGGATATCGTATGGGAAAGGATAACGGACGTTATCCAAAGTTTTCCGGACGTGCAATTCTATGACTATACAAAAATCGCAAAGCGTTTCCTTTGGGACCGTCCCGCTAACTATGACTTGACGTTTTCCCTTTCAGAGGATAACGAAACGGACGCCGCTTTCGTGCTAGCGCGTGGCGGTCGGGTCGCGGCGGTTTTCCGTGACCGAAACTTTCCCGCGTCGTTCTTAGGCGTGCCCGTGGTATCAGGCGATGACCATGACTTGCGTTTCCTAGACGCGTCCGGGGTCGTTGTCGGACTATACGCGAAAGGCAAGGCGCGAAAGGATGCGTCGGGTTTCGTACGGGATACCGAAACCGCGAAAGGATGCGACGGCCTCAAGGCCGCCGCTTAAGGGGGTCAAGTCATGACCGCGTCAAAGCTTGATCAACTTAACCAACTAAGGCAAGCAATACATAACTTGCGCATGCGGTTTCCGATCGGTATCAAGTCGATCACCGACGCGCACGACGCTAAGCTTGACCGCTTGCAAAAACTGCTAGAACTTCAGACGAAAGGGGTTAACCATGAAAGCAAAAAACAAAAACGAAACGCTAACACTTGAAACGCTGAAACGCTTAGTTTCAGACTTTCCCGGCCTATCGGACGGGGAAACCGAAGTCAACGGCGCGGACCTAGTCGACGCCTTGACCGAAGCGGTCGAAAACTTGAAACGGAAAGGGGTTAAGTTATGACGGTCAATCGGGTTTATATCGTGCGACGCGGTCCCGTGCATCGTCGCCTTAGGGTTAAGATTGACGGGAAAACGTACACTTGCGGTCAATCGGTACGATGCGCAAGCGGCGCGGCGTTTTATATCCACGCGATACATGCAAGCGGACTAGTCGAATTCAGGACGTCGCATGGGTTAGGGTTTTCGATCGAAACGAAAGGGGTTAGTCATGGTCAAAGTTCTATCGGTTAAGCGACGCGACGCGTCGACGGTTATGGTCAAGGTTTCGGTACCCTTCGAAGCGTGAAAACACGCGGCGAAAACCGGAAACCTAGGTTTTCTCTATGGGGTCGATATCTCAAACTTGATCTATAGGACGCACGGGGTCGCGGCGTATAACCCGACCGTGGACGATACCGCGAAACCGTCAAGCGGGGTCAAGGTCATTGACCTATACTATCAGGACGCCGCATGGGTCGAAAGGCCGCTAGCGGACGTTATCCGGGTTGACTTCAAAGCACGGCGGCGCATAACCGAAGGCGAGACCGCGCAAGCGCTCGAAACCTTGCCGAAGGGTACCGGGAAAGGGTTAGCATGAGACCGCGCAAGCTTCGAAAGCTTAAGGCCTTGCATGCCGCTTTCATGCAAGCGATTATCGACCGCGCCGATACCGAAGCGGCGGACTATTGGAAGCGTGAAAACTTCAGGTTTCAGCATGGGGTTAACCCCCCGACGTCCGAAGCGGTTAAGCGGTCGGCGGCAAGGCTAGACGCCACGCGGGACGCCTTGCGCCGCGCATGGGGTCATGACCGAAGGCCTCAAGGGAAAGGATGACTCATGGGATACAAGAACTATGCCAGTCAAGAATCGTGCCAAGACGGGGACCGTGTCACGGAAGACGCACGTCAAGCCGGACATGGGTCCGATCCGACACGTGTCACCGATGACACAGGTCAACTTGGACGCGTGTCCGACGAGACACAGGACGCCTTTGCAATGCTCGTGCCAGCCCGAGATTTTAAGCTTGGCACGCGATATGCAGGGACTCCCGTCGGAGAGTTTCAGCGCGACGCGGACGGTCGCTATTGGTGGCGACGGGTAGACGGCTCTATCATGGAAGTTTTCCCCCATCCTTCGGCATTGTTCATGCCTTTGAAAGCGGGGGGATCGGTAGCGGACCCGTATCATGGAGAACTAGACACGCGGGGAGACGCCTAGCGTAGAGAATTCAGCACGCGGGGAGAATCACCCTATAGAGAACTCTGTAGGTGGGTAAGATCGGACACCCCACCCCCTATAGAGAACTTAACAAGCGGGGAGAATCGAGGTTTCACATGTTTAAGAGTTTCCCATACCCTAACGCCACGCCTTCAAAGGTTCGCATGGTATACGACGCCGCACGACTCCTAGGCTATCCCGCGCCTTCCTACCTGAAAGCTCAGGAAGCGGCGCACAAGTTCACAGCTGAGGAACTCGAAAGGCTAGTCCGCATCGGTTCACGTCGAAAACTTGCGAGAACACGCTTGACCGTGGTCAAGTAGTTTGATAAGGTGAGTCTATCCCCGAGACGTTCCCCCTAACGTCTCTCCCCCCGACCCCTGAGAGGTTCCCCCCCCCCCCTTTCGCCTCTCGGGGGTTTTTTTTGTCCTTAGACTTACTGTCAAACATCTTTACAGCTGCTGAAAAGTTCGACGACATACCGACGACACGGCCTAAGGATTTCAAATACTTACAGCTGGCACGGTCGATGCATTAACTATCTGTAACGGCGACGACATACCGACGCCGCAAACGAAAGGACCGAACATGGGAAACAAGATCAAAGGTTACGAGTGGGAAGGCATGAGTCTTGCAATGTACGCCGAGGGTAACACCTTCCGCGTGGTGTCGATCTGCGACGGTTTTCGTAGCGACAAGATTTTTATTGACTACTCGGAAGCCTCAAGTTACTTTGATGGTGTACTCACGGGGAACTAATCCTAACGAAAGGGAAAGAATATGAGACTAGCACAGCACGCAAACAAGCTCGAAACTAACGTCCAGGTTGAAAGTCAAAACTTCGGAATCGGTGACGCATCGGTCGTCATCGAGATCTTGAGAAACCGACTCTATCAGCATAAGATTCGCACGCTCGTTCAAGAGTATATCTGTAACGCGAGGGATGCCCATAGAGAAGTTGACTCGCGGGAAAAATTGATCGTGACGGTACCTAACCGCTTGAATCCTATCTTTAAGGTTCGAGACTTCGGTCCTGGTATCTCTCCCGACCGCATGCGCGACGTGTTCATCATGTACGGCGCTAGCACTAAGCGCGGGACTAACAAGCAGACCGGCGGTTTCGGCATCGGTGCAAAGTCAGCATGGAGCTACACCGACTCTTTCACGATCGTGTCGATCACCGAAGGCAAGCGTCGCACCTACGTGGCGCATACCGGAGTGAACAACAACGGACGCCTTGACCTCATCGAGACCGTCGACACGGACGAGCCTAACGGCACCGAGATTCAGGTTTCCGTCAAGCCTAGCGACCTCGAAGAGTTTAAGAACTCAGTGCTCCGAGCTATCCACTTCTGGCCTCAAAAACCTACGCTCAAGGGTTTGGTGGACGCTCCTACTGACTCAGGCTTACAGCAAGGTCTGAGCCTTGAACTCGGAAAGCACTTCGAACTCGTGACCGGACTCCCATGGTACGTATCAGGTTCGAACTCATACAGCCGTGACCTAATCGCGGTCATCGATGGAGTACCTTACGCTATCAATAGAGAACTTCGCGAGCGGGTAGCTTCGCTTGATGAACTCGCTACCTTGTGCCGTCAGCACATGATCTTTCACGTAGGTAACGGACTCATCGAAGTTTCGGCGTCCCGTGAATCTATCGCGGACTCAAAGCAGACGATCGAAGCGCTTGACAAGCTTGCCTCTGCAGCTATCAAGGAAGTGAAAGCCTACGTCAAGGCCGAGTTTGACAAGGTGAGATCGGTTCACGATTTCATGGGTACGTATTCCCGACTAGAAAAGTACGTTACGCTTGACGCGAGCCTCGCTGAGTTTCAAGGCTACAAGATCGAACGCGGAGCCATGAGTAACGCTACGCTTGAGCCTCACTACTTGAAGGAGACCGTATCGCCTCAGTATCGCAGTAACTCGGTGGCCGACGGCGTGCGTCGTAACGACAAGACCTCGAAACCCTTCGCGCTTGCAGACTACGGAAACATCTACTACGTCGACGTGGTGGAGTCTCGGGTCATCGAGAATCGTCGCCTACGCACTATCCTGGCAACGGCTCGAAACGGTTTCGTACTGATCAAGAAGCACGACAAGAGCGACCCTAAGCTTTGGAATCAGCTGATCACGGACCTCAACGCTATCCCGCTTTCAAGTGTTCAGATGACGAAAGCCGCTCCGGTTCAGCGAGTCGCTAAGGCCGTAACCGAGATCACGGTTCACATCCCACGGTCTAACAATCGCGAGACGGCGACCATCAACATAACTTCCAGCATGCACGACTACGTGTACGTGGAAACGCAAGCCGGTGAGTTTTTGGGATACCGACGCGAAGACCTCACAGATCTTGCCCGGTATCTCGATCAGCACCACGGCGTCAAGCTCGTAGGCTTGGCACCTTTGACGATCAAGAAGGTCCAAGGTCTGAGCAACTTCCAGTCTCTCGAAAGTTTCTGGAAGGCGTACAAGCCTGAGACTAAGGACCTACGCATCGCGAAGCGTACACTTTCGAAGAGCTTCGAGATCATGTCGGCTCTTAGTAAAGGTCCGAAGACGCGCTGTAAGTTCTTCTCAAAGATGCAGCTGGAGTATGCAGACATCGCAAGCTTTGCGAACGAGAGTACTCCTAAGATCATGATCAAGGTTCTTGAGAAGCTCGACGAGGTTAAAGACTTCGTAGAGAACGACTCCAAGCTCCAAGGTCAGATCGAAACTAAGTACAAGCTGCTCAAGATGTTTGACGCTTATAACCGATTCCGTGGAGATTCTGCAGAGTGGGTTGAATATATTAACGCTAAGTCCTAAATAGAGAACGAAAGAAGAGGGTAAAATCATGAACTACATCATCCTAAACGACTCGATGGTACTGAACTACGGCGGTAAGACGATCTCGATCGCTAACACTGACGAACGATACACGAAGGTCATCGACCTGATTCGAGACAACAAGCTGGAAGAGATCCCAGCGGTCATCGAAGCGCAAGCCTTAGCCTTCAGCGGCGAAGGTGTGGAGCTGCGAGACGGAGTCATCGTGGTTGACGGCGTGGCTATCCCGCACGAGCTTTCCGATCGAGTGTTGAAGTTCCGTGAACAGAAGCTTCCCTTCGAACCACTTTTGAACTTCTGGCGTAACCTGAGGAAGAATCCTTCCTTTAACTCTCGTCAGATGCTCTACAAGTTTCTGGAGCATAACGGTCATCCGATCACTCCGGACGGCTGCTTCATCGCGTACCGTGGCATCCGAGACGACCTGAAGGACATGCACACCGGTACCTTTAACAACGCGCCTGGACAAGTGTGTGAGATTGCTCGCGATCAGGTTGATGACAATCCGAATAACACTTGCTCGCACGGTCTTCACGTGGCATGCTTCGACTACGCCAAGGGTTTTGGTCAGAAGCTCGTAGAGGTTAAAGTTAACCCTTCGGACGTGGTCGCGGTACCCACCGACTACAACGGCACCAAGATGCGGGTTTGCAAGTTCGAAGTTCTAAACCTGATCGATAAGCCAAGAGCCGAAGAGCTTGCATCCGACGTGGAAGGTTCGGACTACATGACCGAGGACGAGGTTGACGAGCAGGAAGCTAACGACTGGGACAGCGAAGATGATTACCACAGCTGTGACTGTGAATTCTGCACGGAATAAGAAAGGAAGAATGTTATGAACGCTTTAAAAGTAAGAAGTTGCAAGCACTGCGGAGAGTCTAAACACATGCGAAAGCTTGTGGACGCTGAGTATGGAATCTTCAGTGAGCGATACTGGACCTGTTTCCAGTGTCATCCTGAGCTTGACTCGTCGGCTATCAACAACAGCGGTCAGAGTGGTGGACTCAAGGCGATGCGAAGCGAAGACGACGGTATGGGCGACGTATACTGCGACAGCTTTGATAAAGATCTTGACGAGGAAGCTCAAGAAAAGTATGCTGATGAGGATACGGAGCTTGAACTCGAAGACGATACCGTAGAGAACTTTCAAGGTGGGGAGAATCATGGGTAGAAGCGGAGACCTGAAGGCGGTGAACGACGACTTGATTCGTCAGCTGCTAGAAGATCCGCTCTACGAGGTGAGACCCGACGGTACAATCCTGACGCTGAAAACGGTTACTGGAAAGGTAAGTGCAAACAGTGTGTGGAGAAAAGCTGGCAGGTACGAGTCTAACGGTTACGTCCAGATATCGTATGCAGGTAAGCGGTTACTAGCACACAGAATCGTATATCAGAAGTTTAAAGGAGGACTCAAGTGCGATTTAGTAGTTGACCACGGTAACGGAATAAGAGATGATAATAGGCCTGAGAACCTAAGTTTGGTTACAGCAAAGTCAAATCACTTCTACGTGAAGAGGAGAAAAAGCAATGAAAGTTCGTAGTTTGTATCTTATGGTGATGATCGCGGCCCTCGTGGGTTGTGGTCCTGATCGAGAAGTCGTTCAGGTTTACAAGGGAGATCCTGGTCAGAACGGGACGTCGTGTTCCGTAGGACCCGCCCTCGACGAAGAAACCTTCTCGGTGATTGGAGCAAAGATCTCGTGTACCGACGGTTCATCGTCGCTAGTACTGAACGGCGCTCAAGGCCCACAAGGCGTTCAAGGCCCTCAAGGTCAGCAGGGTATCCAAGGCCCGGTCGGTCAGACCGGCGCAGCTGGAGCGAGCTGTCAAGCGTATCGATCCATCCTCTTCTCAGGAGTATGGCTTGCATGTCCTAACCAGTTTCCGGTCTTGATCAAAGACGGCGAAGATGGAGAAGACGGCGAAGATTGTAAGGTGAAACAGTTGTCTAACGGCGCACGCATCACATGCGGAAGTTCAGTGGCCTACGTTTACAACGGACAAAACGGTCAGAACGGGACTTCATGCTCTATCAGCAACGCGACCGGAGGAGCGCAGATCACTTGCGGAAGCACGAGTCAGATGATCTACGACGGTCAGAACGGAGCTGTCGGACCAGTTGGCCCCCCCGGACCTCAAGGACAGCCTGGACAGAACGCACTTGCTAACGCTATCGGAATCAAAGGCTACATCTATCCATGCGGTCAAGAGTTTGCAAACGATGAGATCTTCTTGCGACTCACGGACGGAAAGATTTTGGCTCTCTACGATGGTGGACCTCACGAGGATCGATTGGCACTTCTCGCACCGGGTAACTACATCACGACGGACCGTAACAAGAACCAGGCTTGTCAGCTCACGGTTGACTCTAACCTTAACGTGACGTCTAACCCACCGACTACTGGTCTCGGGTTGAACAACTAAGGAGTATGAACATGAAGTACCTAATCATTGCGATGCTTGTGAGTTTTGGAGCCCACGCAGCTGAGCCTGTGTGTAGCGAGGAGAACAGCCAAGAGGTGGCTACTGAGACGAAGGAGATCACTACCGACGTTCCAAGCCATCTTAAGGGAGCTACGATCATCGTTCGTACTGCGGACGGTCGTGAATCCTCGGTCCCAGCTGAGAAGTTCAAGGTCGTTCCTCGTAAGCAGCAGTTCATCGTGACTAAGACTGAGAAGGCTAAGGTCCTAAGCTGTACTACGAACGAGCCTAAGAAGAACCGAGTGGCCGTACTAGGCGGGCACGGTGCTCAAGGTGGTTTGAAGTCTAGTCAGTCGGGGTCGACCGTTGAAGTTGAGTCCAAGACCGGGGCTGTAGGCGGATTACAGTACCAGCGAATGCTGAACGACACGTTGTCGATTGGTGTTCAAGGTCAGACTAACAAGACAGGATCACTGCTCATCGGCATCGACTTCTAACAAAGTTCCTTGGTGGACCAAACGTCAGGCTGGCGTGACAGGCGGGGAGAGACCCGCACCTAATAGAGAACTTTACAAGAGGGGAGAATCGAATGAGACTCTTTTTACTAGCTTCTGTACTGCTAATGACAACGGGTTGTGGTGACATCAAAGTTACGCAGCCGAAAGACTTCGTAGTGAAGCATCAGGTAGATCTTGAGAACTTGGAAGTCTACTTCCGAAAGCTCTGCGAAGAGGAGTTGTCTCAAGACGGAACGTACGAACCCACTGCGCTTGAAGTAGATACCTGTGTTGACGTTAAGATCGCAGAGTTCTTAGACGCGATCACTTAGACTGATTGACGAAGGTCTTCAGCTCGTTGACGAACTGTAGGCCTTCCTTTTCAAGACGATCCAAAACTCTAACACCTTTGGTCTTAGAGTCTAGAAACTTCTCTACGTCCCTAAGCGCCAAACCTTCTGACGCTAGGAAGTGGACAAGCTGTGTGAGGGCTATCTCGAAGTCACTCAGCTCCCTGTTCATCCTGTGGCGCTTCTTCTTGCTGAATAGGCTCGTAAGGTTTTACAGGAGCTTCGACGTCTACGAAGAACTTAACGTACTGCTGAGGAACTAAGACCCCGTAGTGTAGTTCTCTAGATCCGGAAGCGAAGACTAGACCAGCGATATGACCTTCTGAGTCAAAAACCGCAGAGCCTGAGTTACCTGGTAGTACCAGAGCGGAGGTGTGTTGAGAGTCGTACTTCTTGGTTACAGGAAAGCCGAAAAGACACTGAAATCCGTGCTCTTCAAACTCTTCTTTGGTGCATGGACGAACGTCAACTACGATCTCAACTTCCATTCGATCACCAAAGGTGCCCCTAGAAACCGTGTGAGGGTAGAGTCTAGGATGTCCAGAGATGATAGCAGCATCTCCGAACTCGGGTGCCTTCTTGGAAACTTCAGTGCGGATCTTCAGGTTTTCTTTGATCTTAACCAAGCAGAGATCATGCTGCTCAGACTTCTTAAGTGCGATGACTTTATGCTTACCCTTGCGAGAGACGACTACGCCACCCTTCTCAGCAACCTCACAGACGTGTCGGTTGGTCAGGATCTCAGAGCCAGTCTCGTCGGAGTTGAGGATAACTCCGCTACCTCCACCGTTCTCCTTCAGGTTCATGATCTTGACGGAAGTCTCCGCAAGCTCCTGAGTCGTGGTAGGTTCGATAAGCTTGGTGCTCACTGCTTGGTGATAGGTCCCAAGACCCAGCGCAAGCACGATAGCGACCATGGAAGCACGAACGGCCCTACGACCGGGTTTCAGTTTGGAGGCCAACTTTTTTAAACTCATTACTAGTTCACACTTTCAGTCATGGGATTAACTTCAGTGTGAGCTTGACTGAGCGCCATACTCACCTGCGTGACGTTCTGAAGATGAGCTGCGGATAGCTGCATCAGAGTTTTACGCAGTTCAGGGTCCATCGCTTTAGAACCCCTGATCTCTTGGAACTCCACTCCCATGACCTGAATGACGTCCGACAAGATCTTCAAAGCCAGGAGATACTCCCGCCTTTTGACGATCATAACATCTTTGATTTGCTGTTTTTTCTTACGACCCATCTTAGGATTCTGACACAATCCGATCGATAAGTCCAAGTTTGAGGGTTTCTTCAGAGGTAAGGTAGCAGTCCCGTTCGCAAAGCTTCTCGAAAGTTCGAGCTTTAGTGGTACCTTTTGAGAACTCTTCGTACATCATGCACATCTGTTTCTCTAATGTTTCCGTATGCTTAAGCTGAATCTTAAGGTCAGACAGCGTGCCCTTAATCCAGTCGGAGATCTCATGGATCATGAGCCAGGAATGCCTACCCATCAAGCGTTCGTCACCCGCCGCAAGGATGAAGGTGGCTGCAGACATGATCTTACCCCACCCCCGAGTGATGATATGGCAGGGAGAGGACCTGATACGATCGACGATGCCCATCATGTCGTAGACCGAACCGCCGTAGGAGCTGATCTCTATTCGGATCTGAGCCTCTGGATTCTTGTCCATCTCGTCGAGAGCCTTCATGACAAGCTCAAGGGAGCACTCGTCGACGTCGTCGTTAAGGTAGATTACTCGTTCTCTGAAGTTGACGTTGCGCTCGAAGATGTTGTCATAGTGATCGGTGTTTCTTTCACGAGCCACATCGTCTCCTTTCAAGTATTAAAAGTTAGGCCGATCTCCCACGGTAGGAGTTATCGCGCTCGGCTATCACACACGATAGAAGCTACCCTCGAGCCTCTAAACAGAGAGCAGTATCGGATCACTGACTAAGATCGCCTGGTCTACGTACCAAGTCCGCCGAGCAACCTCGATTTACGTGATGCCGCTAAGTCACGGATACCCGTCGGTATCAAGCTTGAGAAGTAGATTCTGGGGAAGCTTCAGCTTGCTTCGCAGCCTCTTCTGCTTCCTTAGCCTTAGCAGCGGCTTCCGCAGCAGCTTTAGCTTGGAGTTCTGCCTTGAGTCGGTTGTGCTGTTTGATCAGCTCGCCAACTACAGAAGTCTTGTAAGGAGTACGAACTTCGTGGATGTGAAGATAAAACTTAGCTTTGCGGCTCTTAAGATGCTCAGGGTAGTTCTCAGGGAATTGAACCGTGACCTCGATCTCTTCACCAGCCTTACGACCGATGAGAGCGTCTTCAAAGCCAGCGATCATCTTGCCCGTTCCGAGTCCGTTCAGGATGAACAGCTCGCTGTTACCACCGTCGAACAGGGCTGGAACTCCAGGAGCAAGCTCTTCCATGGAGCCGTCTTCCTTGAGCAGCACACCAGCGTAGTCCATCAGGACGTTGTCGCCAGCTTTGGAAGCTTCAGTGGTAGCTACGGAAGCTTCCCACTCTTGGATCTGACCAAGATTCTGAGTGACTTCTTGTTGAAGTCGAGAATGACCTTGAAGCAAGCTCATGATCATCTGACCTTGACGTTGAAGGATCGACTCGTGCTTCTGAGCGATCGTGGCGTTCTCTTGCATCACCTGCCCTTTGGTGGGCTGGGGAGCTTGTCGAAAACCTTTGCGGAACTGACTGACGTTATCGTTGGACATGTATAGTTCTCCTTTTAGAGTTACAGTTTAGCTGATGAAGGTTAGATCGTCAAGAGGGATCTTCATCATCCCCCCTCTTCGTGAGTGAACCGCAGACACCATACCGTGTACGTCGGTCTTATCAGGGTCCGGCACGTAGACTTCGTCATCGATGACGGCGTACTTACGAGCCTCGCCACGGATGTTCTCTGTGATCTGAATCTTGGCCTTCTTAGGCTCAGCAATCTTTTGAGGTTTGGGAGCTTCCGGGATGGAGGTAGGCTGTGAGGCTTGAGGAGTAGGAGCTTCAGACTTAGGCAAGGTAGAGCGCTTCATGGCAGCTGCAGCTACAAGCTTTAGGGTCTGAACTTCATCTGAACTAAAGGTTTCAGGGGTCGAACTATAAGAGTTTTCGCCCATAGCCAGCTTCTGGGCTATGTCACACAAGCGTTGTGTCACTTCTTGTGTCACATCTTCTGGGAGCTTGGCGGTCTTTGGAAAGTTGATCTGAACACTCTGGTAAGCTTTCTTCAAAGCCACCTCGCGCTCTAGCTGCTTGATCTTAGATTCTAAATCGCTCACGAGACCTCCGATTAAGTGTACGGGCAGGGCGCTACTCCTACTCCAGTCGTTAACTGGGGGCATTAACGCCTGACTTACGCCCGACGTTGCACCGCGTGTCTCCAGTAGCTTAGGTCGCCCATCATGAACCGATTGCATGACATTCACGACTACGGTCCCATTCAGCACCAAGGCAATCTCGGATGCGCCACTACAGCTTTCCACGCCGCCGTACATTATGAGGTTAGCAATTTAGATGATTAAGGTCAAGCTTTTTTCTTAGGCTTGTGGACGTGCAGCTGACAGCGGCATCGCGGGTGAGTCGGTCCTACCGTAGGCAACCAGTCTCGCTTCTTCTTTCCGAAGTTAGAGCCGTTTGCTTGGAGTTCCGATAACTTATAGAGCTTGGGCGTACCGTCAGCGTTGGTGTAGAACCTTCTGCACCATTGACATAGACGAGCATCGCTGATAACAGTCTTGTAGACGAGTTGGTCCTTGGGAGCTTCCCCGGTGAACAAGCTGTCTGAGGTGGCGTTGTCTAGGATGGCGTCGTTTACGACGTGCGTTAGCGTGGTGGTGAACCCTCGTTCGAACTGACTGGCTACGGAAGCCATGATGATAGGAATATAGTTTAGAAGTTCTTGCTTCTCGGCTTGGAGACGTTCTTGAACTTGTTCGGGAGACGTCACACGGTTAACGGCGACGACCTGTCGGTGCTTGCGGTTGGCGTCTACCAGCTTCTGTCTGAGCTGCTTCTTAAGCTCTTCTCTGCTGGTCTCTATGACGTCCGTGAAGGCCGCCTTAGCGGTGTCGAGAGTGCCTTGCTGAGCATCGTTCAGGATAGGAAGTGTTCGAAGTCTGGCTTGGTCTAGTAAGCTTGAGATGGAAGAGTTCTTAGGGTACCCGTTGTCTGGTCGGTTCCTGAGAAGCACGTAAAGGAGTTCTATGACAGCTCTCTGGCCCAGTATGAGACCTAGTTGTTCTACCTTGATCTTGTCCTCGTCAGACATCAAAGCGTCACCGACGAGCGCAAACAAGAGCCCTAAGTAGGCCTTGTCTACGATCTCGTCGATGTTCTTGTAGAGCCGTCTATCAGCGAGCATGGCGTTCGATCTCCTGCCTTATCTCGCTCTCGATCTGTTCAAGCGTAGCGGCGTGCATCTTTAGAAGGTCGTCGTGAAGCTTGTTCAACCATTCGTCGGAGTACTTCTCTCCGTCCGTACAGTCGTGCTTAGCTTTGAGCGCCTTCTCTAGAAACTCGTCAGCATCTTCCGGATGCTCGTGCGGTAAGAGTTCAATCTTGACCTTCACGACTTAATCTTCCTTGATGAAGTATTCGATAGCTACCGCTTGCGATTTCTTTGTTTCTTCTTTGGAGCTTGCTTCGGCAGCTTTACTGTCGGCTTCAAGCTCTTTTGACACTTCGTCAACCGCTGTACTAATCGCTTGATCGAGAGAGTCAACGTCTTCACCAAGTGAGCCGTCAACATCTTGACCTTCTGAATTATCTTGTCCATCTGGACCCCCTTCTGGTCCACCGTCCATCATCTGCTGCTCAGCTTGTTCCTGAGCTTGCTTCTGCGCCAAGTACTGAGTGTACGTAGCGTTTAGCACGATGTCCCCGTTATCGATAGGCGGATACCCCATCTCGATCCGCACTTCGTTCAGCGTCTTATACGTCTGAACTTCTTCCTTCAAGCGATCGAGTTCTTGTTTTCTCGATTCCGCCTGAAACCCTACGAACTTAAACTTGTACTTAGCCGCATACTCTTTGTTCCAGTAGCGGATGATATGATTGTTGAGCAGGTTCTCGATCATGTCGAGAAGAGGTCTGAGACCTTTGTCGCGAGACTGCTTTAGTCGCTGCTCGTTGTTAGCTTCTTGGAGCGTACTGGTGCCCGTCTTAGAGATGTCAAAGTTGATCTCCGCCGGATCGATCTGAAACACCGCGCAGCAGATCTTGATGAGGTAGTTCATCCACTGCTCAAACTCCATCTCCTTATTGGTCTGAGCAAGCGAGACCCACTTAACCTCTTCAGCCATACCGATGATCGGTGGGCGGAAAGCGTTACGAGAGTTTACGACCTGGTTGAACCACTGACGCTTGAAGGCCTCGAGCTGAGAACGGCTGATGTTGTCGCCCTTGATGTGAAGGATACCTTTGGTACCGATACCTTGCGTGAAGAAGTTTCTGTTGTGAGCTTCCGCGTAGAGGTGTGCGGTGATGATGTTGATCAGGAACTCAAGCTCACCCGGCGCGTAACCGTTATCCTCAGGATCAATAGTCGGAGTTGCGGGTTCGAAGATCAGTTCGTCTTCGGTGAAAGCAGCAACGACCTTTCCTCGAAGGATCTGGACGTATCTGAAAGGCTTCTTAGCGTCGAAACGCTTCTTGGTACGACGACGCTCCGCATCGTTTCGCATGATCTCATCGTTCTGCTTTTGATTACGCTGAGAAACGTAACGGATGGTGCCGGAAGATATCGGATAGTAGTGGTGAAGCTTCTCGCCGTCGCGAGTAGGCACAAGCTCCACGCCCATGTAGTTGTAGGTCAAACGATCTTCTACGATGGCGGTAACGAACTTGTCGAAGTCCCATCGGCGTTCTGTGGTGTCAGTCTCGTCAGGAGCCATACCGCAGTGAGAGATGAACTCGCAGATCTCCATGATCTCTTTTCTCTGAGCTTCTTTGAGCTTCGAGAGCTTCTGGTCCATCTCGTACTTGAGGTCAGCGTAGGTCTTCTCGTCCAGGTTAGGGTCCGCGAGCTTAAGCTTATCTTCAGGAGATAGGTCAGCTGGCTCCACGGCTTCGATGACCCAACCCTCAGAGTAGCGGTCTTTCTGAGGTTTAGTAAAGGTTTTTACTTGAGCAAGACGCGTGTTGATGATAGATCTTATGATGGAATCCTTACGGGCCATGCTCTTGAGCACGTTAGGTCCGATCAACCCGGCCTTCTCCTTCCAACCGTACTGCTCGTCGTCAGGGTACGACAGGTCCACGAAACCTTTACGTTCCGCACCCTCTGCCGTGGTGGTCTTAGCCTTCGTGATGTAGGTGTCCAGCGCCGCGTTAGTCGCGTCTAGAACTTTTTGGAATATGCTCATAGAACCTCACTCATATAATACCAGGGAAGTAGGGATATGTCCAGCTCAGAAAGTGAACCAGAAATCTCCATCCTCGTCTTCCTTCTCTTTTTGTTCCTGCTCTTTACGACCGTCGTAAAACTGCGTTAAACCTTGGATGTCCGCGATGTCTTGGGCTGTGGGAGTCCCGATGTAGTTACCTAACGCGTCCTTGTTGCTTGCTGACCCGTCGTCCTCATCGTCACGGCTGTACCCGATGTAGACCGGAGATGTCTTATCAAATTGGTAAACTACTCCTGCTATGACGATAGCGTAGTCGTCATGACTGTTCGCCGCAGCTGCGATCTGAACCTTGTTTGATATGGCGCTTCGCCTCTCCCGAAGATCCTTAAGATGCTGAACGGCGATAGGGTTATGCACCATGAGGAAGCTCTTCGTGTTGAGCGCTACCTGCAGCGAGTACATCATCTTGATCTTGGAGGAGTTGTGAAGCGTGTACTCCTTGAGCACGATACCTTCTTTGGCGAACAGAGGTTTGAGCGCTCCGAAGGCGTATTGATCGGCGAGACAGAACGGCACCTGATACTTCTTAAGGATGTGGCAGATCTCGGGAACGACCTCTGCGGGGTCAAGCTCTGCTCCGTCGCTTCCTCTCCAGTGTACTAGGACGTCGCAGTACACCTTCTCGAGCTTGTCCTTGGAGTTAGGGTCCATGACGTACTCTTTGTGCCCCACCGCGAGAGTCCAGTAGTCGTTTCGAGTAGCGTAGTCGATCATGGCTACGTAGCGGTAACCTTTCTGGTAGTCCAGCTCTTCGGTTCCTCGGATGATTCCAAGCTCGATGAGGTTCGGGTCCAAGTAGGAAGCTTCAGAAGCCGTGTACTCAGCTCCGTACTCTCGGTTGAAGTAGTTCATCCCCTTCTTCTTCTGCTTCTCAAGGTAGCTTACGGCAAGCTTAGGGTTAGCGTACCAGGAGGGAACTTGTAGGTGTAATACGTCTTTGTCGGTGCGGCCTAGGTAGTCGTTGAACTGAAGCCCGGCTTGTCCGTTCGGAGACGAGATCTTAAGCACGAGCGCCATACCCTCGATCTGTTGAAACTGCGAGAGGGCCGGGGCTAGAGCTTCGTAGATACCTTTGTCGGTGTTCTTCGTGTCGTTACCCTCAACTCCGAAGAAGCAGTTCTCGTCCAGGATCGCGAAAGGTACGGCCATACCTCGGATCTTTGAGACGTCAGCAGCCATGACCTTGATCACGACCTTGTTGTTGAGCTTGATCTGTCCACCCTTGATGGAGCCTGGGTTCTTGAGGTCTTCCTCAGAGTACTCGGCCTGGATGTTGTCGATCTTACCGTCGAGGAACTTATCGAATATCCAAGGAGATTTCAGGCAGAAGTTCTTGATCGCAGCGAACACCTCACCGGCCTGTTCTTTCGTGGCCGAGATGATCGGAATGGTTGCGTGAGGAGAAGTACCAAGGTAGGGTATATAGTCAAACTGGGTGGCGTAATACAAGGCGAGCCCCGCTCCGATGGTCGTAGACTTACCCGAGCGTCGACCAAAGCACAGCGAGGCGTCGGAGTAGTGCTGCATCGCGTAGCTCTCCTTGCCGGAGAAGTGCAGGAACATCTCGATCTCGTTCTTGAAAACGTAGGTCTCCCCATCTTCCGCAGTGTACGCGAACGGAGATTCCTGATAGACGTGAGACTTCGGGATAGGTGCGAAAGCGTCCAGCGGCTCACAGCGGATGGCCTTCAGCGTAACCTTCTGAACAGGAGAAAGGTTCGTGACGTCTAGGATGGTCTCGAAGAAGTCGATGATGGGAAGTTGGTGAAGCTTGGTGCTCACTTAGTCTCCGAGTTCTTCGCGTGCTGCGCAGCGATGAGTGCCATGGCTTCCTGGACGGTGATGTGCTTGCCAGCCTTCTTCATCTCGAGCGCTAGTCGAACAGCATCGTCCATGTCGACCTTCTGGATATGAACCACTTCCTTACGCTCAACGCCGTCGGTCTTGATCGACTGATCGGTCTTTACGAGCTTCTCAAGCATCGCGGTGTACTTGTTCAGCGAGTCGGCCATGGCCATAGCGGTCAGGTCAGGAGCCTTCTCAGAACCGATGTCCCGCATCAACTTGGCTAGGTTCATGCCTTGGATCTTGAGCAGGAGTTTCAGGTTTCCTTCAGCTACGGCCTTAGTGGTGGAGTCTTCGCGAAGTAGGTGTCTGATGGAGTCGCGGTACTTGCTCATGAGGTCTAGCTCACGATCACGCTCCTCCTTCCAGCCCTTCTCTCTGGCCCAACGGTACAACGTAGCTTCGACCATCCCGTACTCTCTTGCGAGCTGTGGGATGCCTTTTCCTCGTATGTACTCTTCTCTCACGGCCTCTAGGTTAGGCGGGCTATCTTCCCTCTCCTGCTCGGCTTGCGAGGGTTGTGTGTTTTCTTCGGACATCTGGCAACCTCTTGATAACTTTCAAGTGGGTATGCAGCTTCTCTTTGTAGACCGTTCTCAGGCTTGGAGTAAAGCTGTGGAACCGTGTATACCATACCCGACCGTTCCTGGCATCTATCATAGCATACTTCTGCTTAAGATCTGATAGGTACCTAGCAGTTTCTTCGATCGCGTACCGTTTGTCGGTTAGTAGACGACCTAAGTCAAGTTTTAGGTGACGAATAGTCTTATGGTTGAACTGCGAGATCCCGTAGTCGTGAGACTCCCAGTTGACCGCCTTGTAGTTGAAGTTAGACTCCTGCTTCACTATCGCGATGATGACCCACCACTCGACGTTGTGCTGCTTAGCGGCGCTCTCTACGTGGTAGGCGAGCTTGTCAGCGTAGGCCTGATCAAGACTTGGGGTCAGCTTTAGGATCGCTTGCTTGATCTCCTGGTTCACCTTCGGCTTTGTCTGCTTCGCCTGACCGACCTGGGTCGGCGTCCAAAGAAACATCAAGGTCGCGAGCATTGCTAGGTATCTCATGTGATTTCTCCACACCTTTCTTGTATCGTCTCAACTCCACCGTGATCTCGTAGCCAGACAGGTATTCCCGAAGGAATTCGGTTACCCGAGTGACCAGTTTGTCGCGGTTAGAGAAGAGCAGAGTTAAAGTCGGGAAGTATAGCACCACCAGTACCCTCCGAGCGTCTGGATTGCGAGGTAGGAAGTACTCTACATACCTGACCTTCGGAAAGGCTACGTACAGGTTTGCCACGATCGCGTTGTGCGCGAAGGAGGTGACTACGCCGTACTTGCGTAGCCATGCATCACCTGCGGCGATGACAGCTTCGAGTTCGGTTGGACCTGGTTTAGACTTTCCGTCGTTCATCACCTACTAAGGTAGCAGGTTTTACCTTACCGGTCAAGAAAGAATGTACTTAATGATATCAGGTACTTAGAGTGGTCGGTTGACGTCCGGGGGTTCCTCTCCTACCCGGTCCTCATGCTTACGCGAACACCATCCGCTTCTTTACGCGGACACGCCAACCTAGGTCGGCACCTTCGGAGGCGCGACCTTACTTGAGTATATCACTTGTCTACGTGTTCAAGCCATGCAGTACCCAACGCGATAGCATCCACTTCGTCCGCGTCGGTGTCGTTCTCCCATACGTTGAAGGTCTTCTTGAAGCGCACGTTTACCCAACGCTGCGCAAGTACTTTCCAGTCGATCAGAGGGGACTTCTCAGAGGCTTTCTTTCGTCGATTCTTGAGGCGCAAGTTGGCGTTCACCTCTTTGTCAGTATCAGACAGCTTGAGACCAAGCATACCTCTCCAACCTTTGCGACCGTTAGAGTCGATGTACTGCCAGGTCTTAACGAGATCAGGACGAACCATCATCACGTAGTCTAGTACGAAGAAGTGTAGAGCGTCAAGACCTTTCTGCGAAATCCTTCCGATGCCACGGTTAACTTCTTCGCATACGATGATCTCGGGAGCAAGCTCAACGACGAGGTCTCTTACCTGAGAAGCGACCGACTTCATCTTAGCAAGTACGGCCTCAGGGTATTTAAGCTTGTGAACTCCGGGCACCTTAGGTTTGATAACACCATGCTTGATGGGCTTCTTAGTCTTTCGGTCGAACACCGCGAAGCCTGTAGACGACGTGCTAAGGTCTAAGGCCAGCATCGTGGTCATACCTGCTTCTCCAGCACCGTCTTGTAGTGATCAAACAGCTTCTTAGCGCAGTTCTGTAGGTCTTTGAGTTCTTCTTGGATCTTCTTACGAGCTTCCTCGTTTCGAACGCGAACGAGCTGACCCTCGATCCTCTGAAGATCTAGGTGTATCTCGCTCAGCACTTTGAGGTTAAGCTTTAGGTTCATCTTTCTTCTCGAACAAGTCCTCAGGTTCTACCCACTTAGATAAGGTTACCTTCAGCTCCACGATACCACACTCAGACCAGCAAGTTCGCTTGGCTTTTAGCTTCTCAACGCTGGAATACAAAGGCATCCTACCTTCTAGGTCAGGAGCCTCTCCCATCTCGTGCCGCCAGTCTACTCCGCACGAGTACATCAACTTCGTCACGCGCTTTATCTTTCGCCTTGCGGCGGTTCGCTTTCTTCGTGGTCTTTCGCTCTTTGGTGCAGAGGAAGCAACCGTCTCCTTTGATCTTTTTCGACTTCTTGTAGCCATAAGGTTTCATACCTTCTTCACTTTCTTGGTCCACCCTGAACGAACGGCGTCTTCTAGACCGTGTTGGTCGATCTTTCGCTCAAGCTCATGCCGATCATGATGATCGTTGTAGCGCTTCTTGAGCTGTTGATCCAACCCTTTCTTAACCTGGACACCTCGGTAGGCGTCTCTGGTCTCCATCGTGGTAGACGTCATGGTTGTTGGAAGTTGAGGTTCAAGCCATCCTCCGCACTGACACATGATAGAATCCCGCTTAGACATAAGCTTCTTTTCTTCTCTTCCACAGTCTTCACACTGAAGCTTAAATATAGGCATTACTCCTCCGTCTTACCAGGCTCGTACTTCTTCATCTTGGTCCTGCGGTTACACCCATCACATACCCTTTGGTAGTGTGGGCCGTCTAACCTGTCCCAGACCTTAAGCCTGAGCGTTCCTTGGTTACAGCTCCAGCACTTCCACTTCTCTATGGAGATCTGCTTCTCGCGCTTACGAGCTTCCTGCTCCATCTCGATCTCGTCGATGCGGTCAAGAGCTTCTTTGAAGGACTGGAACCGGTCAAGGTCCAACCTAGCTATCTGTTTTCTGAGCTTCCCTAGCTCGCGCTTGAGCTTCGAGTTCTCATGCTTCAACCGTTGCAGCTGATCGTTCTCAGAATCAGCGTAGCTTCGCCTACGAGACATCTAGGTCTCCTTCTTAAAGTATCTTATCAGGTTGCAGGTTTTGTGTCTAGCGGATATGGTTCTTCTTGAAGTCTTCCAGAGCAGCTTTGTCTGCGGGAAGCATCCCAGAAGCCACGGTATAAACCGTGGAGATCGCCATCACGTGCGAGATGTGGTTCTTCTTGACCTCGATCTTAGTCTCAAGGCCTATGACCAGATCTTTACCCTTGACGGTAGCGCTGAGGTCGCGTACCCTACGAAGCCGAATGTTCAAGGCGCAGCTGTAAGGGGCACCGTCCCCTCCGTAAGGAGTCTCCACGCTCGGAGCTGGAGGCATGGGCATAGACTGGTATGACTGGTTGAGAAGCAAGATCCCGCATCGCTGACGAACCTTTGAGAGGAGGTGGTTGATTCGTTTCGTCAAGTTCTTGATAGCCTTTGCTGGCTTACCCATCGACTTGTCCCAGTCGGTGTGGTCGTACTCCATCTCGGACTCAGACATAGTATTACCCAGAGAGTCCATGAAGATGAAGCAGTCTTGGTTCGTCATGTCCATGACCTCGTCCTTCTCCTCGCCTTCGATCACGATCTGACCTACAGAGAGGTCTCGAAGGATCTTCTCCATGAAACCGTACGCTTGCTCGATAGAGTCGGCGTGGAACACGAGGATAGCTTCTGGGTCCGCGCCCATGAACTTAGGGAGCCTGGTGAAGTCGAACTTGTGCTCGGTCAAGATCAGGATGGGAAGGATACCCTGCTTCTGAGCCTGAGAGATGGCCTCCATCAGCATCGTCGTCTTTCCGGTGTTAGGCTTACCGTAGACGTGCGTGATGTTACCGAACGGGAGTCCTGGAAGCTGAATGGCTTCCGAGAACGCCGTAGGCATCTTGAGCCACTTCGACACCGTGACCTTGGCGATCGTTGCGGTGTCGGGTGTGTACGCGACGCTGTCGTTGTACTGAGCGTTCATGTACTTCTTGAACTTAGAGGCGACGGACTTGAGCTTCTGCATCCCTTCGTCTTCTGTAGGCTTAGGGGCTTCTGCGTCGACCAGTTTGATGTCTTTCTTACTCATGTCAGTTCCTTCCTCAAGTTTGCGCTCAGATCTTTAAGCATCTCGTGTCTCTGAGCAAAAGCTTTCACGATGCCTTCAAATTCTACCTCGAGTTCCTTTGCGTCGGCAAGCTCGGTCTTAAGCTTCTGGATGGTCTCGTCCTTACAGACCATGGCCTGAACTTCAGCAACCTTGCGACCCTTACCGTCGCTCGAGAGTTCCATGACGAGCTGACTCTCTCGGTAGTCGAGCTGCTGCTCTACGGCTGCAACTTTTCGTTTGATCTTGGCAAGCTCACGAGTGTACTTTCGAAAGTACAATGGTTGGTCCATGATCTCTTCGTTCAGGTAGTTCTGGTCTATAGACAGCTCCTGATCGATGCCTTCTTTGATCACCTCACGACGCTTGATGCGCGGAGGTTCTGCAGGTTTGTCGAAACCGCCAGCTGTCTTCTGCTTACTGTTAAAGATTCTCGACATCGTACACCTTCCAGTTCTTAACCTTATCCTTAGGAATGTAGTGACTCTCCGGGTTGAAGTCGATCACGAAGGGCTTCTTCGGATTAGTGATGTTCAACCAGATCACCTTAACCTTCCAGGCTTGCTTCTCTTCGATCCAGTAAGATTTGAGCACCTGCATTGCAACGTCAGTGTTGCATACATGCTTGTATACACCTTTCATCGCGCCATCTCCTGGTAGAGTTGTATAAGATCTTTCTGACCGTTCAGTTGATTACCAAGCTCCGAAAGCCAAGTGCTGAAGGTGAACATGAAGATAGCAGCAACGATCGCTATAGCTAGCGAGTAGCCTAGGATGAACGCGTTTCTTAATGCGGCGGTAAGCTTATCGCGCAAGCTGACCTGCCCCCCACACAGCTAAGCTGGTGGCAACAACTCCGATTCCGAAGTACAACCACTGGTTCGTAGACTTTAGACGCTCCATGCTGTTGACTCGATCTTCAAGCTTGAACGCGGTGTTCATCCACTTGTCAGCACGCTCTTCCTGAACCTTGATTCCTAGGTCTTTAAGCTCGATGGTCTTCTCAAGCTTAGCAACCTGCTCCTCACGATCCTTAAGATCTTCCTGGATCTTTCCGACCTTCTTGTGACAGTCGGGGGTGTAAAGGTAACCACCCTCAACCTTGGTGATACCTTTACTAAAGTCGCAGTCAGCTGCTGCCTGAAGCGGGGCTAGAGCTATGCTCAGGGCCAGAGCTACGGCGAGAAGTAGCTTACTCATCTTTAGGAACTCCGGTCTCACAGTCGAACTCCTTCATCTCACCGTTATGGTAAGACTTACGAACTTCTTTCTTAGGAGCTTCCATCGGGATGGTGATCATACCGTTAGAGGCCATGATTAAGTAGTTGTTCTTGTTCTCGTCAAGGATCATCAGCTGAACGAGCATGCCGTTACCTGCGTTGACCACGAAGCACTTACCCTTTAGGTCTACGGTCGCCTTCCGGTACTCCGTCACTCCAAGTCCGATACCGATCGCCAGTACTAGTGTCAGTGCGGCCAGTGTGATCTTCTTCATGTTTCTCTCCATCCTTAACATCCCCTTGGGTTGTGGCCGGGTGAACCAGGGGAGCGGTCCATCGGTCGTTGTATTCTTTCCTTCTCATGACTTCTTGTGCCAGTCCTCGTCGACGTCTTCTTCTTTCCTGTCGGCGATGCGCTTACCAGCGGCGTCAGCTTCAGCCTTCGTGATTGCAGCTTGCTTATCAAGCTCGTCGGCCTGAGCCTTAAGCTTGTCGTCTTCCTTTCGAGCCTCATCAGCAGTCTTCCTAGCAGAGCTTGCGAGCAGCGAGAAGAGTACGTCCTTGAATATCCAAAGAGCGATCAGGGGGATCAGAAGGAAGAACAAGATCTTGTTGTTGTTCCAGAGGTTCTTAATCTTCTCGTCCATGTTCATCTCCTTTGATGATCCACCAGGTTATTCCGAGGGCCAAAAGTAATAGTAGGCCT